GTTTGAGCGCAATTTTTCGAACTGAAATTTCCTTATAAGAAAAAAATATAGAAATTAAGCGCGTTTTGAGGTCCAAAAAAGAGCCCAAAAATCGACCCTAAATTTGAGCTCCAAAATCGACCCTAAATTTGAGCTCCAAAATGACTCTATTTTCCGACCCATCCAAACAGCGCGCAAACGCACTTTTTGGGTAGCAGATTTTGAACTCTATTTTAGGTCAAAATTTGGAGGTATGAAAATGGGGTTGAGATACCATACTCATCACACAGGTGGATCACATAGCTGATCCACCGGGTCAACAAGATCAAAAGAGTGTCGTAAGGTTGGAGATGGCTTCATAGCCGTGACGACTTTTAGTTGGCTTTCATAATCGCGCCAGGACGCGCGATCTTTCATCGACCTATACCAATGATCCATTTTGATATTTGATCGCAGTAGGGTGCGATTATGTGGCTTATACGCTATGTTAATGTCATTACAGACGTTCCAGTTATCAGAAATCGGATCGATGAAACTGCCATCGGCTATAAAGTCATCTTCAAAACCCAAAAAATTTCACCTCAGTACAAAAAAATTTTAGGGGTCATTTTCTGGATCCCAAAAAGTGCGTTTGCGCGCGGTTTGGGATCATCAAAAATCGATGGGGGGTTTCTACCATCAAAAATCAGTCACTTTTTGACCCCCAAAAAAGCACCTTAATTTCTATATTTTTTTCTTATAAGGAAATTTCATCTCAGCAAAACAGTCTCCAAACGCACTGGGACTAATGGTTTGCGCACGGTTTTGCTCATCAGAGCAAAAAAAGCGCAATTTTCAGGCCATTTTTAAGCTCCAAAAACAGCCATTTTTAGGCGCATTTTTGAGCGCATTTTTGAGCTCTCCGACCAGTCCACCTTGCCCCCTAAAAATCTTCCCAAAAAAAGCGCGTCTACGCGCGGTCAGCCCAAAAATTTTTTAACTCGATGTAACTTTTTGCTTATTATTTACTGATATATAAATCGAGGGCAGGATAAACCTGACCCACAAATCGATTATTCTTTAGTAGGATGCAAATCCTACCAACACATATACCTCTATGATAACCCAAGAAGAAAAAAATAGAAATCATTGGATAGGCTCGGCAAATTGCCTATGGGCTCGCTTCTTCGAAGATTTCTGTAACGGCAGATACGACGACGCACCCTGGATGATCCCTGTTGGGGACCTCGAGGACCGTATCTGTATGGTTTGGTTAGGAGACCGTAATAATTACGAGCATGCCTTTGTCAACCCCAAATATAGCATCCAGGACATTTACAAGGCCACGATGCACCAATTTGTATGGATCAAGTATGTCCTACGAGACCCTAAGGTACAGACGATGGAACAGGTATGGAACGTACTGGAACACCACAACGTAAGTGACATCGACCAATACGATGAGGAGACATGGACCTATGTTCATGAGGCTATTTTGGAGGAATCCTTCCAGCGTTGTGAGATGAAGGACATTTCCGATCTGCCTCCCATCAACTTCACCCTGGACAAGGGGGTATACCGAGGGAATTGCGGAGCTCGCCTCCCAAAAACCATCATCCCCCAGCAGATGGAGTATTACAATATCGGGATGATCAAAATCAAAGGGGAGCTCTACCAAGAGGTAAAGATCAAGGGTCGTAGGGCTATCCGCAAGTGTGAGGGATTCACCATCGAAGAGTTCCTCGATCTCTCCACCATCACCAAGGAGGACTACGAGTTTGCCAAGACCGTGGACAAGCTCCAGATCATTCTCAACGAAGGTCCGAAGGAGATTACCGATGAGGTGGATATTGAAAGCATTATCAAGGATTATCAGTCCCGTAATAATGACTATGCTCCTCTGTTGGCTCCGGAGATTATAGAAAAAATCAGGGAGACCTTCCCTTCCCATATACCTATATCCAGTAGGGAATTGTGTATGGAGTGGTTCCGGGAGATGGCTCTGGAGAGCTGGGGCTATTGCTCCGAGGCTCCTAATGACCCAGGTCCGCCTATTCCACCGAGGGCAGGTCCTTAGGGGTAAAAATTACACCGGGAATTGTTATATATCTACAGTTTTAATAACATTTCCTATGGATTACATCAAAATACTACCCCGTTGTGAGACCTATCTGTTGGTGAATTATGAGGGAGACTATTTCCGTCTTCTGACGGAACTCTCTGCCAATCTTAACTGGATCCGTACCTTCTTCCACCGAGCAGCTACTTGCTATTCGTAGGGTAAGACCTATCGTGATGCATTCGGGGATGAAGAATGGGAAACTGCTATGGAGACCTTGTCTGATGTGGCCATTAAGGTCCTGGGATATTCCTATACGGTGAATGCATCTGACACCTACCAAAAGGAGGATGTACCCGTCTATGATGACCCCGAGATATGGAACTTATTTGAGCCCACCAAGGAGGACATGGACCGGTTCCTTTGCTACCTCAACCAACTCATCTACTCGTTCAACGATTACCCCTTGCTCGCTATGAGTATTACCTCTCCCCTGATGGATACTGGTGCACAGCATTGGGGGGAATTTGGAAACCGAGATAGAGGCCGAATTGGACCAGGAGGAATTTTACCAAAAGATAGAAAGCATTTAAGTAATGGATAAATCCAAACTATATACTCTCGGTCTGAATGTGCGAGACGAGCTCCTGAAGAAAAATGGTCATTTCACCGTGAGGGAGTTTAAGAGGTCGATGAACCTTTGCCTTTATAAGGCTATGGACCCGACAGTTAGGCAAAGGTATATGGTAAGTTTCCTTCTCAATGCCTGTGCTGTGTTCTCCTTTGGGTCTCCTGACGAGTTACCAGAGGTGGACGGAGACTTCCCCTCATTCGAGGACGGAGTCTTCGAAATCAAGAAGGTGATGTATGCCAAAGGAGAGCAAAACTTCGAGGTAGGTAAGGTCATTGCCATACTGAGTAGGCTCGATAAGCAGTACGGATGGCGATTATATGAGAGTGCTAAACAAAATGGATATACTAAATAAAGTACAACTCCTCGAATTGGACCGACTAGTCACGGCCACCGACTACCACGACGTCTACCGCAAGTATGCGGGTATTGGCGATGACTATTTGGCCGGAACCTTCGAGGAATGGAGGGAAAAGGCCCTGGGAGACCCTGTGGAGTACCTACTGGAATTTACCAGTGTGGTGACCGGCTCCGTGGAGTACAGCTGGATGCTTTTCCTACTCCGTTGTGAAGAGCTATATACACAGCTCTGTTATGAGCAGTCGGGTCCGGATATGGTGAACACGTCCCACTTACCGCTCCCTATCTCCACCGAGCACCCACTCGAGCTTATCCGATCTACCCTGTACCGGGAAGATATTCCTACGTCCGAAAGGATCAGTCACGTGTACCTGTTAGCGAAGCAATGGTGTCATAACCAGCACCTCCCTATCGACCAGTACCGGACTCTCCACGAGGATTATATAAGGGTCCTGGGGAAAAGGCAACTTACCTGGTCCCCGACCGCCAAGGGCATTAGCCCCCCACAAAAACAAAAACTATTATGCGAAAATGGCTTATCGCAGTGCTCTTCTGGGTCTGCGCTATCCCTGCCGTGGCTTCGCGCTCGGCTGAACAAATTGAAAAAGAGATTAAAGAGTATTTACACCAGCATGCTCCCAAGTCCCAATTGAGTGCGGAGAGGGTCACCTATTATGCTATCAAACATGATATCGACCCTATCCTCATCCTCGCCCAGGGACATATTGAGAGTCATTTCGGGACGAAAGGGTCAGCCAAGAGGACCTATTCTGTTTGGAATGTCGGAGCCTATGAGACCCGCAGTACGGCCCAGATAAGCCGTTCCGTGGGATACAAGAATGTAAATGAGAGTATTGAACCTTACTGCCTGCTCCTGAAGAAAAATTATCTGAAGGGGAAGACGGTGAAGCAGCTGATGAATAATTTCGTCAACAAGTCGGGTAAGAGGTACGCCTCCAGCCCCAACTACGAGAAGCAGTTACAGGCTAAATACGCTTATATCAAAAAGAAGACCAAGTTGTACAATTTATGGTATCGTACCTAATAACAGATACCCATTTCGGATACCGACAAGCCTCTCCTTCGTTCTTCGAGAGTCAGATGAAGTTTATGAAGACCTTCCTGAAGATGCTGAAGAAGAGACCTGGCCGGGTCTTCCACTTAGGAGATGTATTCCACTCGAGGGAGTTTGTCCCGGTGAAGATTGGGGAAGAGGTAAGGAAACTTTTCAACGAGATTGAAAAAGTGGCCACGGAGTTCTATATTATATCAGGCAACCACGACATCTACTCCCCGGTAAGTGATGACTATACGAGTATTGAGATGGTCTTGGACCAACCGGTCATCGTGAGAGAGGTAGTGGAGTTAGACGATTGTATCCTCGTTCCGTGGTCTAAGACCGGAGAGATTGAAAGTCTTTATAGCAAGGGCAAACCTATCCTCACCCATACCGACCTCATCGCGATGGATATGCCCAAGGTTCCGGTCATCAGTGGACACCTCCACCAACGGTTCTTTGAGGGGAACAAAATCAACCTCGGGAGCTGCTTTGCCTTCAATTTTGGGGACTCCCCAGATAAGTACATCTATACTACAGAAGACTTTAAGACCTTCACAAGCATTGAGAATACGGATAGTATTAGATTCCTCAGGGTGACCCCCGAGACCCTGGATCAGGTCCGTCCCGAGGATGAGCTGGAACTCTACATTCGCCGGAGTGACCTTACCAAGTCGGTGGAGGATTACATCAAATCCCTCCCCAACAAGGTTCGCATTATTTATGTGCAGGAGCAGGTAACATTCAGTAGCTGTCACTGTGATATATATAGTATAATCGACGGGTGTATTCCCGACCATTTAAGAACTATTTATGACGAAACAAAAGAAATTACCAAGAGTAGTCTTCACCGGTAGTCACGGAACCGGTAAGACGACTATGTTGGACCGCTTCCGAGAAGACTATCCAGTCATCACCGAGGTCGTTAGAGAGCTCATCAAGAAGGGGGTGGATACGAAGAACGCCGGGTTAGATACCCAGATGATCATTTGGAACGAGTATAAGTCTCGTTTTGAGGATCAGGAGGAGTATATCAGTGACCGAGCGTTTCTGGATGTCCTGGCCTATACCTATTTCCTCTACGACAAGGATCCGGAGAAGTACAAGGATATCATCAAACAGATGCGTATGGAGCTCCGTGCGTGGATGGTAGACTACAAACCACTTATCGTGTACTTCCCCATTGAGTTTGATATTATCGACGACGGGGTTCGCCCTATCGACCCGGAGTATCAGAGAGTTATTGACGGATATATCCAAGATCTTCTCAATGATCCCTATACCTGCCCCTACGGTTACTACACCATCCGTGGCACGGAAGATCAGAGGGAAGCGACTTTACGTCGTATTCTTGATATATAACGTTATATAAATGAAAAAGATCACAGATTTTACAGAATCCGTACCATCTATTATGGCCAATGTGTCCGAGAGCAGCTTTACCGCTAAGCTCAAGGAACTCGGTAAGGTGGTAAAGGAAAAGTTTGCCAAGGCCGTTCAAATGGTCTTTGGTTGGGTGGCCAAGATAGGTAAGGGTTCCTATTGGTGTCCTGTGGACTCCGAAGGTCATATCCAACCCGCTATCAACCCTATCACCGCTGGGGAAGCTTACCGCTCCGGGGAGATTGACAAGAGCACTACCTTTGTCCAGTTGGGTAAAGCGGAGAGCTCAGCCATCGGCTTCAAGACCTCCCGCAAGGACGCCTATAGCCTCTACGGTAAGGGTAACACCCTCGACTATCTTCGCCGAATGGTCAAGGAGGGACAAGAACCATCGGCGCTACCACAAGTATTAGAAGAACTCGGTTGGGTAACCGCAGAAGAATTAAACGAAGTGAAACTGCAGAACGAAGACCCCTTAGCTAAGTACAACGTCTTAGACACCCCCGCTCTGGAAGCGCGAATCAATATCGCTCTCAAGCAGAATGGTAAGGTGGCCCCCCTGCTCATCTACGGAGCTCCGGGTATCGGTAAGACGGCTATCCTCGAGACCGTACTCAACACGCTCCCTGATGGTAAGGACTGGAACCTCATCATCAAGACCCTGAGTAACGAGACTCCGGAAAACTTCACCCTTCCCAAGTACGTGGAAGTCAGTGGGGAGACGAAGGCCGATGATATTCCCAAGACGTGGATGCCCGTTTACAAGCCTACAGGTGATGCCGTCAAGGACAATGAGTTAGACGCTGCCTGTGGTAAGGGTCTCCTCTTCATCGACGAGCTCAGCCGTGCTTCTGCTCAGGTCCTTAACGTGGTCCTTCCTCTGGTGAACGAGCGTCGTTTCAACGGGTACAAACTCGGTTCTGGATGGGTCATCATCTGCGCTTCTAACCGCGCCGAAGATGAACTCTCCGGTCAGTCTAATATCGGTAACGCTCTCTCTAACCGCTTCTCCGTAGTCTACTACGAACCAACGGCCAAGAGCTGGGCCAAGTGGGCCAAGACCCAGGGCTATATCTCCCCAGTCCTCACCCAGTGGCTGGAGATGGCTGAGACCGAACAGCTCGGCGGTGGTAAGTTCTTCTATTGGGATCCAAACGAAAAGGGGGATATGGACCAGGAAACGAAGCTCATGTGTACTCCCCGTGCTTGGACCAATGCTATGCGCGAGCTGGCTTGTTATGCTCAGACCGGTACTCTGGAAGGCTTCACTATCTTTGACCTCCCCCGCGAGATCATTGCAATGACCCTTAACATGTACGTCCCTGCGGATGCCGTGGATAGCTTCCTTGCGTTCCTCGACATGATCCGAAAGATCGGTAACTTCGATGCTATTGTCGATGCTGTTTGGAGAAACAGTGGTAAGGGTATCAACATCCCCAAGAAGGATCTCGCCCTCGTCAGCCTCCCCCTCGCCCAGCTTATCGTAGCTAACCACGCTAAGGCCCTTCCTACGGAAGAAGAGTACGCGAGTCTCACCGACTGGCTCATCTCTACCGGTTCTGACCAGCTCACGAGCTATGTCTTTGATATCATGCTGGAGATGTATGCCGGTAAGGTCAAGGAAGACAAGCGTAAGTTCCTGTTCATTGCACGCGGTCTCTATGAGAAGTCTCCGGCTAACCGTCAGACGGAGATTGAGTCTACCTTCAAGCCCATGCTTCAGGCCTGGGGTATCACGATGAAGGAACTCCCTGACTACTCCAAGAGCCAGCAGAAGCTCGGGGCTAAGTTCAAGGATATCTTCGCTGCCGCTGCCGTGGATGGAAAGGACGGGCTATAAACCAACTTTTCACACAAAAAACTTAAAGGGAGGACTAAAAATCCTCCCTTTTTTAGTGATATATATTATAGAGAGGGTCACGACCCTCCCTATAATCTATAGCCCCTGTGGGGATATATAGCTGCTTCCCCGCAAGGGGCGTCATCGCAGATATATACTTACTTTATAAAAACTTCAACTATGTATCAAACCATCAGTCCTTATGATGCTGCTACGGGGTCATTCCCCCTATTCTTCGACGAGTACCAGATAGTCCTGGACGGAGGGGTTATCCGAAGTCACTGTGTGCTCTTCACCATCGAGCCAAAACTCCTCATCCACGACTTCTATACCAAGGAGCACCTGCAGAGATGGATGGAGGACAACGGGGTAGACCAGAACCGACTCCTACGACACAAATTTTTCGGAAGATAATAATACCACATATATGATAAAAACAGGCTTAGAGCATCTCGGAGACTATGTATTCTACAAGAACTACTCCCAACGTAAGGAAGACGGAAGTTTGGAAACGTGGGAGGAGAGTGTAGACCGTATCTACGACATGCACAAACTCTTCCTCCAATACAAGGGTTACTATGATGAGCCCTTAGGGGAACTGCTGGAGGAAGCGAGGAAATTGGAGAAGGCTAAATTCTTCCTCAGCAGTCAGCGAGCTCGTCAGTTCGCCAGTCGCAATTTCTCCTCCGGTATCCTCAAGCATCATGCCAAGATCTATAACTGCTCCTCTACCCTCATCGACCGCGAGAGGGTCTTTGCTGAGGTTATGTACCTCCTTCTCTGTGGCTGCGGGGTCGGTTATAGCCTCCACAAGGAACATATCCAGAAGCTTCCCGCGGTGGCCCAGCTCATCGACACGGACCAGATCTACAGCGTCCAAGACAGTATCGAGGGATGGTCTTATGCTATCGACGTCCTCATGCACTGTGCTTTCAATGGAGGGAAGATTCCCACCTTCGACTACGGTCAGATCCGTCCCGCGGGTTCTACCATCGACGGTAAGTTCACTGCTCCAGGACCCGAACCACTCATCACGGCTATGACAAATATCCGCCAGGTCCTCAACAGCTGCCAGGGTCGTCAGATGAAGAGTACGGAGCTCCATACTATCCTCTGTCATATTGCCTCTGCCGTCATCTCTGGTGGCGTGCGTCGATCGGCTATGATCGCTCTCTTTGACAAGGACGACGAGGGAATGAAACAGATCAAGACTGGGAACTGGTACGAAGAACACCGCGAGCTGGCGATGGCTAATAACTCCATCCTCACCGTCTACGGAGAACCCCTTTCCTATGGCGAGTACAAGGAGATTTTGGAGTTCACCAAGCAGTACGGTGAGCCGGGGTTCATCAAGGTAGACAGTTATAACCACACCCTCAACCCCTGTGCGGAGATTGTTATGAACCCCGTCTGTGAGGACGGTACCGGTTTTGCTTTCTGTAATCTGGTCGAGATCAACTGTCAGAAGGTCGATAGCCCCGAGCTCTTCCTCAAGCTCTGCCGCGTGGCCTCGTTCGTCGCCACGATCCAGTCCCTGTATACCGACTTTAAGTTCCTCCACGAGAACACGAAGATGATTGCTGAGCGCGACCGAGCTATCGGGGTCAGCCTCACCGGTATTATGGCCTCCGACCTGATGACTGGTAAGCTCCTTACGCGAGGGGCAGAGACGGTGGTCCAGGAGAATGTAAAGACCGCTCGTATGCTCAATATCAACCCTTGTAAGCGCTGTACGACCGTCAAGCCTTCGGGATCGGCCACGACCATCCTCAACCTCTACTGCCCCGGTATCCACCCAGCCCACGATAGGACCTACCTGAGACGCGTTCGCACCACGGCTCTCTCTCCGGAATGGAAAGCCCTGGTGGGTACTCCGATGGCCAAATATGAGAATGGGGAATATATCATCAGTTTCCCTTGTGTAGTTACCGGTAAGGTTATTACGAAGCCGGAGATTACCGCCGTAGAGCACCTCAAGACTATCGGGATGGTGAAGCACTTCTGGGTCAACAAGGGGGTCAATCCTAATATCGACCATACCTCTATCCCCAATAACGTCAGCTGTACCGTCGAGGTCTCCGAAGACGAATGGGATGAAGTGGCCGCGGTGATGTACGTCAACAGTCACCTCTATACCGGAGTGAGCTTCCTCCCTAAGTACCCTGGGACGTATCCCAACCTACCCTTTACCAGTATCACCGAGGAGACTATCCGGGAATATAACGATATTGTGGCGTATCTGGAAGAGAGTGACATTGATTTCCACGCTATTATGTCGGGAAGAAAGGAGAAGTCCGCCGGAGAACTCGGAGCGGTAGCTTGTAATGGTGGAGCCTGCGAGATTATTTAAGAAAAAACTTATGGAAAGTATCAGTGACGAACTTAAACTTATATACAACCAGCAACTTGCCGATTGGATCCGATACCACTACAAAGGCAATCTGAAAAAGATCTGGGTGGAGAAATACGGGATCAAAGGTGCAGGAGATGTAGACCTGTTCGTGGATGAGATTCCCACCGATCTGGGTGGTATATATAGATGGGAGCGAGGTACTCTCACTATCAGTACAAAGAATAAGTCCCTGGAAGGGCTCTTCACCGAAGATTCCTATGTCGAACGACTATCTATCATCGACTGTGAAAATCTCGAGACCCTGGAAGGTCTACCCACCCATATAGACCACCTCGAGCTTAATAACCTCCCTTCACTCAAGACCCTCCAACATCACAGTAAGGTAAAGGAAGTGAATGTTTATGACCTCTTGAGCAAAAAGTTCGATGAGGAAGAGGTGAAGAAAGCTTTCAAAAAGTAATCATTAAAACTCATGAAAATAGCAGTAAAACCTGCTATCATCATCGGGCGGTTCCAGCCCCTTACCAAAGGTCATCTGAAGCTCATTTTGGAGGCCAAGAGGAAGGGACTGGAGCCAGTCCTTTGTATGATTGGTACGAATAAGACCGACGAGCGTAAGCCCTGGGACAGTCGTCTCCTCCTCGACCTGTATACCGAACCGATAAAGAAACTCGGTTTCCGTATCGTCCTGGTCAAATCCGCGGATATTGTGGAGATTGGTAAGGTCATCCCAAACATCCGTGCGTGGTTCTGTGGAACGGACCGATACAAAGACTACGCGAGGATGGTGGATAAGTACGGGAAAGAGGCGGGGTTAGACCCAGATTTTGAACTGGTGGAGATCCCCCGGTCGGATGAAGATATTAGCGCCACCAAATGTCGCCAGGCTATTGTGGATGGGGACTTCAAGACCTTCTCCAATCTCTATATTTACCCGGATAGGAAGGTGTTTGAATTACTAAAAACTAACTATGTAACAAAATAAACCAATTATTATATATAAAACAACTATATAGTTAAATGAATAAATGTTTTGTCTACGAGACGCTGGGTAAGGTCAGTGATCTCAAAACTGGTCGCAGAGACGGGCTCATGACCCTCTCCGGGACCTTTGGCGTATGCGGGGTACGCAATAACAACCACCGCGTCTATGAAAAGAAGAACTATGAGTCGTGTGTGAAGATCCTCCAGGAGCGTATCAAGGAGAATGGTGGTATCCCCGGGGAACTGGAACACCCCGACACGATGAACATTACCCTGGAGAATATCTCCCACAAGATCATCGACATCAACATCGATGAGAAGGGGGTCGTCTCCGGTACTATTCAGCTTCTCAACACCCCCAAGGGCGAGCTCGCCCAGAAGATCGTCGAAGGTGGTCTCCCCCTCTTCGTCTCTTCCCGCGCCCAGGGTCGTATTGACAAGAACGGTAACGTGACCCTGGAGAACCTCTCCACCTATGACCTCGTCGGTACTCCCGGCTTCAGCCAGGCTCGTATGCACCTCAACGAGAACCAGTCGGCCGAGGAGTTTGATAATTTCTGTATCATTATGGAAAGTTCTAACGAACCCAGCTCCTCCGGAGAAAGCTCTGAAGAGCCTGTGCAGGAAAACGTTCCCGAACAGGGAGCTGACTACGGTGCTAATGACCCCCAGATGACCGCAGAGAATACCATCACGGAACTCCAGAAGAAGGTCGCTGGGCTGGAGGCTCTGGTAGCAGCTAACGAAGGGGCTCTGAAGGCCCTCCCCGAACAGGTCGAAGGATGGGTCAAGGAAGAGGTCCTCGCCGAGGTCTATGGTAAGATGAATGAAAACCGAGATACGCTCGCCACAGCGACCGAGAAGTGGATCAAGGAAGAGTACACGAAGGAACTGGATAAGTACTTCGCTGAGCACCTCCTCACCGAGGTATCTGACCGCATCAACGAGGCCAAGGAACAGACCGTTCAGATGATTGCCGAAGGTACTCAGAAGTGGATGGTGGAAGAATTTGTCCCTGTTATGGAGGGTTGGATGAAGGAAGAATACACTCCAGTGATTGAAAACTGGTGTAAGAACGACCTGGCCAATGCTTTCCAGAAGTGGGTAGTGGAAGAATACACCCCTACGGTCGAGCAGTACTTCACCGAGAAGGTCCAGCCAGCTATTGTTGAATCCGCCAAGGCCGACGCTCAGCAGCTCATCAATGAGTCCGGCAGTAGCAAGCGCAACCAGATCCTCGACGTCATCGCTATGCTGGAGAGCACGGAGATTAAAAAGCCTACCCTGGGTCGCGAGGCCAAAAAGGCTGTGGAGCCCCTCTACCTCGAAGGTATGCCAGCTAATATCCGTCCTATCTACAACCTCGCCTCTACTGAGGTCAAGGAGGCTATTGCTCGCAAGGCCCAGATCTATAACTTCTCCTCCGCCGATGCCGTCAGTCGTTTCTGGGAGTCTATTGACTTCTCTACCATCGTCCCGGTGAACAAGATCACCGAAGGGCTGGATGAGATCAAGGACAGTCGTGAGAGACTCGTCCGCGAGTCTATCCGTCGTCACCGTAATCGTTTCTAAGCCCATGCGAGGACTCAATCAATTTATCTCGGAAAGTATTTTCGACGCGGACTTTGATGCTCTGGATAACGAGCTCAACAAAGACTGGTTGGAAAAGAACAACCGAGGAAGTATCAAGAAAGTGACCTACTCCCCCAACGGTATCGAGGGGGAGGGTCACCTCATCTTTAAGAATATCACTCCAATCAACCTCCATATTGCCAAGTGGAAGGGTACGATCACTCTTATCGACTGTACTCTTAACCAGCTGGAAGGTCTTTTTGCTAAGGACTCTAAGGTAGACAAGCTCACGATCAACGGGGCCAAGGGTCTCACGACGCTGGCTAACCTCCCCGGTGAGTGCAAAGAGTTGGAACTCTTAGACTGTCCCGACCTGCGAGACCTGACCAACACTACGAAGGTAAATAAGGTCACGGTGATGGCTGTTGGTAAGAAGCGAGTCAAGCTCTCCAAGCTCCAGGCTGCTTTCCCCAAGACCAAGACTTTCTCCGGCTACCGCGAGTAAAATTTTTGGTGTAATCTCTGATATATAAATACAGGGCACGCAAAGGGAGTTCGGCTAAGGTCTAAGAACCAGTCATAGAGGGGTACAAATGGACCCTTACTCCCCGCGGTCCTAATCAACTCTGGTAGTTCAGTGGATAGAACGAGGTCCTCCTAAGACTTAGACGGCAGTTCAAATCTGCCCCGGGGTACTATCAACAATAATAAAATTAGATATCTATATATGAAAAGTTTGAAAGAAACGCTCCAAGAGGCGTTACAAGAGGCACTCCAAGGGAGCACCACCCCTGAAGGGGCAACACCACAGGAACCCACAACGGTCACCGAGAGCAAGCTCCCTGAGTCCATTGACTGGATCGCCGACAAGAACCCCGGAGAAGCTCTCCTCGCCTCTCTCGGTTTTGATGACGATATGGAGGATATCGCTGATGAGTACCGTGAGTATGAAGCGTTCACCGACCTCGACAAGGCTTGTAAGAAGTTCAAGTTCCAGCCTAACAACCTGAAGTCAGCCGAAGACCTTATCATCGTCCTCGACCGATTTGCCGGTTTTGCTGAGGCTGCTGACCTCGATATGAATGAAGGTGGATCTTCCTTCTTTGCTGCCCAGGTCCTTAACCTCCTCCACGAGCAGTATGAAAAGGTCTTTGATGAAAACACCAAGGTCATCACGAAGCTGGAGAATATGCCCGTAGACGAGTACAGCAAGATCAAGAATGCTCCCCTGCGTGTCATCGTCGCTGCCCTGGAGAAGTACTGTAGTGATATGGACAACGAGTTCGATGACTACAGCGATTATGCAGAAACCGCTCACGACATCGTGCAGGACTACCTTACTAATGGCTAGTGGATTTACTTTGTAAATACGGATTCCACCCTCGACAGGTTCGCTTGTCGGGGGTGAATTTTTATATACCTACTGGATTATTTATATATAAACCCTAATCTATGCGAAAAATAGATAATTTGGCCATCACGATCTACAAGACTCTCGGAGCTGATGGTCTGTTGCATGTCATCTTCTCTGCCATCCTTTTCAAGACCCTCTGGCTCCTTTTTGGTTGGTTATTTGCAATCATCCTCACCCTCGGGATAGGCTACGGTAAGGAGAAGTATGATGCTTTCACCGGAGGAAAGGTAGACCGGAAAGACCTCTGGTGTGATGGATTAGGGATATTGTTTGGTATTTTAATGAATTTATAGATATGAGTAAGTATGTGTATGTAGTGGAACAGTGGTCCGGTGCACTCGAAAAGGGTGGCGTGTGGAATCCCCGCGAGGGCTTTGTTCCTGAAAATCTGGAAGATATCAAGGTAGTCCAGCTCAACCCTGAGGCGGTCAAGCCTAATCAGGAGGTCTACTATAGCTGGGTCAATCAGACCGGGGTGACTTTTGTTAGGTACTCCGACGGTCGTAAGGGTCTGAAAATCACGATGGAAGATGGTACGGAAGTTTACTACCGCGTCAACCAGATGGGTAAGATCCAGAAGATGAAAAAGGTTTCTACAAAGGACGGGGATGTGTTCATCGTCGATGACTGGAAGCGTAAGCTGGACCGATTCTTCGGTATCTCGGATGAGATGTATATCCGTCTTGATAAGAAGATCGACCTTATCCACGCCGGGATGTTCGGTCTCGGTACTCTGATTGCTCTGGGAGTGGTCGGTAGCCTGGCCTGGTGGCTCCACGGGATTTTTGGGTAAATTTTAGGGGGTAGGTAAAAAACCTACCCCTTTTTGTTATATATAGACATGAGCAAGTTTATCGTCACCTATGGAGACCGGGTAGTGTTGGATTATACCAATAGTCCTGAAGGGGTTCACAAGACCTTTGGAGACCAGATATCTGCCATTCGCTATATCTTAGCTTCTGAAGGGGTATATTTCCGTCCGGAGTACTTCGAAATTGTGGTGGAAAAGATGGCACACCCTAATGGGTATGCCAGCAGCTCCGCTGATTGGTGTCGATATTCCATAGATTGGACCCTGGATGAGATATTGCAGGATGTCTACAAAAAGTTTCACCATCGGTTCGAGATGTATAAAATTTATGCGGTGGTGTCCGATATATAATCATTATGGAACAGTTCAAAACTATATCGACCTTTGATGTAAAGGGTCCTATTCGTAAGAAGGATCATCTCCGAGTGATTTCCGCGCATAACTCCTTGGTATACGCCATCGAAAAGCGAGACCGAGGGATTGAGCGTCTCCAGGATCAGATCAAGGCGCTACAGACCCAGATCGATGAGACGTTTAACATCCCCTCGGCTAGTCCCGTGGTGGAGAAGATGGTAGATGCCCTTTTCGGAGAGTACCTCAAGAAGAAGCAGGTCGAGATATTCGAAATGGAGATCCTACCGCGAATTGATGCGTGGACTGATGACCTCGGTCGAGTGGAGGTAGAGTTTGAGAAGCCCTGTTGGGAATAGATATATTTTCCATATTTTGCTGTGGGGAGGGCCCTACCCGTAGTAAAAATGTGGTGGACTCCCTTAGTTTAGTAGCAAGAATCACCCGACGGGGAGACATGGGTGCAATTCCCATAGGGAGTACACGGGCAGCATGATTACCATTAAGGGCTGCTGGTCTACACGCTGATGGTACAGTGAAGTAGATAGTTGGTGTCAAGATGACGAAGTTATAAACAGTCGTTCGGAACTCTTTAATACTTGACATGTGGGTTACCAAACAACTCCTAAATACCCACAAATCACCCTATAGCTCAGTTGGTAGAGCAGTGGGCCTTTAACCCACGGGCCGCAGGTTCGAGTCCTGCTGGGGTGACCTTGTTCATGTTGTTGTTGTTTAGTTGGCTGACCCTGAGGGATTAATTTCCTCCGGGGTTGGTTGTTAAAAAACATGAAGGTGTTCCTATATATCTATAAGTATAAACCAAGGGAATTGAAATATGTCACGGTCAAGAAAAAAAACCATATGTATTCATTGCTTGTTATCCAGAGTCAGCAAGAGCATCAATGAAGAGACTCTATAATAGAGCTTTTAGGAGAGAATCCCGACAGATGATAGGACTTTGTCTCGATCCACCCACTGCTTACAAGCAACACAAGGAAGTGTATGATATCCCTGGTGAGTGCCGAATTTATTGGGATGATGATAGAGCCAAAAGAAAGTAATACATTAACATTATGACTGCAAAACAATTATCAGAAGTATGTTTATACTATCGTGAGGAAGATCACGAGTTTACACCGGAGGAGGTGGAACTCATCGGAGCTACTCATGTGGACAATGATACTATGTACCTCGGGTACTGTGTGGACTTCTATAACCAGTTTGTAAAACCAGTGGAGCCGTACCGGGAAATCCTCAAGAAACTCGGTATCCAGATCGAGTCTACGGTAGACAGTGACTATGACATAGCATCTATCCGGTCTACCCACCCCCTTATGTTCACGGTAAAAATCATGTTTGATACCACGAGTAAGAACATTAAGGCCTTTGATCTACATGATATGTATATCCCCAACGGCAACCCAGACATCCTCGACGAGGTAATGGGGGAATTGGATAAGATCACCTTTGCTATGGACGTAGTAGAAAGATTAAAATAACATGGGAGGACTAAGCGGACACATGAAGCATCCCTGGGAGGATGTCACCCTGACCCCGGCGGACCTGAAGAAGATGGTACGAAACGGGCTTTATACGGAAAAGATCGATGGTTTCGGAGTACAGTTCCGTTTCAACGAGACGACGAAGAAATTCCACCTCATCCGTAATAAGGCTCATATCGATCGAGGGGGTCTTGATGGAACGGCGATTATGTCGGAGTATGCTGGCAGGGATGCTGGTATTGCCTTTTGGATGGCCTATAACCTCATCAACCAACCTTACCTACTCCTTACTGTTCAGGAGCTTCTCCAAAAGACCGGTGGGAGGGAACTCCGAGTCATTGGGGACATCGTATACAAGGACATTACCAATATCATCAAATACGATGCCCCTTTCTTTGCCGTTCATGCCATTACTTTCGACGACACCCCATTGAAGGTCGAGTCGTTCCCCTGGCCAAAGGAGTTTGTCGTTGGCCACCAGGTACGAGTATGTGGAGTGGATATGAATGTCGTGGAGGGGATGATTGACCGTATTAGCCCAACTAAGCTGGACTATAACAAAACCTTCGAGGAGATCTACCGGGAGGAGTTCGACCGTCATTGGGATAGTAATATCTTATTGTATGACGAGCTCCCCATAGTAAAGGAGCTGATGTTCCGTCGTATGATCGGGGATAAGAACGCTTCCCTCAAGGAGATCAAAGACCTCTCCAAGAGTCCCGAGGTCATCGGAGCCCTGGACAAGAAACTGGGTAGTCTGTTTATCGAGTGTACTACCCCGGTCCGGGAGATCGTGACGCGTATTGGCTCCTACCTCAAGGAACACGCCCACAGTACCCTGGGTAAGGGTTACGGGATGATGGATAAAATGACTAGTATACCTAACTATTCTGTCCCTACTCTTGATAATATATTCGAGGGACTGGTATTTGAATATGAAGGAAAGACCTTCAAATGGACCGGCTCCTTTGGAATGTATAACAAACTGTATTGGGATAAAATTAAAAATGGTACTGCTTATTGATGGCAACTGGTTAATGGTCAGCAGGGTGTATGCCCTGGGAAAAGGAATGAATGTGGATGCTCCGGAGGCGGTGAAGGAGATGTCTGCCAAGAACTTCAAGGAACTCCTCGCCCGGTCTATCGCGGGGATGTTGTATAAGTTTCCCATCACCAATATCGTACTGGTGGCCGATGGGGGTAGCTGGAGAAAAGAACTCCCCGTGCCCCCCCGATTAGGTGACGTCAAATACAAGGGAAACCGATCTAAGACCAAGAGTGAGCTGGACTTCCCCTATGTGTACAAGACCTTCGAGGAGTTTTTCAACACCTGTTCGAACTATATGACCACCTCCAAGGAATACCGAATCGAAGGGGATGACTGGATGTGGTACTGGTCGAGGAAGGTCAATGCCTCCGGAGACGATGCCCTTATCTGGTCGAGTGACCGAGACCTCCAACAGCTCGTTCAGATCGACGGGGGGAGATTCACCGCGTGGTACAATGACAAGGCCGGGTTGGTGCTGCCTGAGGCAGCCAAGAAAGAGGGTCTCGAAGACTTCATGGGTTTTGAGGTGGTCCACACGGAGAATATAGAGAGGTGCTGTGATAAGGTCACCTATATCGACCCTTTTGAGATCGTCACGGAGAAAATCCTCTGTGGGGATGCCGGGGACAATATCAAACCGGTGGTGAGGGTAGAGAAAAAAGGTAGGATGTACGGGTTCTCCAAAAAGTACTACGAGGCCATCATCGGTGACTATCGTAAAAACTTTTTCCATCGCTTTGATGAGATAGCAGAGGAGATTGCTGGAATCGATTACTTCCAAACCCGACCCGAGGCCGTAAGGGAGATGTTAGACTATAACAAGACCCTCGTGTGGATCAGTGAGGAGACTATCCCAGAACCCCTGCTCACCCAGATGGTCAAATACGACCTGATATCCTGTGATGTGAATGAGATCAAGGTCAACTACAAGCTCCTCGCTCCGGAGAACCTTTCGTTGTATGAGATTTTTGACTCCATTGTCTAATGGATACCTATCAATTCAAATACCTCCTTCTCGAGTGTCTCCGGGATGATAAGTTCCGCAAGGCCGTGGAGGACCTGCTGAATGGAAAGGAGCCTACGCTCGATTGGGTGGAAGATTACCTACCGAAATAAAAACATTAAAATATAAAGAAATATGTACTTTTTAGCAACAGTAATAGTTAATGCCGAGGAAAAGCCCCATAAGGAACAGTACCTCGTCGATGCGGTGACCTTTACCGAGGCCGAAGCCTTATGTACCAAGGAACTTCGTAACTACGGGATCGAAGGGGTCATTACCCTGAGTCATAAGGAAGCTCCTTTTGTTGGGGAGATCGACCCCGAGACGAAGATCTATGAGGTGAGTGTGGAGGAAGTCGAAGACCTCGGGATTGACAAGAAGGGTAATGCCAAGACCAAGACCTCCAAGAGTAAGTGCTATGTCGCTGCCCATAGTCTCGAGGAAGGTATCAAATCTATCGACTACGGAGACGTCGTTGGCATCAAGGAGACTAAGATTTTGGGATTGATTGAACCGTAGGACCGCCACATAAAGTGACCATCCTCCGGCGCTCCTTCGGAGAACCCCGGTGCACTTTCAGCGAGCCATAAACCTCTAAAAATTTTATAAGGACCGCCACAAGGTGGTCCTTTTTTTATGCGCGTATTTCCTTAAATTTTTTATGAATTGCATAATCGCGCCCTACTGCGCGATCTCAGAGCGACCTATACATTTATATTAAAAAGATATTTGAGGCGCATAGACGCGCCTTAAAATGCGAAATAAGCTATGTTATAGTTATTGCCTACCATCTGACTTTAAGAAAAATAGCAGTTTTTATCAAAATCAGGTGAAAATTCCTCAAAAATTGCTATATATACCCAGTAACAAAGACATAACAGCAATGGAATTACAGTACGACAAGAATTACGAGGTTCGATTCCGTGGGGATCACGTCCTTGAGGTGTATGATGGTAACAAGATCGGAGATATTCAGATTGATCTCATCCCCGAGGTCCTTGAGATTTGCAAGGCCGCAGATAGACTTCACATTTATGGTGGGGTCACCTATAAGATCCCTCTCTACCTCCTCACCGCCGAATTTGATAACGAAAGGAACCGAAATGGATACATTGCGGAGAAAAATGGAGTATTCGTATTCGTTCCTGACATCGAAGTTTTGGATCTTATTGAGCACCAAAAATAGACTCTTTTCTGGGTCGTTTTGGGGGTCATTTTTAGACCCCCGAGTTGAGCTGTTTTTGAGGTCAAAATTAGACCCCCAAGGTGGACTCCTAAGCGTGCTCAAAAATCGGTTGTTTTTGAGGGTCATTTTCGGTGCTAAAAATGCGCTTAAAAATGGCCTCAAAATGACCCCAAAATCAGCGCAAAAATTGAGGCCAAAAATGCGCAAAAATGCGCAAAATGGCCAAAACAGCGCGCAAACGCACTGGGACTAACGGTTTGAGTGCAATTTTCGGAACTGAAATTTCCTTATAAGAAAAAAATATAGAAATTAAGGCGTTTTTTGAGGGTCCAAAACAGCTGATTTTTCGACCCTAAAAATGACCCCGAAAAAGAACCTATTTTTTGTGCTCCAAAATGACCCTATTTTCCGACCCATCCAAACAGCGCGCAAACGCACTTTTTGGTCTCCGAGGTCAACAGGCTCCAAATGAACTTTTTGGGGGTCCAAAAAATGGGGTATTTTAGAGGGTTATTTTAAGGATGGCTTTATAGTCGAGACGACGTACCGTCGGCTTTCTAAATTGTACCCCGGAGAATGGCTTAGGTGGCAGACCTTGTGAAGCTCATAAACGCGTTATAACGCGCTCAAATCAGGTCGCCTATACAGAAGGTCCATTTTGATATTTGAAGCGCATAGGGAGCGATTAAACGCGCTTAAATGCGACGTTACAGCAAGCGGTAGCTTGATTATGAGCCGTATAGACCTATTCCACGATCCATCCTACCACCCAAGTTCATAAATTCTTATGGTGGCAGTAAAAATCTCCCTGCCGGTTCCGATATCTATACAATAGCTGGCCGCTATGGTGGATATCTATACAAACATAACAACAACAGCAATATGGCAACAAAGATTAAGTGGAAAATCTCAGGACGATCATTTAAGACCACGATACGCGTAATGGTAGAGGGTAAGAAGAGATACCTTCGATTCCGCGTGGATGTGGAAGACCAAGAAGTCCTCTCCAACCTTCACCTCGAGGCTAAAGTCCTCTCCAACCATCTATGGTTTGAAATTGAGGCCCTCAAGGGTAAGGAGAGTGTCGAAGCCTTCCTGAGTAAGTTGGACTGCTGCACCGGCACCTCCGGTGATACTACCACAGATGGCCTGCCCATCCTCGATGGCATTATCTACTGCGATGAGGAAAACTACAACAGTTTCGAGGTAGCCTATGACTTTGACTGGTACTAGAAGGCTTATAGTGATGCCGACGTGCTCACTACCGGAGACGTAATCGAGATCATCAGGAGTCCCAATAACCCGGGGCATTTTATCTTGGCCTTTGACGGTAACTCCACGGAGTACCCCCAAGATCGAGTCCTATATGAACTCCACCGAATGGCTCGAGATATTGTAAACAACCATAAATGGTAAGACTCTTTTTCAGATTTATACAGGTCCTGGTGCTCCTATCCGCAGGGGTACTGGGGCTTTTGTTTCGTAAGATTAGATAAGACAAATGGTATTAGACTATTACTTCAACCGACGACGAGGAAAGCTCTCGGTCTCCTACGTCACCAAGACCGGGGGGAAGCAGATCAAGGAATATAACGTGTCCCGATTTAAGACCTATATCGAGGATCCGGCTGGTAAGTACACCAACTGGAACGGAAAGCCTTGTAAGATGGCCTATACCGACTCTCCCACGAAGGTAGATATCCTCAATTTCCTCCGGGAACTGCCACCTTCGGAGCAAGCTCTCGTGCATGCTAAGTACAACCCCAAGATGTACGTCTTTGACATCGAGGTAGAGGTCAATAAGGAAGAGTTTCCCCATCCCTCGCAGGCCAAATATCCCATCTATACCATCTCCGTAGTAAGCCCCGAACTGCATACGATGGTCCTCGGAACGCGACCATTGGAAGACCAAGAAGGCCTCCAAAAACAGTTCGATGAGTGGATCAGTTCCTCCGAGTACTTCAAGAAGATGAAGTTACCCGCCCCGTCGTTCCGCTATATCCAGTTCGACTCCGAGAGAGATATGTTGGAGTTTTTCCTCGGGGATGTGGTAAGCAAAGTACCAGTCCTCGGGGGGTGGAACAGTATTGGCTTCGACTGGCAGTACATCACCAACCGTTGTAAGCTCTACTACCCCGATATCCGCTTTAGTAAGTGCTCGGTGGATGGGTCGATGAGTCGTATGAGGTACGTAGACCTCCGCGATGGTAATATCGACCTACCCTGCCCCAACCACACGTGGATCTTAGACATGATGGACATTATCGGTCAGTTTGATATGATGGTGATGCCCCAGAAGGAGTCCCTTTCCCTGGACTATATTGCGAGTGAGTCTCCGGTAAAAGCCAACAAGATCAAGTATGATGGAGACCTCCAGGACCTCTATAACTCTGACTATACGAGGTACGTATTCTACAACGCTATCGACTCGGTCCTCGTGCAGATGATCAGTCATTGCTTCGGGACTCTCAACAGTCTTTACTCCCAAGCCCTGTACTGTGGTATCAAGGCCTCGGCCAGCCAGTCGAAGATCCAGTTGAGTGAAGCCCTTTTCTTCAACTATTTCTTCGAACACGGTATCAAGGTCGTCCCCCCACCCCGGTTCTCCGGAGAGCGAGGGGAGTTGGTTGGAGCCTATGTCCGACAGCCCTCCCCGGGGAAGCACCTGTTCGTGACCTGTAATGACTTCGCGTCCCTGTACCCCTCCACCATCATCACCTGTAACCTCTCCATTGAGAACTACCTCGGGAGTACCGGAGAAGGAGTGTTCACGGAGAAGGATCTGGAGGATTTCCGCAAGGACCCCAACTACTTCGTCTCCGTCAACGGGTCGGTATACAAGAACGACAAGGAGTATGCTTTTAAGGCCATCCAGAAACAGCTCAAGGCTAACCGTAACGTGGGTAAGTACCTCGGGAAGGAGATGGAGGCGACGGTCTTAGACGATGTTATCCAGTTGATGGAGGGACATACCCCCAAGGAACAAAAATACTCCGAGAGGGTAGTGGAAGACCTGAGGAAATTGGGTCTGAATATCACTTGTACTTCGAGTATCGATGTAAAAAACCTCCCGGAAATCCGATCTATATTGGAAGACGAGGTCCTCTACTACTCCAGTTACGAGCAGGCCTGTAAGCTCCTCGGGAACTCTATGTACGGAGGATCGAGTCACGTAGCCTTTGCGTGGTTCAATATGCAGCTGGCTAATGACATCACCGGGGAAGCTCGTAACCTCATCCACAAGATGGAGAAGGAAGTCCCCGAGTGGTTTGAGAAGAACTGGAAGGAGGCCACCTGGCTTCATGAAAAATTAGGAATTAAATTAAAAAATGGTTTATAACCAACTACGACTACGCATCCACGAGATCCTCACCTATGCCGTCCAGCAGTGGGGATTTGATAGTAGTTTTGATAAAAAGTATCGAGTCGATGAGACCTTTGGAATGTCAGCCTTCACCAAATACGGAAGTATTGACCTTACCTTCTACTTCGGGGGTATTGACCTACACATCAGTACAGATAAGTCCCCCTCTTTCTACGTCCGAGGAAAAAACTTCGGAACGTACCCCATTGAAAGGGTAAGACCCTGGCCTACCCCGGAGGATCCTGATTACCTTATTACCGACGATGGTCTGATGGTATATATGACGCTCACCGAATATGAACAGTACCTCGAGCGACTGCTGGAAGAGCTGTCATCTGACCGCTGTTTTGAGTGGATGGATAGAATAAACTAAAGTAATGGACCTAAAAACCTACAATACCCTGGACCGATCGGTCCAAAATGCCGTGAGACGATTCACCTGGGCCGGAGAGGTAGAAGACCTCGAAGGGGTAGCCTGGGAAGGGGTCATCCGAGGGCTGAAAGTATGGGAAAAGAGCCGTCAGGACCTGGGGAAGTTTGCTTTCCACCGCGCAAAGTTTGCCATCATCAACTACCTCAAGAGCAAGGAAGGTCAGGAGAGCCGAAGGAACTGTATAAGTATAGGGGAGCTCCACGGTCGTGACCAGGGTGACCTATGTACCGAGCAGAGACATGAGGTAAGAGACCTCCTCGACCATCTGAAGACCTTTAACTTCAAAGACTACGACTTCCTCTGCGATTACTTTGGCTTGGACGGTCACCCCGAGCTCGGGGTAAAGGGACTGGTGGTAAAGTATCAGGTGACCTCCTCGCGTATCTCCCAACAGAAAACAAGAATTATTAACTACTTACGAACGATTGCCTAAATGCGACCCATAGTATTTTTAGATTGTGAGACGACTGGTCTTAACAAACAGCACGACCGAATCATCCAGCTCAGCGCCATGAGATTTGACCGCGAGACGATGAAGCCGACGGCCAGATTTGACTATATCATCCGTCCCTCGGGGGAATGGGAGATGTCAGCTGGGGCGGAGGAGGTGCACGGAATCACCAAGGAAATGGTAGAAAATTCTGGTAAGTACCTCACAGAAGTCATAGAAGAGTTTGATAATATAATTCGAGACGCGGATATAGCTGGCTACAACAGCAACTCCTTTGACATCCAACTCCTCTATATGGAGTACCTCCGACTGGGTAAGGAGCTGGATATGAACCGTAAGTTCTACGACGTGTACCTCATTGAGAAACACCTCAATCCCTGTCATCTGGGGGATGTGTTCAAGAAGTACATGGGTAAGACGATGGAGGAGTGTGGCCTGCGAGCCCACGACAGCCTCAGTGACGTAAAAGCCACGGCCACGGTGCTCATCAAACAACTGGAAAAAATTTCCTGGGACGAGCTTAACTCCTTGGAATTCAATGAGATGGTGAGCCCCGAAGGGTCGATTATCCGTCGTGGGGATGGCAATTTATACTTTAACATCGGCAAGCACAGAGATTATTTAGTCGAGGAGGTATTTGAAAAGGACCCCTCCTACGTGAAATGGTGGGCTACGAACGTGGCCACCCCCCACAGTAAAAATTTAGTCAAAACCTATCTAAAAAGTAAAGGATTCTAATGGAAGGCAAGGTAAAGATCTCCTCGGTATTAAGTAAGTTTAGTGTCATCAGCGTGGATTACAACAACAGCTGGAAGAAGAAGTATACCAAGGAGAAATTTACCCATAGCCTGGTCACCGACCTCTCGGAGTCAGATCTGGATAAGTTCCTCGACCGACTCCGGGAGGTCGATCTGTTTGTGATGGACAATAAGTCTTCCTCCAAGGGCGAAAAGGTCACTGGGGAGAGACTCTACCGGGATGTCATCGGTCGCGTCAACGAAGGGATCAACAAGATCCGTCGTAGTGTCGTCTTCGGTAGTGCTGGAGAGGTCCGTCCTGTGGGGGATGAGGCCTATGACGCGTGGTCGGGCTTTCAGGTCATTGACATCGACTGTAAGGATCCGGTAGTGGCCCAGCTCATCAAGGAGGAGGCTTTCCGTAGGCTCCAGCACTGTCCCTGGTTTATGGCCTCCGTCCTCTCCTCCTCGGGTAGTGGGGTTCATATCTACACGGGCATAGAAGTGGATGAGAACCTGGACAAAAAGGTCCTTTTCAACGCCAACTTCCACCACAAAACGGGTATGGTCTATATGGCCATCAGAGACCACCTCATAGAAAAAGGCTATAGCGCGGAGAACCTCATCTCGTGGCTCGACTGGTCCATGTGCCGTCCCCAACAGGGGGTCTTCATCACAGCCGATCCCCGTCCCCTCTTCTCCACTAAGTTCTACAAGGATTTTATCCACGTGGGGTTTGACTACAGCGGGAGCTGGGGAGATGAGCATCTGGAGAAATTCCTCAGTAAGCATGATGATCTTATCCTGTACGAGGAGGTCTTCCACGCCCGAGCGGAAGCTATAACTCCCGGGGAGGTCCATCCAGGGAAATATAAACACGGGGATCGATGGAAGTTCGCCAATACCCTCGTGAACCTCTATGGGTACGAGGAGGGCTTACGCTATCTCCAGAAGGTCTGTAGTAACACCCCCCTCCACGAACTGGTGGGTATTTGTAATACCGCCCGCAATCACAAGAAACCGGCTAACAAGTGGGCTATTGAGAAGCTCAATTCCGACCACGGCTTCCATATCGTCCTCGAAGGTGCTGCCGAGGATGAGATTATGGAGATTTCCTCTAAGATCGCTGATCCCAACCACCTCGGGGTCACAGAGACCATCACCTTCAATATCACCAAGGACCAGTTCTTAGGGGATATCCTCCCAGATATTGAGAGTAACCTCGCCCACCTCAACCTCATCGACGCTGGTCCCGGTCTGGGTAAGACGGAGATGATCAAGAGACTGGCTAAGAAATCCCGTATCCTTATGGTGATGCCTTATACCTCTACCATCAAGTCTAAGGTAGAACAGGAAGAGGGCTGGGAGTACTCCTACGGGTCGAAGAAGGTTAATATCCAAGACTCCGAAAGGGTCGTCCTCACCCTGGATAAGTTCTCCCGGCTGACTGCCTCGGAGATCTCTATGGCGGGGTTCGACTATGTGGTCATCGACGAGAGCCACCTCCTCTTCCTGAGTGAGTACCGATCGGTGATGAAGGATGTGGTTAGTCTTATCCGTAGTATAGAGGTGACCACTATCCTCCTCTCGGGGACCCCTTCCGGAGAGTTCCTTTTCTTCCCCGGTATCCGTCATATCCACGTGATCAAGGAGGAGAGTCGTAAGAAGACCTTCGATGTGATTACGGTCGCCGACCAGAAGAACCTACTTTACTATATTGCCCGTCATATCGCCAGGGACATCACCGAGGGTCATAGGGTAATCTTCCCCACGAACCGAGGGACGACCTTTGCTCAGAAGGTCGAAGCAGCAGTCAATTACTTCCTCCTCTACGACCATAACCGAGTCGAACCGGTGCGACTGAAGTACTATAAGAGGTCTCAGGTAGGTAGTGAATGGATGGATGAGATCAACCAAGAGGCTACCATCAACGACCTCGAGATACTCATGTGTACCTCCTACCTCTCCGTGGGGGTCGATATCCGGGATAAGTACCAGTTCAAGGTCTATTTCTCTGAGGAATATATGGCTTGTGAGATCGACCAGTGGGCTAACCGAATCCGTAATAACGACCTCCATATCAAGCTCTTCGTCTCCAAGACCGACGGGGAAGGGAATCCCAAGAACCTCGGGAAGTGTGAACCCCTCAGTTTCGAGGAGATGGAGACGGAGAGAATGGCTAATGAAGCCATCCTCACCATCGTCAATGCGGATATCCAGAAAGGGGAATACGGAAAGTCTTATAACCCCCTTATCAACGGGATCATCAGTGACTCCCCCTTTATCATCTGGGATACCAAGGAGAGTAAGTATGTCATTGACGATACCTGTTATAAGCTCGTCTCTTTTGAACGAAAGTATAGAAGGTACTCCGAGCAGCTCCCCGTCCTTATCCAAGGGATGAGGTGTTATGGCTATACCGTGAGCTGTCAGCCTATGGTAGAGTTCCCCGTAGAAGACACTGGTATCTTCACCGATGTGGAGGATGTCTGTCGTAATATGATCTCCAAACTCCGTGGGGAGCAACACGAACTGGTGACCGAGCTCCTGGATGAAGTTAATGAGACTAACCTGGTCGATTTCGCCGAGGCCATCGGAGGGAGAAGGGAGATCCTCATCGGTAAACGCTGGGGAGTAGACGACGAGGGGATCATGAGAGGTAAGGACCTCGAGGTCTTTGACAAGGTCGTTCCTATCCTTCTCAGCCTCACGAAGAGGTACGATCTGGAGGACTCCAAAAAATTCTTCACTTTCTGTCGTAATAAGAACGGAACCTATAACTTCAGTGCGGTCCAACGACTGAGGGTCCTGTCCAACATCCTCTTTAACAAGGAGGAGAACCTCCTCCACCTCGATATTGACCGGTTTATGGGAGACTGTTCCGAGTTCGCGAAGAAGAAGACCGTCACCAAGGAGGAGATAGAGGAGTTTGTAAATACCCATGCTGACGATTACCTCAAGAACCTTGAATGTCCAGAACAGACGGTGGAGAAAACAAGGAAATCCTTTGACCAGCTTTTCCGAGTGCTGGTAGAGAGGAAGCGGGAGAACGGAGCCTACTCAGTCACTCCGGTAACTATCCTCTGGCAGACGAGGAAGGAGAAGGAGGATGAAATCCGCGAACATTTGTTCGATATATGTACATTCATCGATCCCGGAGTGGTCGTGGAAGTATATGATTTTAATAAACGAGAATAATGAAAGGGGCTAAATGCCCCTCGCATACGCTAAAGCATATGAGAACTATTTTAGATACCATCAAAGAAAGCCCCCTGTCAGGGGCTCGCTCCATTGGAGAACGACTGTCGTTTCTACCAGAACCCCAAGGGGCAGATAAAGCCTCCAAGAAATACGTAAAGAAATATGGAGGTCTCCTCCTCGAGCTCTTTGAGTACCTCCAGAAAAAGTCCCTCGTGCACTGGGCTGCTGATGGTCAATTTGAGATAAAAAGCATCCGTGTAGAAGAGAATATGAGGGAGGCTACCGTCGGGGATTACTACTTCATCATTAGCTTTCATACCGGGAGGAAGGCAGATTGGCGCAATAAACTCTGCAGTTTTATCCTCCGGATGGACGAAAAGACCTATAAGGTGTGGTATACTAATCACACCGGTGGTGAGTACCGGGAGTGGAATAGGTATAACTATAAGGTGGCTAACGGTGATTCGCTGGCCTGGGGTCAGACTGATGTGAATAAGGCCATCATCGATTTCTTCGAGTCCAAGGGCCTATACCAACTGAAGTATAATAATGACCTCAAGCACCCCGAACTGCCTTATATGAGATATCGCACTGATGATGTGGAATAATGTGGACCCCAGAGATAGAAGATAATATCGACGCCCAATTCATTAGTAGGATACAAGCCGAGGTCACCCAGAGCTGTGCCCTACCCTTCCCCGTGCCTGTGGATAGGATTCCTGAGTTCATCATCCAGGCCGCGGGGTGGTTCTGGGCTAATGTCGATCAGGCCGTCGAAGAGCGCATGTACCTCATTAAGAACGCCGAGATATGTAAGGGGAATGGTATGAACAAGATTATCCAGCTCCCCCCACAGATCATGTCGGTCCTGGGCTGCCATAAGCTTCAGGATAACCTCCGCGTGGGGGCTCTGGGGGACTTTGGTGTGGAGCGACTACTCCTCTCCAGTTACTCTATGGGAGGGGGAATGGGTGTAGGATCCTTCGGAACGGTCAATACCCAATGGAAGATGGAGGATGCGGTAATGACTATGTGGGAGGTAGATACCTTCAACCAGAACTTCAATCCTCCTATCACCTACAATTTCAACGAGTTCTCCAGTAAGCTGGTGCTCCTCGGGGCTCTTGGTAGGTCCGACCTCGTCATCCACTGTTATGTGAGATGTCGTATCCAGGACCTGTATAACTCCTACTACTTTTTCCGTCTCTGCGTGGCTTTCTGCCGCAGGGCTCTTAACACCATCTACGGGACGTATGAGTTCAAGCTCCCCGGTGGGGTGTCTATCAACTACTCCAGTTTCTCCGAACAGGCTGATAGGGAGTTCGACGAGATCAAGGAATGGGCAGAGAATACCAGAGCCGTGGATTATTTCTTTCAACCCAAGACCGTGTAACGGGTTTGGGTTGCGAAAGTGAAAATCACTTTTTCCACCATCAACAAATGTGTAAGCAATGGCAAAAATCGACGACCTCCGACTCGGTAAGGTAGACTGTAATAACCAGGACCTGTTCTTCAGTAAGCTCCTCAAAGGGCTTATGAGGAAGCTTCAGGAGGATATGACCATCCGCGGGGAGAGCATCGCCCATATGATGATCCATACCGGGGATGATACCTTCTGGATCCTGAGGAAGCACCACAGTCAGATTCAGAACCTCACCGAGCAGACTAATGAAGATGCCCTGTATATGACCGTCCCCAGGGCGGTGGTCACTGCTGGAGCTATCTCCCTGCTCCCTGATCAGATGACTAACCCCTATGCCCGAGGGGTCTTTCAGATCGACGACGAAGACGGTCTGAGGTCTTATAGTGCTGAGATGAGAAGGATGCCACATACTATATCGGTTTCGGTGAAGTATGTCGTACCCAATTTCCGCGATGTCCTGGAGCTGACCCAGCATATGATGACCAAACTGGCTTTTATCCGTACTTTTAGCTTCATGTACCTGGGTCAGGAGATCCCGGTGAGCTATAAGATCCCTGAACAGGTCGATGGGGAGCACCTTACCGAACTGGATGGGACTACCTCAGACAACAAAGACCGGATGATTACTTTTGACCTTGAGGTGGAGAGTGCTATGCCGGTATTTAACTACCCCTCTATCACCCCTCTTTCCTCCGTCATCACCAAGCCCCAGTGGAGGGTGGATACCGGTAGTGACGTCGAAGAGAGGAAAATTACGGAGAGATCTGGGTATACTGGAAATAATTAATCATGCAACTAGCCACTGCCAACCTACGACCCGGAAGGGTCATTGAATTAGGGGAGAATGGGGAGATCCGAGTGGATTCACCAGGGCTCTTCTCTATGAGTGATAAGGACCACCTTCCCTGGGTCAAGCCTTTTTTCACCGGGAACACTGGTCAGTATAGTATGCCGGAGGTCTTTGACGAGGTATGGATACTGGATATGAAGGGTAACTCCGCGGTCTACTTCTGGTTCAAGAAAGACCAGTACCGGGATATGGACCTCACTGGGGAAGAGGTGGAGATCCTCTGTCATAGGGAGACGGGGAAAGGATGGGCCACTCTCAAGTTCTCCGACGGGGAAGGATGGATACTCCGATCCGGGAGTAGTACTATCCAGATCGACGGGAAAGGAGATATCCGTATAGGCAATGGGGAACCCCGACGGGAGATTCATATTCACTCCGATGGTATTGACCTCGGAGGGTCGAGTCATAAAGCCGCCTACGGGGATGTGGTAGTAGACTGTATGAACCTCATTCAGAATGCGTTAGAGGTTATCCGTCAGGCCGCCTCTACCAATGTCTATACCCAACCTATTGCCCAGGGTCTTGCTTCCATCCCCAAGCAGTTGATGAAGAAAATTCCTGATATAACCAGCGAAAATGTTAATTTAGAGTAATATGCCAATACGCCGAGAACTCGGAACCAGATACCAAGAACACGACTTCATCGAGGTGAGGAAGCATCGTCCCTATGATTATAAAAAGGAGGGGATTCTGACGAAGTACCTTCCTGAGGTCATTACCAAGGCCAATAATGAGATTACGAGGTATGTACTCACGTGGGTCGATGCCAGTCTCGTGTGGCTCAGTGAGTATATTGATTATTTGAAGAATTTCAAAAATTTTAGAAAATAAAACCTTTCATTGGAGACAAGCGGTCGAAGATGAATCCTTTATTGGATAGGGGGGCATGCGAATGTCTCCCTATTTGTTTTCAAATAGGAAGCGGTACGTCATAAATATAAAAAGTACAGCCATTAATAATAGCTCCAAAACATGATGGCTCACATAATCGCGCCCTACTGCGCTCAAATCATGCTGCCTATACATTTGTATTAAAAAGATATTTGAGCGCGTCCTGGCGCGATTATGAGCCAAATAGACTATGTCTATGATATCACACCCACGTCAACGTGTGGTGATCTCATGTATTTTAGTGTTTTTTGCTCATATCCTGCCAATTCTCGCTCCGGAGGCAGCGCAACCAGATGCGCCTTAAAATGCGAAATCTCCGTATGGAGCTCGCCACCTGCGGGGGAAATAAGCTATGTTATAGTTATTGCCTACCATCTGACTTTTATGAAATGACCTAAAAATCACAAAAATAGTCATTTTTGGTCTAAAACTGATCCTCAAAATCCTATATATCCATATGGACTCCAATTTCAACTACAACACCTACAAGGTGGACTTTGAGATTTTCGTATACTTCATCGGTCCGGTGGTGTCCATCATAGCCATTATGGCAGCGGTCATTCTGGTTCATCCCGAATGGGTCAAAAAACCCAAATTAGCTCATGCAGATAGGTCAGGGCTCGTGGTAAAAAAGTAGGCTATTTTGGAGCTCTTTTTTGAGATGCGAGTTGAGCTGTTTTTAGGGTCATTTTTTAGGGGGCAAGGTGGACTGTTGACAGAGGCCAAAAATCATACTTTTTTGGGGGTCGAAAAAGAGCCTAAAAATGCGCTCAAAAATGCGCTCAAAATGGAGTGAAAATCAGCGCAAAAAATGGGGTCAAAAATGCGCAAAAATGCGCAAAATGACTGGGACTAACGGTTTGAGCGCAATTTTTCGAACTGAAATTTCCTTATAAGAAAAAAATATAGAAATTAAGGCGCTTTTTGGGCTCCAAAATCGGTATCTTTTTTGAGTCATTTTTCGACCCTAATTTTGGACCCTAAAATTGAGCTCCAAAATGACTCTATTTTCCGACCCATCCAAACCGCGCGCAAACGCACTTTTTGGTCTCCGAGGTCAACAGCGCGCAAACGCACTTTTTAGGTAGCAGATTTTAGACCTATTTTCGGACTGTAAAATCCACTCCAAAATTTCCCATCTATAGACACAAATACTAAAGCATATGAGAATAAAAGACTTAGATGCCTTCGGGCCAACCTTCCTGATCTTCGTGCTCGCGGTAATATCCTTAACCGTGCTGCTGGTGTTAAAGTGCCCTGCGGAGCCCACCCAACAGACCGAGGAGGTCATCGACTCCACCAACCGTTTCAGTCCTGTATACTGGAACACCATTGTGATCCCCTCGCTTATGAGAACAGCTCCAACCCCTCCAATTAGATAACCTATGGAACTACGTAAACTATTTATCCTCCTGTGGCTGGTAGGATACACCGTCCTATCTATCTCCTTCCAGCGCACCTACAAGCCCCATCAAGTATTTGCTATTTGTGTCCTCTGTACTATGGTATTTTTTGGATTGGAGCATCTGTGGAAGTTTTTGGGGCGCCATAAATAGCCAATATCGGGGATTTTTGATGGTTTTTATAAAGTTGCGAGGTACACAACATCTATAACATAGTCTATTTGGCTCATAATCGCGCCAGGACGCGATCAAATATCTTTTTAATATAAATGTATAGGTCGCTCTGAGATCGCGCAGTAGGGCGCGATTATGAGATGCATATCAGCTACGTGATATACCTCTCAACCTATCGTCCTATGAGCCGCACTGATTTGGTGCTATTATTATAGGCTGTTGGTATGAAAACACTCGAAGACCAAAAAATCTGCGAGCATGTAAAAAAATCCTCGTCGGGTCTGATATATAGAGGTAATAAGACAACAACAAAAGACATTCTAAAGCATATGAACAAGCGAATATCTAATAAGGAAATCTCAGTCTACGTAGCAGTCATCCTCGTGATCCTTATGGCCGCGGTGATTGCCTGCAATCCAGGGATGGATGAAAACATCAGTGCTCTCAAGCAGTTCCTCGGAGCAGCTATCGAGCTCGCTGGGGTGGCTTCCATCTTCTACCTCGCCTATGTGTTTGTGAACTGGATAGATAAGAACTAAAGTCCTTCGCAACTTCGTTGATAAGAACTAATGGCAACTCTACAATGGTCGCTAACGGCATCAAGTAAAGCACCCGACTACCTGCTTGAGGAGTACACTGCCCCTCTATACAACAGTCCGTGTAGACCTCTTCTATATATGGCTATCAGTCATAGCAAGAGTACCAAACCGGGATGGGAGCATGATTGGTACAGCCTACACCTGTGCTTAGCACCTACCCCGGACTCGGATGACCACTCCAATAACCTATTCCTCGGAGAGGGTAGTTCGGTGGAGGAGCTCCAAGCTCTGGCCGAGGAGCAAAGAAAATTTCTGGTAACGGCATTACAGGGGTAACATTTACGCGCGTATTGGTGATATTATATATAGAGCCATTAAGGGGATATAGCTCAGTTGGTAGAGCACCGGGCTGTTAACTCGTTTGTCATAGGTTCGAATCCTATTATCCCCGCTATATTTTTTAACAATTTATATTAAACAATTATGAGTCAAATTGACGACATCCTGGGTTTCGACCCCTCGCAGCTCTCCGTTTTCAATGAACCCAAGAGCAATTCGTTTGTAGACCCTACCATCTACAAGCCCAATCCTAAGTTCGCTACTTCGGAAGATGGTGTATACCGTTCCAAGGTACGAATCATCCTCAATCCCCTGTCTCCCAAGGACACTATCGTTCCACAGGCTCAGTACTGGCTGCGTTCTGTTGACGGTTCCCGTCCTGTCTTCTCTTCCCTGAGTATCGGAGACAAGAACTGTCCTATCTTCAAGGCGTGGAAGAGTCTTTGGTACTCCGATGACGAGGAGAAGAAGGAACGCTCCCGTGAGATCTTCCAGAAGAATGAGACCCAGTGGGTTCTCGTCCAGATCCTCGAAGATAAGAATCAGCCGGAGCTGGTCGGTAAATTCAAGGTAATGAAGCTCGCCAAGGACATCTATACGAAGATGGTAGACCTGATGAATCCTTCTGCGGAATCTGGTAAGACTCCTTACCCCGTGGCAGACTACGTCGTCGGTCTGGAGCTGAGTCTCGTAGTGCAGCCCGGTCCAGATGATCCCAAGGCTCCGGAACGTAAGCAGAGAGAAATCTCCTATACCCTCTCCAGCTTCGGTAGCTATGCTCCAGTGATCAAGACGGATGGTACTCCCCTCCTCACGGACGATGAGATTGAGCTCGTGGATGCTTATGTCACGGCCAAGAACGACTCCATATCTGGTAAGACGGCTAAGAAGCGCGATGAAGGGGCTGCTAAGCTTGCTGAGCTCCAGCCACAACTCCGTCCCATCTACGAAAAGGCTATTGAGTATGTCAAGGAAAACCTTCGTGATGACCACGGGGATATCATCGACCTTCAGAAGAAGTGTGGCTATACCCCCTGGGACGAAGAAACGACTAAGTTCGTAGACCAGTGGATCGCCGTGGTGAAGGCTGATTTCGATCCTACTAAGGTATCTTACCACGATCTTCCTACCCTTACCGCTGCTAAGGCTAAGCCCGAGGCAAAGGCCGAAGTGGAAGTGGAAGTGAAGGTAGAGGAACCTGCAGCTCCTGCTGAAGAACCCGGGATTGGCTTGCCATTTTAAGGGTAAAATCTAAGGCATAATCTTCTATATATAGGGGAGGGATGAATAATCTCTCCCCTATTTTTATGGTAAAAAGGAATCACCAATATAGCATCACGATGGATTTTATGAGGGATAGAGCCGTCGGATTCGTTTTCGAACCCGGTAATACCTCTTATATACAGACTATCTCCATCCCAAAAAAGGATCTTAATCTCCCAAAAGTCATTGACCGAGATGGTTACGCCGTCCTTTATAACGACCGAGATGGTTACGAGGCCTGGGAGTTGACCCTCTTCGACCTCAACAAAAACCCTATAGTAGTACCGGTAATAGTGCTGAAGGAGCTCCGCACCTACGTGGTGGATGACCTGAGACCTGCGGTGGGGAAGTTGGAAAGACTCCATATTCATTGGGGGGAATTTATCCACACCCTTGATTATGAGTACCCTACTCTCTGGGGTACGGAGACCGACCATTGGACCTTTGAGATGGTCACCCCGACTCTGTATAAGATCATGAAGAACGGAAAGAGATACTCTCTCACGGACGACCCCTACGGGACGAGCCCTATAGAAGCTATCTATCGTCATCTGTATAAGGTATATAAGCCACTGGAGACTATATAATGCGCGTACTGGATAAGACCAAAAAATATACCTACCACTCCAATACGACCTACGGGTTCTGTGATCTCACCATCCTTTTGGATAGGGATTACTACGATGATACCTTTTTCCACGAAGGTTTCTTGCCTAAAGCTTTTGGAGACGAGAGGTTTAGGACCGGGGAGATAGAGGTCATTGACTCGTCCAAACAGGCTAAATATGACCTCCTCCGACTCTACTACGGGTCTGGTAAGAGTTTCTGTATCCTACGGTACAGTCATTACAAAAAAATGATGGTGTCCTCCCCCACCTATACGCGGGATTTCCTGAGGCAGTTGATTATTCCCCGGGGTCGGGATGTGGAGCTTTTTGTCAAACGACCATCTATCTGGGGAGAGGAAGAAGACCATTGGAAATTTATTGGGGATAATGGATTTCACCAAACCCGATGGGAATGCTTCCTCAATGGTAAGTCATTCATGGGAGGGGCACTCCTTTGCAAGGCCTCGTGGCAGGGTCGTATCTTCGAGCATTATGAGGACGTGATTGTGATGTAAAAAAAATGGGGTACTTCTCCTATTTATAAGTATTAATAACAACGACTATGTACGAGAATGTAAACAAGCTCCACCCTTATATTGAGAAGGAATTGGAAGGGATAGACACTTACGACCGGGTCATCCTCTACGGTAAGGCTGGCCGATCTATGGCCATCGAGAGACCATTTATCCTGGATGAGCCTATCACGACAGGAAATATGTCCGAGTATGAGGTGAAGGAGATCCGACCCCTGTTGTTCCAGATCACCAAGGGAGACACCAGCTGGCTCGTCGGTTCTAAGAACTTTCCCCGACCCGACCGAGGTCTTCGCACCTCCAAGGGCAACCGACCTCTGTGGGTTCATAGTGAGGTGGAGAATACCGTCGTGAGTAATGACCTAATTGTTACCAAGAGCTCCGGGAGTCGAATAGAAATCCGTACGGAAGACCGACTGGTCACCATACAGGTGGGGTATAAGTTCTCCACGGTCCTGTTCTGGGAGAGTCGTAAATTGGTCAAAAAGGAAGAGATGGGTGATCTCAATACAGCCTTATATATGGCAGCTAAATTCCTCGGAAAACCGGTATATCACCACCTTTTTGTTGTTACATCGTAGCTATGTTCTTCAATTCGGTCTATTTACATCATACCAACTCCACCATCATCAACATCTACGACGACCCCTTAAACTCGGGTCTCGAGGAGAGTGTGATGATACCTGGTCTGAAACTCGATGTATTCCTGGGAGATGCCCTGAGATACCGCCGACAACCGGAGATTGGTCTTAGGGTCTATCGGTTGTCCGAGGACGGGGTATTCCGAGGCTTTCTGATTGTCCTGGATGGGGTCGGGGTGAAGTTCACGAAGAACGTGACCCCTTATCTGGATCGAATTAAGGAGCTCACCATTCGCCCTAAGATGGAGTTACGAGACCAGGATATATTCGGTGGATCGGATAATTGGGTCTTTGACCCCCACGGTCATCAGTTATCCGCTGTGCTCAATCAAAATACCCAGGGAGATAGATCCCGGTTCGAGTGGCAGCAGTATTTGTTTAACCATTACGGAGCTCTGGAGGAGATATAAAATGCTTCCTTATAACAAATTAGACCCTATACCACCAAGCAAGTGTTATGTGGATGCGCCTGTGGTGAGACGCAATCGCGTTGCGGACAGGGAGTGGGATATGGTAATCGTAGGTGGGCCTCGTGAATTTGAGCTTATCCCCGTGGCCGATCTCCCCTTTGACTACCTCGACGCCGAAGGAGAGGTAATGACGGTATTTGTCAGCGAGATTCTGAATATCCGTATTGATTATGTATCGCTGGGAAGGAATTTTTACCTCGTCAATCACACTTCCGGGTGGCAAATAGTCGTCTTTCCTGAGGATTATAGGGGACTGATGATACTGATCCATAAGACCCTGCGTCTTTGGAACTACCTTTTCACGGATCAGACTATTAGAATAGAGTTTACCACCACGGATCAATGGGGTACGGTCACCGAGGTCTGGGAAGCCGGAAACAACCTCCTCAGGAAAGATGGGGAAATCCAACTTACCATACAGTTAAGTAATATAATAAGGAGATATTTATGGGTATAGGGTGGTAAAAACTGCCCGGTCTTTCCTATATATGGATATGGAAAGACGAGATATTAGATTCAAGGAATGTATGTTTGCAGTGCACCGGGGAATGGTGGATGGCATCCACATTTCTGCAGTAGGTATTTACCACCGAGGGTTGGTATATGACTCGATAGACGTACTGGGTAGGGTAGAACTTTCCACCGGAATGATTACCCAACCCCACTACGATCTCCATAAGGGAATTGCTATTTATGGGCTTTATGCTGGTGACGGTCACAGTTATATCGGATATATTAGGGGGATTGGAGGTAGGGTCATCAAGGATCCGGATACTTTCCTCCAGAACCTTGAATACCTCGAAGTGCCTGCACTGTATGGTAGGAAGAAGGTAAAGGACATTACCTCCGGAGACCTCTGGGGAATGAATGAAGACCACTGGGAATTTATACCAATCTCCGATGGTATGATGGTATTTCTAAATGGATCTCACCAAGGTAGGTATACCCGGGAGGATATTCAGACCTTGATTTATAGGAAGTATAATGTCTTTGAGATGCTATAAAAACCGACCCAGGTTTCCTATATATGACTATGGCAATAAAAATAATTCCAGACAACGGTTTCTTCAAGGTATACGACGCCTGTGATGTAGGTGGAGTACCGATGGTGTATATCCCGGTGTATAAGAAGTCTATGAACCTCGCCTCTGTCGGCTCCGGTTTCATCCTTCCCCGGGAGACCCCTATTGGTCCCATATACCTCTCCACCATAGCACACGGAGATATTAAACAGACCCGGTCAGTATCTGGTCATTATGCTGTTTTGGAGCTGACTACCGACAACACCTATTACATTGCCTATATCGACGGAGTGAACTACGGCTGGATTGCCGACCCGAAGGCTTTTGCTAAGAAGATGAAGGCTTATCAACTCCCCCGGAAGTACGGTACGATGGAGATAAAGAAAACTACCATCTGGGGTGAGGAGACGGAGACCTACCACGTGACTTGCTCCCCAAAATTCATCCGTATCACCGGACCTAATGGTTATGAACTTGAAGGAACTAATCGAGGAGAGGTCCAGAGAAAATTCAACCTTCACCACGACCCTTTTAACACCTTGTAGTTATGCTATTTGAATACGATATTCTTTCTGGAGGACCCTGTATCCTACTCCTTAACCATCCGATGAGTATTTATAAGCAGGTGTGGTTACCTAAGGAGAAGGGGCGTAAGGCAGACCATCCCTTTCCCAGATACCGGGAAGGTCGGGCTGAGCAACTGGATACTACCGGTTACGAGGCCTGGGAGCTGACGTGGGAGGAGACATTCACCCACAACAAACACACCAGTTACCTCGTCATTATCCCTGGGTTTAAGCCTATTGTCTCTGATGAGCTCCCGAGAGGATCTCTTGACGCTCTCCTATGGAGTCCACAAATGACCGTGGAGTCCTTCGACCAGTGGGGTATGGAGACCCATGAATGGCAATTCAAGAGAAAGTACTGGCTTTTTGGTCCTTGGGTAGGGTATCTTAATGGGGAGAAGGTTGGAGAAAATTCCCAGATTCTCTGGCAGAAGTATCTTTTGGAGAAGTACGATCCGTTTAACTAATATGGAAATCCGCCACGCGGCTCGCCCTTAAAATGGAGAAACAACTTATCGCTTCTTTTGCTGGCATTCCGGGGAGTATGGTCGTATACGAAGACCTCCCCATACTACAAATGAGGAATGAAGACTTTGCTCTTCCCAATGCCCCGGAGCATCTGATAAACTGTGATGGGGTAATAGCGTACCGGTATCTGTATTTCGTCATACCCAACTCGTTGGGCTATACGGTCTTTTATATGGTTTACCGACTACACTTTATCACCAATGGCGTACGACATGAAGGCTTCCTCGTGAATATCCCGGCCGCTGGCAATAGGTATACCGAGGATCTGGATCCCCTGTTGGAGAAGATTGCCACGCGTCACCTCAACCCGTCAATGGATCTGGTGAAGACTACCATCTGGGGAGAGGAAGACCACCATTGGGAGTTTGCCCCCATAGGTCTCGAAACGAATGACGTAGGGGACACTTACGAAGGCTTCCTCAACGGAGTAAGCCAGGGAGTAAAATTGTTAGTAACGTGGCAGAAATTACTTCTGTCGGAGTATAATCCTTTTTCCATATGAAAGAAGCTAAAGCACCCAGCATTAATATGAACTCCTTTTACAAAGCTCACAAGGTCTACGGAATGTCCAAGAATTATCATATAGACGATCTTCACCATACTTTTGTGACCTTCTCAGCTCATCAAGATCGTATTCACTACCCCCTTGGTGACATCCCAAATAAGTTCCTAAGCACCAAAGACGGCTATTTTGAGACCGTGGCTCATTATACTGTACCATCAGGTATTGGGTCGGAGACCGTGGTATACAACGTATACAAGGTCGAGTACTACCGTTATGGTAAGTTGAAGACCGGGTATTTGGTTCATATCTTCGGGTTACCGATCGTGTATGTGAATGACCCTGAGGAGGCTTTGGAGATCCTCCAAACAAGACATATAGCCCCTAAGATGGTACTACCCAAGATGACTATCTGGGGCATCTCTGAAGATGCCTGAACTTTTGACTACGCAGGTAGGTATCTTTATGAAGGCTTCCTCAACGGGGTCTCCCAAGGCATAAAAAGCCTGTTGGAATGGCAACAATACCTCTTTATTAACTACAATCCTTATGGCTCGCTTACCCCGTTATAACCTCACCTATGCCTATGCCGAGAGTGGGGAGATAAAGATATTGGATGGAGATCAGGTCGTGGATAGATTTGGTCGTGGGGGATCTCCCCGGGATCACCTCCCCCTTATGGTATGGGATGATAATGACGACACCGGAGTAAGGCTAATATCTTCCCCAAACGATTTTGGGTTGAGGATCTATACCCTGGAGGGTCACGAAAGCCAAGCCCGTTGCGAGTTCCTCAATAATACCATCGCGCAAATAGGACCAATAACGAAAAAGCCCAAACCAAAGGTCGTCGTCACCCATGCAGTCGTCCTCCGAGGGGTCGGGGAGGTCTTTAACCAAGACCTCGGGGTCATTCGTCGGATCGAGGAGAAGATTTATTCCCTGTTGATAAGTAACACTCTGCGAATCCCCACCCTTTCCCAGTGGGAAGAAGGGGAAGATGTGTGGAAGTTTGAACCTGATGGAACAGCCGCTGACGCGAATGGAACAAAAATTCATGCTACACTCAACGGTGAGAACCAAGGTACTAAGAGTTATTGGGAGTGGCAGACCTATATCTTCAAGAAATATGGGGCTCTGGACCCAGATATCTTGTAACTTTTTCATACATTTTGGCCACAACTAACATTACGAGCAACTTCGTTGATATATATAATATATATGCAGTACATTATTAGAAACCTCAAAGAAGGGACGACCCTGGCTTCTACGGAAAGTTACGAAGAGGCTGGTCGATGGATAAGGGAGTACCTTTTAGATCATCCCGAGGCCAATCCCTTCGATTTTGCCTATTATACCTCATGCAGATAACGAATTTTGATAAGTTTTATTCCCTGGTGCATGTCATAATCGCTCTCCTCTTCTGGCTCTTCTCCGTCTTAGACCCAGATCTTCAGGAGTTCTATTATGATGGCCTCCTGGTACTTCCCTTTACCCTGGTGGGTTGTTTCCTTTTAGCAAGAATGTTCAGTGGTAAGCCTTAGTCCCCGATACGACCTCTTCCGTCTCCTCCTTCCGCAGGAGTTTATTCCCAAGGAGCTCCGAGATAAGTACGACCGACTCCTGAGTGAGAAGCCCCGAGTTATTACCAGGGCTATTGACCTCCTCAACGAGAGTATCCAGGGTATCTCTATGCCCGGCATCAGTGATCTGGTAGTGGATCAGCCACAGACCTCACGAAATCGACTCGGTCATATAGAACCCAAGCACGATAACTCCACCGTCACGGTAGACAACCCCCTGAGTAAGATCGGTAAGGAGGTGACCATCACGTTCCGTTTGGACGCCGGGTTCGTCAATTACTACCTCCTCTACGAGACGGTCTTTCATAGGGTATGCAAACCGGAGAATTACAAGGACGGAACGGATATCTACTACGACATACTCTCTGAGCAAGGGCAACCGATCTGTAGGGTGTACCTCTATCAGTGTCATATTGACGCTCTCGAGGGACTGGAGTTCTCGATGGATAAGGTGTCCCGAGAATCCAGTACTTTCTCTATGACCTTGAAATTCAATAACATAGACATCGAGTTTGATAATGTAAATCACCTGTAGGAGTTCCTATATATTTACATGCAATTACCAGGATTAAGACTAAGAGTTCCACCAAGACTCGGGGAGACCAAACCCGGAGTCATCGGGGAGATGGGTGGCAAGGTCACCATCACCAGTTTTGTGCAGGCCTATGGGGGAGACCCTTAGCTTCCCTACACCGGACTGGGGAAGCCATTCCTATTTCCTCCGTACCAAGCCAGGGTGTGAATATACTGTAGTACAGGCCGACGCCTGGTATATGCTGGGGATTGTCGTGAGAATTACCAACTCGGAGGGCCCTCATGAGTTCGCCGTGTTCTTCAATATCTTCGGTTATACCCAGGTGAGTGATCTCCGGGATCCGGGTAGTGACTTTGAGGACTTTTTTATTCCCTGGGTGGAGTTTGTTAAGTCCCTCCAACGGAACTGGTAGGACCGGGAGGAGTTCCTCTTTATTCAAGGGGATTTCTGGGGGTCTTTCTCCGAGGACCGCTGGACCCTGGTTAAACTGGGTAAGCGGTGGAAGGCCACCAGCGTCCCCGAGAGTTTCTCCCAGATGCTCGGACGCTCCCTCGAACCAACCTCGTGGAAAATTCTTTTTGCTGAAAATTACCGACCCGGAAAATATGGAGAATAAATTAGTAAACCTCGTCTACGGAGACACCGACTCCCTATATATGTCCTACGACGGGCTCCTGAATACCATTGAAGGGGTCGAGACGATGACCCTGGAGGAGAAAAGGGATATTATCGCCCGGATCAATCAGGAGTTTCTGGATAAGTTCAACGAGAAACTTATGGACGACTATTACGCCTCTCGACATGTGGAGAGTTGTCATAAGTTCGAGTTGGAGACTATCGCCAAAGCTGGTATCTGGCTCGATGTGAAGAAGAGATATGCCCAGATCCTCCTTTGGAAGGACGGTCATAAGTTCGACACCAGTCACCTCCCCCTCAAAGCCAAGGGAATGGAGATCGTCAAGGCCAGCTACCCCAAGGCTGCCAGAGAGATGCTCAAGAAGATCATTTACAACCTCATCGACACCTCGGGGAACGCTATGAATGAGACCTACGGACTCGTCGGAGAGTTGTACGAGGAATGGATGGGTCTCTCTGTGGAGGCTATGTGCCCCTCCATCTCTGTCAATGGGTATAAGTCTTACGTGATCAGTGACAACGATCCCAAGGGGGTGATGTGTCATACCGGTACCCCTTTTCAGGTTCGTGGGCTGGCCCTGTACAACTGGTTCCGTGAGGTGAAGAAACTCCCCGGAGACCCTATCTACGGGGGGAAGATGAGGTATTATGTCTGTCGTCATAGCAAACGACGGGCTTCGGATAAGGCTCCAGTCTTTGTCTTCCAAGCCGGTAAGCTCCCCGACTGGGCTCTGAAAGAGGCCCCTATTGATAAGGAGGCTATGTTCCGTAAGTGTGTGTTGGACCCCCTTAACCGCGTCCTCACGGCTATTGGCCTGTATGAGGTCAATATCAACGGGGGAGTGAATGTGGATCTATTTGGTGACTTTATTTGATGGAAAGACTAGTTTTTGGTCTTAACTCGACCATCTGTTATCATTGTGGATACGAGGGGAAATGGAAGGAGGTTCTCCCGAAGGTCCTTAATACCTTCCCTAACCGCGTCCTTATCAGTGCCGTGGACATGCCTATGGTGGCGGCCAAGGTCATTCATGAGGCCGTGGGAAAAGACCGTATCCTCATCGACTCTGGAGGTTTCGGGTTGTATAAGAAAGAGATGAAGATGGGCAAGGATAACCCTAAGTTTCACGACCACTGCGAGAAGATGAAAAAACGATTCCTCAAGCTTCTCGAGGCCTGCCCCTGTAGTCTCTGTTTTGAGCTGGATAATGAGTACTTCCGTCACGACGAAGACCTACTAAGCCCCAAGAACTACTGTCGGGAGGAGGTAAAGGCTATCACCGGTCGTTACCCCGTACCGGTCTTTAAGATCCACCAGGGTTTTGAGTACTGGAAGCGTCTTTGTGACTCTCCCGATTACGACTGGCTCGCTATTGGGGGGTTGGCCCAGACCCGGGCGTGGCACACCAGGACCGAGGAGATCCGTACCCTTATGAACTACGCGAGACACCAGGGGAAGAAGGTCCATCTTCTGGGCTGTCAGAATGTCGAGGCTTTCAAGGAGATCCAACCGGACAGCGTCGATTACCTCATTTTTCAATACGCCATCAACCTCGAAGAGGCCCGGAAACAGAACCCCGGGGTGGAAGATTACAGTCTCCTTCGACCGACGATGGTGAGTCTGGCCGTGGCCAAAGCCCGTCAGAGAAGTTTCCTTTATGAAAGTTATCAAAGGGAGTAAATTTACCCCCTTTTGTTGTATATATCTACATAAAGTAGCTATAGCTTGTATACAAGATATATGGATATGGATAAGTTCGTTGCAAATTGTAAGACAGTATGTAGCTTCCTCTTTGGTAGAGGGGTAGTCTCCCAATACGGAAAAGTCTATTTCGACTCACCGGAGGTGGCAACGGTACTGGGTAATGTGGAGTACAAGGAGGTTATGCTCCTTGAGCGAGACTTTACTCGTATTATAAGATACCATACGTTTGTGATCCGACGACGCGTTAATAGAAAGTATGAATATATACTCCTCTGTAAGGTTAATGAGGTAGAGACCGTACTGGTGACCCCCGATTATGAGACCATACTAAAGGCTAATGAGGAGTATACCAGTATGGTGAAGATCCTGGAAAGTCTTGATTGCTACGAACCGGTCACCTTGAAGTTCCCCAGGACCAATATCTGGGGGGAGACGGTCACCGGCTCGTGGCATTTTGAGCCGATTGTTGGAGGATTCCGATGGAAAGATAGTGCTGGAGACGTGCATATGGATGGGTATCAAGCAATCGTGGGTATGTTGTTTGCTAAGTATTGCAAAGTGTTATGAAAGATTCTAAAGAACCTCGCATATTATGAACAGAAAATTCAAACCCAACTACGACTATTCAGTCAGGAATTCCGATCGATTTGGAGAAAGAAGTCTGTATATTGTAAAGCTCGATGAGGATTTTCATTATACTGAGGCTTACCTATCTCCAGAATTTCTCCGGGAGTATAGTATCGGTAGGGAGTTCGAGGTCGAGCCTCTCAGGTCTCCCTGTGGTACACAAGCTTTCCTGTTAGAACAGTGGGGGAGTTACTATCTTTTGCTGGCTTACCAACGGGAAGCGGTCTTTATGATGAGGGTAGACGATCTGGATGATACTGACCAGATTCTGAGTATAGCTTCTCGTAGCTATCTGGTTCTTAGAACGCTTAACGATCACCCCCAGGGTTATCAGCTCCTTCTTGACTTTGACAAGGTCGATATTTGGGGCAATGAGACGACTGACCAGTGGGCATTTCATTTAGTGGGGGATCAAGACTACATAATAGGTACTAAGGAAGGGAAATTTGTGGATATGCTATTCCTCCGAGACTGGCTCCGGTTTTTGGTGAAGAAATACACCAGTGGGCTCGCCACCTGCGGTGGAAATCCGCTAAGCGGCTCGCCACCTGCGGTGGAAATATAGTAAAATGATTTAGGTATGGGGGATAGTACCGTCAACTACATCGACCGAGACCTGGTGGAGGTACTCACTATGAGCAATAGTTGGGGTACTTGTAACTGCTTCTTCACCACTCGCGAATCCAGAGAGGTCCTTGAGAAAATTCCTGAGTGGGGGCTGACCAGCTCCAGCCGACTCAATCTGGGGGTCATCACCTATCGGTCGTTTATTATTGCCGGGGATAGTCTCCATACGGAGCCCAGGCCCTTTGGGGATACCCTTATCTACAATATGAACGGGGTAGAAGGTACCGTGAGTGGTCCGATGGAGGATCTTATGGAGTACGACCGGGATGCCGCAGGACTGGTGGAGTATATAGCTGCTCTTAACCAAGGAGATAGGGACATTCGTGAGGAAATTGACCTCACCTTCAAGACCACGGGCATCTGGGGAGACGAGATGGAAGAACATTGGCATTTTCGCCCCTGTGTTGGTGGGTATGTCGTGGACGGCCCTTCGGGAGAGCGATTCACGGAAAGATCTTTTGAGCTCACCAAGATGCTATTCAAGAGGTACGTGGGGTGGTGTAAAAGCCACTCCAATAAGTACGATATATAGGTACATAAAAGCCACTGTGTGACTTCGCCACCTGCGGTGTAAATATCCCTATTATGGCCCACAGAACTTTCAAAACAGATAATCGTCGCGACTGCTTTTTCACCCCCACGGAATTGAAGGTGTACCAAGATAACACGATGAGAATTGTGTATGACACCGTACCAGTATCCGGGGATTTTGCTGAAAAGTTTGCGAGATATGAGATCGCGCAGTGGTTTCATCTGACTTTCCCGGTGAAGGTGGATGTGTACCTGATGATTAAGCGCGTAGGTAGCACGGTCACGAGGGGATATATGGTACACATTGGAGACGAGCCAGCCTACTTCAGTGGTTTTGGATATACCTATGAAGAAGTAGCTATGGAGTGTAATAAGATCGTGGAAAAGCTGAAGCTTCGTCTTGTAGATGGACCCATGATGGTATCCCTTATGAAGATCGACCAATGGGATTTTGAAAATCATGAATGGGAGTTTCGACCGGTCGGTCGCAGCGCTGTTAACACAGAGTTTACCAAGAGTGGATCGAAGTTCCGTGGTTTTCTCAATGGGGAAGACCGCGGAGTGAAGACTAAAAGGGAATGGTCGAAGTATTTGTTGGAAAATTATGACCCGATCTATGGATAATTTTACCCCCGATCCCAGCTACTGCGTAGACATTGACCCTATCACGTGGGAGACTGCCATCTACAAATACACGGAACATGGTAAACAATGTATTGAATCCTTCCTCGAGCCGGATATTAGGGCTGAGTTTAGGGGTTTTGCTTCCCATGAATTTCGAGTGCAGCCGGTTTATGACCACACCAGGATGGTGGTACATTACCGGTCCTATATATTGGAACACCAAATTGCCGACGAAGAGCCTACCTATTTCCTCCTCGAGGTGATAAACAACCAGCCCAGATTGTCGTGGAGTGAAGATTATAAGGTCCTGTGGAATCGAGCTGGTCGGAGGAAGGAGTTGGTGCAGAAACTCTCCGTCTGGGAGAAGAAACTTCCCGTAGAGTTGACCTTTTCCTATACCGATCCGTGGGGAGGGGAAGTAGAGGATAAATGGGTACTGGATAATGATGAATACTATTACCGTACTCCGTGGCAAATGACCATACACCTATTTGATAAGTATAAAGATATACTATAATGAACTTTGTTCCCGAGCTCGAGGGATTTGTATTAAGACAGACCCAGTATGAGGGTGAAGTACCTACCCTCGTGTATGATTTGATCATTGGTGAGAAAGGCCGATCTCTCAGTACTGGCCCTTTGCTGGTCCTTAAGAAATATCTGGACCTGGAGGAGCTACGGCGAGATGCCAGTAAGTTTATGAACCTCAACAAGGAGCTTGAGGGGGTCTATACCAAGGCCCATTTTGAGTGGACGAAAGAATTTACCGATGAATGGGGTAATACTATCCAAGATCATTGGGTCTTTGGTCGCGATTCCAAGGGGATATCCGCTGAAGCGGCTAGCCCCGTACAGGGGATATCCGCTGAAGCGGCTAGCCCCGTACAGGGGATATCCGCCCATCTTAATGGGGAGCTGGTGAATATCCTACCAGCGGAGCAATGGATAGCGATAATATACTGGAAGTACCAAGGCTACCTGTAAAAACCGGGTAGGGGTTCCTATATATTTTCATGAGAACGTTTATCCCTACTCCAGGCATGTACCTCCTCCACAACGACGGTCATTGGCCAGAGTTATACCGAGGGGCTAATTTAATATGCTACTTTGACAACCAGAAGGTCTATGACTTCCTCGAAATGGTAGTCAAGGATGGGATGAAACCATATATAATGTTCCTCGCTGAGTTTAGCTTAGGAACAGTACAATATACGTCAGTTATGATGGCGATCAAGAAAGGAGATCGATTCATCTGCAGCCTGATAATAAACACCGGCCATCGGATATTTTTTAAGATTGGCAGTTCAGATAGACTGGAGGAGTTCTTCGGATACGAGGAGTCGGTAAGAGCCTCTATCGAACCTCTCCGGGGTTTTGAACTGGGCACCAATTTCACAGTCTCCTATGAAGTACCCAGTATGTGGGGTATGACCACCCAGGAATGGACCTTCGAAAAAGACCCCACCGACCCTCGCAGGTACCGGGGGTATGTTGACGGAGAGGATATGGGAGTCTTTAGTGTTCGTCAGTGGGTCGGGAAAATCGAACATCGGTATAACAAGGCTTTATAATATGGCAAAGCGGTTTACACCTACTAAGCAAGTATCCTACGATATTAAGATGACCGGGGTATATTTCAATACGGTCTATGGTATTACCCTCACGACCTTCAAGACTATCCCCAAGGAACTGTCCAATGCCGATGGTGAGGTAAAGTTCATGCTAAATACCCTCGAGATGACCTCCGTCTTTGAGTATGCCTCCGTGATTTTCCAGCTGCCTAATAAATACCTCCTTATGGTCAAGATCAATAGTTATGAGGAGGTGATAGAGAGTGAGGATCTGGAGTTTTTATTGGAGCTTGCCGACCAACAAGACCGCGTAGCCGGGATCGTCAAACCTATTGGTAGTGGGGATAAGCAGGTGTTTGAATTTTCCCAGATCGACCAGTGGGGGATGGAGACCACCGAACGATGCACCCTCCAAAGGACGTGGAGTATATATGCCTATGACCTTACTATTGGAAACGAAAACCGTTCCGGGAATGTCAGAAATTTAGCTGAGTACCTATTTAAGAGATATACCCATGGGCCTATTGGATAATTTTTTAGAATATGAATTATACGACAGCTCCTCCGAGAGCTGGAATAGGTTTACCATAAGCCTCCGGGATAAGTATACCCGGGAGTGTGAGTACGACTTTTATGATAAAGAGTTGAAGGAGTTGTTCAAGAACGCGAAGGGTCTCCGAACGTGGAGATTAGACCATTACGAGAGTGCTGGTGGTCGTTACCTGGCTTTTATTGTGAAAAAAGATGGTTATTACCTCATCGAGGCTGTCAATGGTGGGGAGTATGTAAGTCATAGTGAGAAAGTGGAGCAACTCCTCGAGGTCGCCACCAATCACCTCCAGCTCTTCCAGAAAATTAGTAAGGTCTTTGAACAGACTGAAGGTGTTATCACCTTTTTAAGACCGGATATTTGGGGAGGCGGGGTAGAGGAGGAATGGCATTTTGAGGAGAAACTCCACGGCCTGTTTACCTTCTCCTGTCCTACCGGGTCAGGGTTCGGAGCCCCGAAGAACCTCACCCTGAGTCTCTTTGATGAGTATAAGAAGATGTGGTGAAAATCTTTGGGGGTGGTCCTATATATAACTATGGGTGACAAATATAGACTCTCTACAAATAAATATACTTTCTCCTTGGATAGTTGTATTAGATTCCTACAAATAGGAGAAAGCATCATTCAATATAACATGCCGTGGTATTATGACGTACCATTTGCGAATGCTACTGGCCTGGAAGCTTATGCATTAAAGGCATCATCTGAGTGCATTAGAGCAGCTTTTGAGTTATTCTGGACTACTGACGATGGCACAACGAAGTCCGCTATTGTTGTGGACTGTGAATTTCTCCGGACCCAGGTAAGTCCTGTAGTAGAAGTTGGTAAAGAAGACCTCGTACTTTGGTATAAGCAGGTGAATGAAAGACTGAAGTTGTTGGAGATCCCGGAGGAAGGTGAGATATTTCACAAGACTATTCCCACGGTTACGTCGTGGGGTGAGGAAATACACCATTGGAAAATCATCAGAAATAAAAATTTCATCAAAGACCTTACCTGTTTCCTCAATGGGGTGGATCAAGGTACTATGCCATACCTAAATTGGCAGGAGGAACTCCTGAAGAGATATAATCCATTTATTGCTATATGACCAAATTCCAACCAAACCCCAATATACACCTCAGGAATGTGGGGTATGAGTACCAAATCATAAATGGAGAAAGCGCTGCAGCGCACAGCTCCTTCGGAGATAAGGTGGTTACCTTTACCGGAGTGGAAGTATGTTCTTTCTTACACGGTGGTCGTGGGAATACCCAGATAATGGAGCTGCATAAGATAGAGACCAAAAGATTAGTATTCCATTCCTATTTGGTAAGGCATCAATGGGAACGACTCACGGTCCTGGCTCTTATCTATACGGTAAACGGGATAGAGTGTTTGGTCAAACACTCCGATATGGATACACTCCTGGAACACGAGTCCCTTCCCTACGAGGTAGCTAAGACTCTAAGTATCCTAAGTAATGGTAAGGACTGTTCCCTGGAGTTACCACGGAACACTGTTTGGGGGAAGGAGATGGATAAGTGGACGTTTCGACGGAGCCGTGGTGTTGTAGATGGGTATACGTGTTTCACCGGATATTCTTCCAAATACCCCGACGGGCTCATTATGACCGCTAATGGTTGGATATGCAATTTGTTTAACCATTATACGAAGACCTTATGAAATTCACCCCACATAACCTCACGGCACACTCCCCGGTCGGTTGTGATCCTTTTATTAAGGATAATACGCTCTGGGTTACATCTGCGCCAGCAGCTGTTCCATCGGTAAGAACTGATAAACTGTCAAAGACTTTTTTCACCTCAGCCGAAGTGCGCCTGCGACTCTACCGGGCCCGGGAGGAAGACCCCCAGGTGATGCTCCTGCACAGGGAGAAGAAAAAAGGTTTTGTATATGCCTCCTATATAGTGTACTTTAAGAGCCGGGATGCTTATAGCCTCCTCGTGAAGATTAATGATATGGAGCTGGTTCGGGATGGAGACGTGCAGTCCCTTTTTGATATGGAGGCTAATTTCTACGAGCTCGCCATCAAGCTATCCATATTAGGAGACCTAAAGCAACCCACGGCCCTTACCTTTACCGTACCAGATCAGTGGTCGATTACCAGGGAAGAGACGTGGGAGTTCACCAGAGCGATAAACCAGGACCTTACCGGTCGAGCTTATGGGACGGCCATTAAATACGAATCCTGTATGGCCGTATATAAATGGATCTACGTTCTGTTCAAGATGTACAGTGAGCTACTATAAATGGTTTGCCCAGTACTTCATAATCAGATCTCTCGTCTTTTTCATGAACCGACCCTCGGTGAACACGGCTTCTTTCCAGTGTTCTACGGGGATCGGTCTTATTTTGGCCATCAGGGAAGGGTCGTACATACGCACCCCGAAGTCCAGTTTAGCCTTACGAAGGACATTCAAAAGCTTATGGTACTCGAGCTGGGAGATCTCCTTATCTACGGCCTTATCCCAGTACTTTGAATAGGTATCCCGGAACATATCCAGGACCTTAGCGGTGAGTTGGTAACGGATCTTCGGGGGGTAGTAGTGTATATTCCACCCGATCACTCGCGTGCCTTCCGGAGTGTCTATAAGACCGAAGAAAAGGGTCACGGGAGAGGCATCGTAGTACTCCAACTCCTCTTTCATCATTGGGGTGCGATACTCGAAGGCAGCCAGCTGTCCGGGAAGGATAGCTCGAGGTCCAGCAATGGTGAGCTCCTCCAGGACTTTTCTTGCCTTGGGGTCTCTCGTCCCTACATTCATTTTCTGCAGGGGGTCTTTGCGTATCTCCGAGAGGAGGTCGTATTTATCTGGTAAGTTTGCCATATTAGAAGTCAACTAAAGTTGCTCGCTGATCGAAGATCAGAAATCGTACAAATTAAACTGCGTGTCATCCTCTCGAGCTCCACCGGCCGACTCATACTCCGATCTCTGGATCTTGTATTGGGTAGTCTGTTTGAGGGCTTCGAGTTGGACACTCGCCATCACCAGGTCGTCGTGACCAAAGGAGGCGGCATAGCTGGAGGAGGTCTCCTCGAAATTATCCAGTTCGGTGAGGAAGACATCACTCTCATTTAATATATCACCCTTTTCGAAACTTTCCTTAAAAAGCATACAAAAAACTTTCTTGTTCCCCGAGGTGATCTTGATTCCGTAGTGCCATTTTGTTCCACCTTCGTTGTAGTATTTCACCAGGACCGACTCGTCGAAATTGGGGTCCACGGCTTTCAGGGTATGGATAAATAGGTCTCCGTAGGTATTACGTTCTAACGACACCAGGGGAAATTTCAACCTCGGTAGTAAGGTACACAAGGATCTCGCTACGTCCTCCCTACCCAGCGTATTGGAACGGAAGAAACCGACACACTCCAGCCCTTGGGGTATATGCCTATAGAGGGTGATGATGGTGTAGTCTCCACCAACCCCTTCCGCGAGGTCAATAGTGAGGTCTAAGAAGTCCGTCCGGAGCCAGTCTAAGTCGTACTCGGGATGGAAGAACCAGGCCTCGGGGTGGTATACCCCAACAAGTTCCTTATTCACATAGGTAGAACTTAGGGGGATAAGTTTCTTAATGATCTTAGGGTTGACCAGCCCTGTACTCTTGGAATCGAACTCAATACCGAACTGTTTGTTAAACTCCTCTTCGGAACCGAGGTTACCAATCTGTTTTTTCTTCCACAGGGCATCTCTCTTCACCCAACATCGGTTATCTGGATCCCATTCGGGAACTCTATCCCAGTTAACTTCCATAGCGGCATACTCACTCATACCGGTCTTGGCGGCCATATAAAGACGGAAGAATAGGTTACGACCATTGGTGGTACTCGTAATCATCATCTTTCCTCGCGCTGCCTGGAGGGTAGGGAAGATATTCCCGTAGAACTTTTCCGCGACATTAGGATTGCAGTGGGCAGCCTCGTCCCAAAGGAGACAGTGTAGGGTAAAACCCAGAGCAGGGGTGGGTGTGGTAGCATCGGTGAGGATACGACAACCATTGTCCAGTACCATCTCCGACTCATTCCATTTGTATATACCGGGCTTGAGGAAATGGGGCAGTTCTAAGAAAATCCCCTTGATCTTGTCGAGGATTTCCACGGCGGTCTTGCGCTTATTACCAATCACCATCGCATTTTTGTCTACATTGAAACAGATATAGTGGAGCATATGGATGGCTGAGGTAACGGTCTTACCAATCTGTCGAGCCGCACAAAGGATGGTATATCGATTTTCTTTCAGAAATTGGAGGTACTCGAGCTGGTAGTCACGGAGTTTGACATGCTTCACCCCTTCTGGGGTCATAATCTTACAGTACTTCTCCACGAAGTAGGCAATATCATCCCTACATTTCTTCCACTCTTCGATCTCCTCTACCGTCCTTTCATATACGAGGTCGGGCTTTCGGAGTTTGATATTACCATCGACAAAAGGATTCGCGATGAGTCGTTTACCTTTTACCAGGGCATCCACAGCTATTTCAAATGACGCGCTGGACCATACCACCCTCCTCGACCGTACCCCATCGGTCTCTTCCTTGACCGGGTTGAATATGGGTCTTTTTGTTTGGGAGGTCATTTGTTTTTATTAAATAATGGGTTATATTGAAGTTTGGCTCACATAATCGCGCCAGGACGCGCGATCTTTCCTCGACCTATACTAACCCATTAAAAAGATATTTGAAGCGCATAGACGCGCCTTTATGTGCGAAATAAGCTATGTCTATGATATCACTCCCATCATAGATGGGCGTAATCTCATATATTTTGGACATTTCTTATAAAAACACATCTATTCACTCCGGTGGCAGCGCAGTAGGGTGCGATTATGAGCGGTCTAACAAAGCCCTACGGTATAAGCTACTATCGGACTTCATAAAATCACATAGGCAAGCTCGCGTCCTGACGCGGAAATTCACCTACATAAGCCAAATTTAACACATCAAAAAATATCGAAAAACATTCAAATTTGATCATTTTTTGGTAGGTTATGGAGATATTTTTGGAGGTATTTTTAGCTGTTTTTGAGGTGATTTGGGCCCTGTTTTGGGGACACTTTTGGGGTTAAAAATAGGCTCTTTTTAGGCTCAAAAATAGGGTGTTTTTGGAGCTCTTTTTTGACCCAGTAGTTGAGCTGTTTTTGGGGTCATTTTTTAGGGGGCAAGGTGGACTGGTTGGAGAGCTCAAAAATGCACCTAAAATTGGCTCCAAAAAAGCACCTAAAAATGGCTCAAAATCGGCTCCAAAATGGAGTGAAAATCAGCACAAAAATTGAGCTCAAAAACATGCATTTTCGGCGATTTTGCGCGAAACCGCGCGCAAACGCACTGGGACTAACGGTTTGAGCGCAATTTTTCAAACTGAAATTTCCTTATAAGAAAAAAATATAGAAATTAAGGCGCTTTTTGAGCCTCCAAAACGGCTGATTTTTCGACCCTAAATTTGAGCTCCAAAATCGACCCTAAATTTGAGCTCCAAAATGACTCTATTTTCCGACCCATCCAAACCGCGCGCAAACGCACTTTTTGGTCTTCGAGGTCAACAGCGCACAAATGAACATTTTGATGGGCCAAAAATGACCTACTTTTTGACCCCTTTTTTGGACCGTAAAAACCACCCTAAAATTTCCCATCTATACTCACAACAAAAAGACCACCTAATGGAAATGTTAGAAGCCCTTTATAAAAAATTTTTGGAAGTACCCGACCACGCGTCAGAGAAGGTAGCTATCCTGGACCATAACATCAACCACACCAACCTGAATGGTAATGGGGAGATTGAATCCTTAAAATTTTTCCACCAGTACTATTTCTGGGTCGAGAAGACCGATAAGTGGAGGTGTAATTACACCATCCTCGAGATGGGGCTTGATAATGGGGTCACTGCGGTCACTCTCAGGAACAGTATTAATCTGGAGTACACGACGGTGATCGACCACCCCCTCCACGAGGATGATAAGGAATTTCTCCATCTCGTAGACCTGTTCGTGGCGATGGCCTATTACCACCATCCCAAGAGACAGCAGCCTCTGTATGAGCTGTTCTTGGATAAGTGCATCAAGGAAGCGTTTGGGGAGCCATAAAGATGGGCTGTAGCCCAGCCTTCGGCCATAGCACCAAAACAGTGCGGCTCACATAATCAAGCTACCGCTTGCTGTTGCAACGAGTTGCATAATCGCACCCTACTGCGCGATCTCAAGGCGACCTATACTAACCCATTAAAAAGATATTTGATCGCGTCAGGGCGCGATTATGTGCGAAATAGACTATGTTTACGATCTATCCTACCATCGGACTTTAGAGAAATCAATGAAAAAAGCTGTTTTTGTGCCTTTTAGTACCTATTTTCATACCCGATAGCGGTACATAGACGAACCCTAATGAATTTGGATGATCAAAACCAGCAGCTTTGCTGGCAGTAAATCGATAACTTCCATCTATCACCTATCAATACATTTTATCAATCGGAGAAGCCATAAATTAGTCCATCGGATGACGGTCATTTTCGGAGCTCCAAAAAGCGCTTAATTTTCTATATATTTTTTCTTATAAGGAAATTCATGTTCAGAAAAATGGTCTCAAACCATTAGTCCCAGTGGCTTTGGAGACAGTTTTGCCTTCAAAAACGGTTTTAGTGCGTTTGTGCGCGGTCGGAAACCGCGATTTTTGAACCATTTTTGAGTGCTAATCTGATTCATTCCATCTATCACCTATTGATTACTTCTATCTATCGCAACGATAGATGTAGACAGCAGCTCCGCTGATTCATTTTATCAATATCTGTTTTCCACAAATCTACCATTTGGCAGCTCACCATCTCAGGTGGGAATCTCATCTTAAAGAGCCGGGGTTTCTATGGAGGGCCCATCTGACGGTCATAAATAATAGCACCAAAACAGTGCGGTTCACATAATCGCGTCAGGACGCGCGATCTCAGAGCGACCTATACATTTATATTAAAAAGATATTTGATCGCGTCCTGGCGCGATTATGAGCCAAATAGACTATGTTATAGATATTGCATACCTCTCCACAGGAGTCGTTTCCGTCCCAACTTTCAAATTCGACATAAAATTCCCGGAAAATTCTCCTATCTATATTCATAAACGAAGATAGGTATGCAAATTTTTAATGATATTTACGACAATTATCGGAAAGGCCCGGACTACGATCAGTTCCATTCTGATTTTTGTACCCTCGCTTTTGAGTATCCTCCCAAGATATCGATTTTCGGGACGATAGAAAAATTGGAATGGGGGCATATGCTGGTGACCAGCCCGGTAAATGAGACCGTCGAATGGGCCTCCAACCTATGTCGCATTCAGCAGGAGGAAGGCATTACCAAGGTCAAATTCTGGAGCTCCAAGGGGATCTGTGAGGAATACACCATCCCCAGGGTACTATCAGTGAATGACCCGGATCTCCCCTACATCCTGCAGTGTTTTGAAGGAATGTGTTACCACGTAAGTAAATAAGATGGCCAAAAAGAAAGTTAAGCCAGAGGAGGTGATCATTACCCCACCAGAGGACGTACTGTCACAAAATGGGTTCTCCTCGGAAGAGGCGAAGTCGCTCTGTGGCTTTTCCCATATCCGGTATATCATGATCCAGGAGATCGTAAAAAACAAAACAAAAACCTTTACCTACCCCATCAAGGAGGCAGCAGCCCCCCTACGACATGCTAATAAGTACCTGTTGGGAAACCAAAGGGTAATCGTCCCGGGTATGGACACCGATGAGAACTTACAATATAAGTACTCCTATGTTGGGGAGGGCATCCAAATTCACGTATTCTGGGCTACTAAAAAACCAAAATCATGCGACAAGAACTAACCATTTTCTCCGCAGGAGCTATCTTCATCGCCCTCGTGGCTTTAATAGTGACCATTAGTACGGCCGTAAGCTCTATGATAGTCATATTTAACGGTCATCCCCAACTCTCCAGTGCTATCTGGGTTGGTGGTATTGTAGTATTCCTGATCTTTGCCCTGGTGGGTGCATTCTGTTTTAAGGTGACGAAATAATGGTGGAATATATATTAGACGATACTCCAAAGACTCCTTTCCTTATAAAGCATTATGTAGTCATTTACTACCTCCTTGTCATTTTGGTGGGGTTGGTGACTGCCACTTGCTTCTGGAATCATGTGGAGGACGATAAGAAAGTCCCCCTTGTTCTGGGGGTATTATGTGGAACTCCCATTTTTGTGGACGTACTCCTCACGATCTCCATACGTATACTAACTCATCGCAAAAAATGATGCCCAAAATTAAATATATATTGGAACACCCTCAACCGAACCCTAACCCTACCCGGTGTTTTGGGGTCATTGTAATCATTATCCCTATTTTGATTGGGGTGGTATTCGGTATCTGCGCTTGGGATAGCGTAGAAGAGGAGAAGAAGGTAGCCTTCATTATGGCTCTGGTAGCCGGAGTACTGTGGTTGATGAATGGATTTACATTCATTATTGATATTTGCTACAGAAGGTAACAAAATGACCAAAAACATCAGATATATATTAGAGGAACCACTCGGACCCCGGGGCTTTATAAGGCTATGGAAAAATAGCTTCCACCTACACGTACTGGTCATCACCGGTCTCGTGGTGGTCATCACCGGGACTCTTATATGCAGCTTAAACCCAAGTTTGGTCCTGGATAAGGAGATTTTCAACACTCTAAAGGATGCCATATTCAATACCTTCATCGTGAGTATGGCAGTGTTTATATTCACTCTGCTAATTTATGTAGTCAAAATTTGATTATGGCAACACTACCAAAGATAAAAAAAGAAATTAGAACGGTAAAGCTCTCCGAGCTCACCCCGTATCCGGGTAACCCCCGACACAATAACAAATCGGCCAAGATGGTCGCCAAGTCCATCCAAGAGTACGGGTACATCAATCCCATCGTCGTGGATGAGAATCTGGTAGTCCTGGCCGGTAACACGCGTCTCAAGGCCCTCAAGATCCTCCAGATAGAAGAAGCTGATGTGCTGGTGGTCTCCGGTCTCTCCGAGGCTCAGGCTGCAGGCTTTGTCATTGCTGACAACCGTATTGGTGAGTACTCCAAATGGAATATGGCCGGTCTTACTCGAATGGTCGATGGTAAGGAGGTCAATAGTGAGTTTCTCGAAGAGCTCGGTATCCGTTCGGTAGATAAGATGAAAGAGGAGTTGGAGGACCTCATTAACTCATGATTCGTTTTGTTCAACCTTGGGTCAAGGAAATCCCCCAACCCACCACTCTGGAAGAGGCTTTCCGTCTCGGAGAGTTGGCAGGTCGTATCTCTCATCGTTCGGAAGGGAAGATCACCCCGGACAGCTGGAGAAACTTCATCAAGAAGATGGAGAAACTCAACCACCTATCCGTACTCGAATTTGCCCCCATGTACCTCTCCGTACCATTTGACGTTCCTACCAAGGAGTTGGAGGATAATGAGTACACAAAAACCGTCTACGGCGATAGAACAGCCCCTGGCGGGGATGGGTATAAGTATATCACCACCAACTATCGCGTACTCGTGGAGAATGGCTGGACCGATATGACAAAGTACTGGAAGGTCACCCCTCACCATTACCTAAGACATATGTTCCACGTTCAGACGAGTATTGAGATCACCCGGGAGTGGAACCGTCATCGCAAGCTCTCCATCGTGGAGCAGAGTACCCGATATGTCCTCGCCACTCGCGACGGCTGTCTTCCTATCTGCTACGGGGTCACCCCCTTTGATAATGCCGAAGTAGACTATTTCAAGGAGGCCTCCAAGGTATACAGCTATCTGATCCACAAGGGTCGTAGAAAAGATGCAGCCCGTCGAGTCCTTCCCCTGATGACCGCTACGCAGGCTTTCTACTCCGGGTTCGAGGACGATTGGAAGAAGTTTATTAAGGACCGCACCAGTACATCGGCTCATGAGAATATCCGACCCCTGGCTGAAGAAATTGAAAAAATGATATATGGAAAATAAACCAAGGTTGGTTTTCGGACTCGGATCCGGATTTGTTTACGCCTGTGGTGGGGAGGGTAAGTGGAAAGAGGTCCTTCCGAAGGTCCTCTCCTCCGTCCCTAATGACATCCTCATCAGTACGGTCGATATGCCCAAGGTAGCCGCTAAGGTCATCTACGACTGTGTAGGAACAGATCGTCTCTACCTCGACTCCGGAGGTTTTACCCTCTTCAAGTACGAGATGAAGTATGGTAAGGATAACCCCGAGTTTCATGATAAGTGTGAGAAGATGAAGAAAAAATTCCTCTCTATGCTCCGTACTATCAAGCCCAAGGAAGTTTTTGAACTCGATAATGAGTACTTCCGTCACGACCCCGACCTACTAAGCCCTAAGAACTACTGCCGGGAGGAGATCAAGGAGCTCCTGGGTTACTACCCTACCCCGGTCTTCAAGCTCCACCAGGGCTTTCAGTACTGGAAAGACCTGTGCGACTCTGACCTCTACCCTCGCCTGGCTATCGGGGGATTGGCTCAGACCCGGGCGTGGAACACCAATACCGAGGAGCTGGCCTTGATGATGGAGTATGCGAGAGAGAAAGGTAAGAAGGTCCATCTGCTGGGCTGTCAGAATGTGGAGGCTTTTAAGGAGATCCAACCGGACAGCGTGGACTATTCCATTTTCCAGTATGCTATCAACCTCCAGCTGGCCAAGCAAGACCTCCCCGAGCTCAGTGAGTACAAGGATCTCAAGCAACGCACTATGATCTGCGCCGTCAGTCGAGCCAAGCAGCGTAGTTTCCTTTATGACAGTTATCAGAGAGAGAACCGTGAAACAGAAATTTGATAGTGCCACCAACGAACTGGAGATTTTTGGTAAGACCCTGACTGTGGAGCTCTCCGAGAACTACTTTTTCTACCCCCGGAAAATCCTCCGTGGTCCTTGTATAGCCATTGGGGAGCATGGGGTATTCTGTTGCAATAACGGTAAGGTTTGTACGGAACTACCCCTTACCGAGGAGAATTTGAATTATGCCCTGGTGGAGCTCCGTCGGAAATGTTGGGATAAAATTATGAGGGTGATGTTAGACTTATGAGTATGGGAATAATCCAATACAACAATATAGATGAGGTAGGGTACTGGTTCCAGAACCTCCCTCGGGGTAAATATGACTACATCCAAGTAGAAATTATCCAACGGAGGAAGGATGGGGCTACGGAGTACCGAGGGGATCAGCCAGAGAGTCGCACGATCCGGAAATTTTTCCTCAAAGACCCGGAGGAGCTCTGGGCTAAAGCCGAGGATATCCGGGAGATCTGTATAGCCAACAAGGCCCGAGCTTATGTCTACCCTTCCTATGTGAACCGGAAAAAGGTCTACCACGAGATCCTCAAAAAGATGGTCGATCTCGTCACCAGGGAGGAGTATGGAGTATCCGTGGAAAAAATCACCACGGGACAAGCATCTAAGTGCCTCAGTAACAAGTACCTGATGTTTGATGTAGATACCCGGAGTAAGGATACCTTGACCCAACTCATTGAACTGATCAAGGAACATACGACAGTCATTATGGTAAACCATACGGTAAATGGCTTCCACGTGGTATGTAAACCGTTCAATTACACTACGTTACAGCTCCCGGAGAATGTCGAACTGAAGACTAAGTGTATGACCTTGTTATATTTCAACGGGTTGGTGTAAAATCCACTACGCGACTTCGCCACCTGCGGTGTAAAAAACACCGATCTTTGACTTATATATAAACATGGACAACTTCAAGACCTACGACCCCAAGCCAAGCAGGATATGTGCCGAAGGCTTATATAAGCCCGGGTACAGCCTGTACTTTACTACCTGGACCAGGGATATTCGGATAGGTAAGGAGGTCATTTCCTACCTCCATCCAGTACCCCAACAGAAGAGTATTGTTCCGGAGGAAGAGGTATTTAGTGTACTCCCTTTTCAGGAGTACGGATTCAACATCCTCCTGAGACCACAGAGCAGGGAGATAGACCTATATCTCGGTTATATCCGACTACATTCCTACCCCTACTCCAAGGAACAGCTGGATAGCCTCGTGGGGTATATCAGGACTAACAAGGTGGAGCTCTACCGGCTGAACTATTTCACCTCGGTGGATGTGTGGGGTAATGAAGAGGCTTTTGCTCTGGGATGGCATCCCAAGTCCATTTTCCACAGCGCTCCGGTACTAAACTACCGGGAGCCTCTTACCCCTCCTATGGGAGTTACCGAAGTAGCCCGGTGGCTACTGGATAAGTTCCCCCTTTGGGAGCATGTGTCCTTCGTCTATGACCAACCAACCAAGGTCCTCACCTTCACCAGAAATACCTTATGAGCGTCATTATCAGTGGATTTATTAAATGCTTCTCTCCCCCTCGGTCTCGGTTCCCGTGGTTTTTAGTGAGCCTTGCCTTGACGATATGGATAGTGGCTCATTTTGTTAGTGGAGCTCCGGATACGGGACGTATGGTGGGGGGCATTTTGGCTTCCATAATCCCTGGTTTTATCTTCACCTACTGGGTAGGGGTACTATTGGGGAAAATATATTAAAGTATATGATAACAAAAGGGGTGATTAGGGTAATCGGTCAGATCCTTGTCGAACTAACCTTTATGATTCTTTTGCTCGTTGGAACGGCCTATCTGTTCATTACGTGGATTATTACGGTCTCCCAAGGTTGTCCTGATGGCCCCCGGTCATCCATACCCTGGCAATGATCTTCCTCCCTTATGGTCTTTGTGCTCTCATGAACGCTTATCACAAGCATATGTGGAGGAGGAACCTGTTTAGATTAAAAAGAAGGAATTTCCGTCCGTAGGACGGCAATCTCAATTTGAAATATATGGTAAAACTTATTTTCGGCATCATTGCCCTGGTAGTCCTCGTTATGGCCACGGCCCTTGGCATCCAGTGGCTCTTTAATGCTTACCACGAGGCTAATCTCGAATGGTGGCATATTTTCCTCGCGATCGGGGTGGTCCTCGGTCTATCCTATAAAAGTTAATCCTTATGAAAATTTTCATCGATTACTTCCTATATATGGTCATAATGAGCCTTACAGGAATGCTCTTTCTGTGGCTGTTTTGGGGGAAGACCCTGGACCCCTCGTTCCTGTTTCTCTCCCACCTATTCAGTCTGGACTATGCGTTCAAGGAGAATTACGGCAAATCACTTGTAGAAATTTTTTAGTATGAACCACCCCAAGGTATTTATGTTCTCCAAGATGAACCCCGAGCTCAATGCAATCGTTCTCCTTGGAAAGGCCGGACGAAAGATGGAGCTTCCCATTGGCTTTGATGTGAATGGAGTAATCATTGACCAGCATAACGAGGAAGAGTTTCATTGTGAGGAGATTAAGCCAATGCTTTTCCGCATTAGCCATAATGGTGGATCTATCCTTGTTGGCTCCCACCGTCATCCCAAAAAACTCCACCCCCATAAGAGACGGGGGTGGATTTCCCAAGACCCTCACCCCGCGGTGATGAGAGAAGGGACGGTTGCCTTTGGGTCTCGTCGTGGTAATAAACTGATCTTCCGTGAAAACGGCCCCCTCAAGGACGGGGATAAGTCCGTAACCGTAACTAAAAATGGTAGTACGTGGACGGTAAAGGTACTCATCCACACAGGAAAGGTGACTCGGATTGACCAGCAAATCGACTTTTACCTCCCTCATATTGCCCTCGAGATGGCCAGCTATTTCCTCGGTAAGAAACTTTATGTAGATGGAGTGATTTATGGATAGATATGTAATCAAATATATCCAGGGGGCTTATGAGAACCTCTGGGACATCACCAACTATATGGTAGGTACTATGGGTCTGTTCTATGACAAACCCTCTACCGTGACCTCCTCAGGGTCAGTCGTGTGCTACCTATCCTCGGTAAATGGTCATCCTCATGCTCATTTTGCACTTCCCCTGATGGAGGGTAACGCTTTTGGGGACTTATCTGTGGCCATCACCCCATACGCTGAAGCGGAGATCAAGATCGTAGACCGAGAAGGTCATACCATCGAGGAACTTAATGAGATCACCGAGGAGAATTACAAGACCTTTATTCAGGTGGCCGACGCCATCAAGAACAACAAGGGGTCGATATACACAGCTATCGACAAGCGGGGGTAAAATAGTACCACGAAATTCTTATATATAGCATATGGAAACAGAAAATATCATCATCAGCCTCTCCGGAGGCCTCGACAGCAGCTGTCTTGTCCCTTACCTCCTCGCATCCGGAGTAAAGAAGATCAAGGCCTATAGCTTCAAGTGGGGACAGAAACACTCCGTGGAGCTCAAGAAGGTCAAGAAGAACATTCAGTTCCTCCAATCCAAGGGAGTAGACATCACCCATCATATCATTGACCTTACCGATGCTTTCAACGAGTCTAAGAGCTCGCTCCATAAGGGTGGGGAGGCTATCCCCGAGGGTCACTATGGGGATGGAAATATGAAGAGTACGGTAGTGGAAAACCGCAACGTGATCTTCTCCAGCATCATCTACGGTAAGGCCCTTAGCTGGTCTAAGGAAGTTGGTGATGTAGGTATTGTGTTGGGTATCCACAAAAACGACAACGAAAACTACCCAGACACCACCCCCGAGAGCCGTGTGGCCTGCGAAGAGGCCTTCAAAATCAGTAACTGGGGTAGTGAGAATGTAGACTATATCGCTCCCTTTGAGTACTATACTAAGGCCCAACTCCTGCACGAGTCTATTGACGCTATGAAGTCCCTCGGATGGACGAAGTCGGAGGTCAAGAAGTTCCTGAAGAATACTCATTCTTGCTACAATCCCGATTCCGAAGGTCGTAGCTGTGGTAAGTGTGGTACTTGTCACGACCGACTGGAGGCCTTTGCTGAGAACAAGATGAAGGACCCTATTAAGTATGTAGAGTAATTATGCAACTAACAGGAAAAGAAATTTTAGAAAAGGGGATCATCACCAGGAGCTGTCCCGATGGTCTCCAACAACAGGGTATTGACGTGCGAGTGAAGAAGATTACCAAATTCCTCCCTACGTCCACGGGTCATATTGGCCTGAAGTCAACAGCCCTACCCAAGGCCCAAGACAAGGTCGAGATTGCCCCTATCAACGGGGTCTTTACCCTTACCCCCGGCTATTATGAGCTGGAGATGGAGGAAGGCTGCGACATGAAGGATCGCTACGCAATGACCCTCAAGACCCGCAGCAGCCTCTGCCGTTGTGGCTCGGAGATCGTCGGTGGTCAGTTCGATGCCGGTTTTAAGACCAATAGCATCGGCTGTTTCCTCCGAGTCGAGTTCCCCATCAATATCGAAGTAGGGGCTCGTGTGGCCCAGACTCTCGTTCATGAATCCACACCGGTCATCAACCTCTACGATGGTCAGTGGCAGAATGACAAGCAACGACTATAATGGCTTTGTATATCTCTTTGGTTATCCTGTTGGTCTTTACGCTGGTATTCATGTTCCTCTCCGCGATGGACTCGAATATCCGTAAGAACAACGGGATGTTCCTTACTTTGTTGTTCGCAATGAACCTTTTTTGGCTCGTACATTGGTGTATTAAGATTTTCGGGAGTGTTTATGGGATCAATTAGTCATCGCCCCCGCGTAGCGGTGGAATATCCCATCGGATACCTAAATCTGGACGGGTCCACGGACTATGACTTTGTGCTTCACCATCTTCTGGATAACCCTACCTATCGTAATTGGTATAAGGCTTCGCGAAGGACCCGGGGAGCGCTCCCCGGGGGCTCTACGAGGATAATGATTCTGGACAACTCCGCTTACGAGTACTTCATTCGTGGCGAGGAGCTGGACGTGGAGCATTTCATCAAGTGTATTGAAGACCTCCAACCCGATTACTACCTCCTCCCCGATGTACTGATGGATAAGGAGAAGACGATGGAGATGGTGAGGAACTGGCCAGGTACGACCGTGGGAGTAGGCATTCCTGTCCTCCAGGGTAATAGCCTTGCAGACTTCCGAGAGTGTCTTAGTCTTTATAAGTCCCTCGGGTACAACTACATAGCTATTCCTTTCCATAACCGATTCCTGTGGGAGCTGGGTGGTAATCCGATTATGACCGAGGCCCCCGACGACCTCCGCTATGCTGTGGGGAGACGAATCTTACTCAGTAAGCTGAGCAAGGATCTGGAAGGTCTTTCCGTACACCTCCTCGGTACTCACCATCCTATTGAGTTCACGGAGCTCCCTCCGTTCGTCAAGACCATTGATACGGCCTATGCTGTCAAGCAAGGGGTAATGGGAAGAGGTCTGTATGACCGAAAAGCTCACGTACTCATTGACGACATCGGGATGCTTACCCCGGCCCAGCTGTGGAAGGTCCAGTCCAATGTTCAGGAGTTTATCCAAATGGTAAAATATGGGGAGTAAATCCTGATATATATTATAAAGCCCCATACACAATTTAATTTATGAGAATAACCAAGATTTTTACTGCGGAAGGCAGTCACGTGGTCAGAAACTGCACCTCAAAGCGCTGTTCCCATAGCGTACACGGCCACAGTTATAAGATTGAAGTGGAGTTTGAGGCCACTCGTCTTGATAACGCCCAGATGGTAATGGACTTTGGTCTGATGAAGGGTTCTATCAAGGAGCTCATCGACTCTATGGACCACTGTCATATCATCGCGGACACGGAGTCGGAGGAATACATCAATTTCTTCAAGGCTCATAACGACCGATATATCATCACCCCATTCAACCCCTCGGCAGAGATGTTGTCGGTGTTCATTTTCCGACTCGTAAGTGACCTACTCAAGGACTCGGTCTTTGCTAATGGGGAGAGTGGTATAGAGGTCCGCTCGGTCACGGTTTGGGAGACGGCTACCGGTCGTGCCAAGGCCACGTTCGAAGATCTCAATTTCCTCCCGGACGACTTCTACCAACGACTGAGATTCTCCGAAGGGGTCACTAGCGAATGGGGTGACACTCTCACGGGATGGTGGTTCTTGGGAAATAAGGTCCATTACCCTGCCGTTACCCAGCAGATTGAGCTCCGATGAGAACTCTCGTAGACGTTATTACGGACGGAACGGCCACTATCGTGGAGAGTACCGTCTTTAACCAACTGGAAGGGGATAAGGAGGAGGCCAAGCGCCTCCTCCAAAGTATCCTACGGAGTGACGATTTTAACCGGGCTCTGGATATTATCTACCAGCACTGGGAAGAAGATGGTTCCAAGGAGATCTATACCCCTATCCGATATACCGGGGATAGGAAGAAGGTCAAGATCGCGAGAAAATTTGCCGAAGGGGACTGTGCTGCCCACCTCATCCAGGCCGGTTATGCTATCCAAGGAGGTTTTCTCAAATTCGGTAAGAATAAGGTGGTATTTGGGAATGGCAGCCCCCGTGGGGTCAGAGCAGCCCGAGGACTGGAGCTGGAACACGACCTTCTCATTGACATCAAACAGGCTATCCTCCATCGTGTGACCGGGGAATGGGCCTCCCGAGAAGACCTCGCAGTTCCGGGTAATCCTAACTACACGAAGAAAGGGACTATCCTCCACCCTCATGTGGAGTCAGCTCCGTTCATCGATAGGGTCATTGCTAACCTTAATACCATCAGTGTAGATGAAGTGAACTCCATTGTCCTTCTCACCGGCTCCGGAGACACGAAGAGAAACCGGGATGGGTGGATTTTTGATAAGAATCTGGTCGTGAACAAGGACTTTACTGGATCCGAATCCGCCAAGGTCATCGCCGATATCACAGTGGAGATCCCTGGTAAGACCCCAGTCTATATCAGCTGTAAGATGGATACGGCTCAGCTCAGTGGTATCAGCGTGAACTTCATGAATACCTCCGACTGGGATAAGGATAAGGCCTTCGGGAATTTCTTCACGACCTTTGGTATCGACCCTGAGACGGTAGCTGACTGGTATAGAAGTGGAGACGGAGCAAAGTTTACCGAGGAGATCACCGGTAACCCCGATATGACCTCCCTGGGCTGTCTTATGGCTAAGCTCATCGGAGGAGACTACGTCTACCTCACCCCGACTAAGTGCATCGAAGTACCGTCGGAGAAGGAGATGGCTACCTCTATTGCTCGCAAGATGAGACCTACCCGTTACCGGATCAGTGCTGGGGCAGGTAAGACCATTATGATCGACTATAAGATCGGATCCCTGGGAGTGGCCTTTGAGTTCCGTACCGACGGGAAGGGAGGGAGAAAGTACCCCTATCGACTGTTCCCTAAGGTGCAAGTGGCTAAATTGTTGGAGAATTTATGACAAAAATATCAATAAACGAGATCTTCGGTCCTACCATCCAAGGGGAAGGGGTATGGACTGGCTGTCCTGCGATCTTCGTACGACTCAATGGATGTAACCTCCGTTGTGTCTTCGCCGGAGGGTCTATCTGCGATACCCCTTATACCTCTCACCACGCGGAGAAGGTAGAGCCTATGGAGATTTCCGAGGCTATCCGCGAGATCGAGGAGAAGATGAAGGGGAATACTATCACCGACCTCGTCATCACCGGTGGAGAACCCCTCCTCCAGAAAGAGGCTCTGGGAGAGCTCCTGAGGGAGTTTAAGAACCGACACAAGGAGGTAAAGATAACAGTGGAGACTAATGGTAGTATCCTCCCCACGGAGACCCTTTTCCATTACGTCAGTCTCTGGTCAGTATCCCCTAAGCTCGCTAACTCGGGCTGTTTTGAGGGGACTGATATCCCCGAGAAGGAGAGGAAGATGCACCACAAGAACCGTTATAATCCCAAGGCCTTGTCGGAGTTTGTCGCCCAGGCCAATGCCTTCCAGTTTAAGTTCGTCTATACCAACGACGAGACGGAGAAAATGGTCGATGAGGTTATGGACCCCCTGGTGAAGGAGTTTGGCTCGTATGTCCATAGTCGGGTACTCATCATGCCCGAAGGTCAGACTCTTTCCCAGATCAACACAAGTACGGAGAAGGCCTTACCCGTCTGTTATAAGCGCGGGTGGAGGTTCTGTGACCGACTTCATATCCGTATTTGGGGGGATAAGCGAGGAGTGTAATGGTCCTTGACCCTAACCTATTAAGAATCAACCAGTTGGTGGGAGGAAATCTGACGAAATTCTTCCACCAACCGGTCGTTCTATGCGAGGTGGATAAGATCAACCCCTATGCCGATGATGGGATTTACCAGTACGGCCCGGAGAAATTCGCCTGGTGGAAAAAGGGTCGTAATTATATCCCGATGAAAGCCTTCACGTGGCTCGATGGAGGGGTAAAGGAGATATACTTAGGAGACCTCCTCACCAACCAGTACGAAGAGAAAAGGTACTGGATAGTAAAATACCTCGGATAATCTCCTATATTTATCCATAAAGTATAACTTAAAATGTAGACCTTATGGACCCTCTTATGGAGTATTACCTTTCTAAGGAAAATGAGGAGTTCTTCCTCCACCTCGATCAAATCTATTCAGAACAAGTTAATTAACACATATATATGGATGTACGAAAGCTAAAACGCGTTTACGAGAAGGATTTTGTTGCCGATGAGGCCTATGTAAAGACCCTTCCCGACCTGCAGAATACCCAGGTGCATACTATCCCCATTGAGATGGTAGGTATTCACGGATTTCACATGCCCCTGAAGCTCCGAAAGAAGTCCGGGGGTCTTATGGATATCAATGCCAATATCACTGGTACAGTCAGTCTGGAGGCGGAGAAGAAAGGCATCAACATGAGTCGAATCATCCGCACGGCTTATAAGAACCAGGACTCAGTCTTTGATATCAACGAGCTGTGTAAGGTCCTCGACCAGTACAAGAAGGACCTGGACAGTTTTGATGCCCATATCACTATGTCTTTCGACTACTACCTCTGGCAGGAGGCCCTTCGCACGACTAAGGAAGACGGCACGAAGGAAGGTGGTTGGCAGTACTATCAGGTCTCTTTTGACGTGGACCTGGACAGGAGAGGTAAGTACCGCAAGGTTATGTGGCTGGACTTCGTCTATAGCTCGGCCTGTCCCTGTAGTACGGAACTTAGCCTTCATGCCGCGGAGACCCGCGATGTCTATGGTATCCCCCACAGTCAGCGTAGTGTCGCCCGTATCGGGATCGAGATGAACGATATGATCTGGATTGAGGACCTCGTCGATCTCTGTCGTGAGACCCTTACGACGGAAACCCTCGTCTTCTGCAAGCGTCAGGACGAGCAGGCTTTTGCCGAGAAGAACGGGGCCCAGCCTAAGTTCGTCGAAGATGCAGTGCGAATGCTCGGTAATGCCATTGGTCAGATGCCCGGGGTAGGTGGCTTCAAGCTCATCGTCAGTCACCTCGAGAGCCTCCACAGCCACGATGCTATTGCCGTGATGGTCAGTGGGGATGGGTTTACTAAGGACGTCAGTGTTGACGAGTGGAAGTCTCTTAAGCGATAAGACTATGGCAAAAACCCACCACCAACTCGACGGCCGAGAAATGTGGATCTTTGATGAGCCTAAGGCGATAGTGACTATCTACTACCCCGGCCTTCAGAGTAACTGGATCGGAACGGTCAGCCGTTACGTAGAAAACTGGTGTGACGAGGGATTAGATGTCCGTACCTATGCCGAGGCCAAGAAACTGGCAGAGGAATGGTGTAAGGAGATCGAGACCAAGCACAAGGACGACTGGCCAAATAAGGACAAGCGACTGGAAGTACTTCAAAACGAGCTACTGATTAAGGATGCGAATAATCTATAACCGATTCCTTCCGTTCCCGGGTTACACTGCGGTGAACCTCTTCGGGGTACTCTTTGTTCGTAAGGAGCATAAGAGTAAGACTGGGGTAAAATTCCGGATGATGGTTACCCACGAGACTATCCATACTAAACAGATGCAGGAGATGGGATATATCTTCTTCTATATCTGGTACTTAGTCGAGTGGCTCATCAAATGTCTATGGTATTTCAGTCCCACGAAGGCCTATTATGCAATTTCTTTCGAACGGGAGGCCTATGACAAGCAGTGGAACGCTGCCTATCCCTCAGAAAGGAGACCTTTTGCCTGGGTAAAGCTCCTGTATGTAAAAAACCGGAAGCATTCTCCTATATATTAATGTAAGCAAAAAATAACTAAGTATGCACCTCCTACATTTTGAAGATGACTCGACCCCTTGCTGGTCGGAACTATCCATCGACGAGCTGAAAGAACACCTCCGGGAAGAAGAGTCCTCGTGGTATAGAAAGACTTTTAGTCAGGAGTCCGCTTCTACCACCCTCAATAATGTGGAGGTCATACTCAGTTACTTAGATGCCTCCCCCCACACAAGTGACCTCCAAAAGGCCGTGTGTGTGGTCCTATTCAAAAGTTATTTCAACAAATTCAAGAACTATTTATCTATATTTAAGTAATTATGCGTATCAATGAAGCAAAGCAGGGTGAAGTCGTATTTGCAGGTGATCAGGCCTACAAGATCATCGAAAAGATCACCTCTGGTGTTATTGTAAAGAACGTGGAAACGTCCGCGGTTTTCCTCGTCACCGAAGACGTGGAGGTAGTCTCGGCTGAAGACAAGGTCCAGGCCGTACTAAATAAGTTCATCGATAAGGTAGGCGAAGCCTTTACTAAGGAACTGGGGAGTCTTGAGTCCGACGACGATGAAAGCGCTGAAGCGCACAGCTCCTTCGGAGAAGACGAGTACGATGAGGAAGATGAAGACGAGGACGACTACGACGAAGAAGATGCTGATGAGGAGCTCTACCACGAGTGCGTCGAAGAAGTAGTCGAAGACCTCAAGGACAATGGTCTCGTCGAAGCTGGTGAGGCAGCCGAAAACATCCTCCTCGATACGGAAGCACGCTATAATGCGGCTATCGTAGATGCTATCGCGAAGATCCGAATGTTCCGTTACTCGGAAGATCCTGAGCTCCTCGACGATATTGAAGAGACGCTCTTCACGCTCTTTTAAGCTCACCACCCGAAAAACACATAAAAAAGGGGAGACGATTTCTCGTCTCCCCTTGTCTTTTTAGGTTGGTTTAGTACCTTGGTGAACTCTTAATACCTCCGGTACGGTAGATAGTAAGCGTCTGGACCATCTTACCTGTCCCACGGGACGGCTCGATGTCAATATCCAGAATGACCATCTCGTTATCAATGACCTCTGGGGTATTGTTCTCACTGTCACATTTGGTTCGGTAGTCATAGACCCCACCATTAGCCCGGATCAGGTCGAGCTTCACATCGGCCTTGGCCTTGATCTTCTCGCGGAGCTCCTGAGTATTCAGCTCCCACTGGTACCCCCGGAGCATATTCTCAATCTCGTTCTGGAGGAAGATGACCAGCTCCCTGACATGGACCTTAGAGAGGGCCGAGACGGGAGTCTGCTTAGCCGTCTGATTGGAGTTGATCACTACTCCGTAACGGGGTAGTCTCACGATAGCGTTGACACCAAATGGCTCCAGGACATCCAGATCCTTCCTCGCGTAGCTGTAGTCAGGACCGACGAGACCGTTATATTCCACGAGACCGTGGTTAGGACCGGCGACGATATAGTAGGGAAGACGGTTCTGCCACTTGTCGATGAAGAGGTTACTAACAAGAGCTGCTGAGGGGATAGTCTGCTTTACTGCCCCTTCCTGGACGACCAGCTGGGTATAGAAAGCACACCAGGACGCTCCCTGGGTCTCCGCGGGAAGGCTAATACCGTTCTGCATCTTTGTGACCTCCTTCATATCAAAACCTCCGTCGTAGCGGGAATGACCACAATGGCTCATGATAGCATCCATCGGAGGGAAGTTAAGGAGAGCGAGGGCATTGTCCTTAGCCATAGCGATACCCGACAGCTGGCTCTTCATGCCATAACCGGGGTAAGACTGGAACGTGTCGATGAGGTAGTGGTAATCGACGTCGATGTTATTGGTCAGAGCCTCGCGGATACCCTTGTACGAGAGGACGCCGAAGATCTTGTCCTGGAGGGTCTTACCCGCATCAGTGCGAGTGATGGACTTGTACTCATACCCTTCGAGGTAGAGACCTGTGGGGTAGATATGAACCCCGGCATCAATAGCATTGCGGAGCTCCGTACCAGCCTCGAGGTTACCGAGACCGAGACCCGAGCAGACGAGGGAGAAATAACTCCTTACCTTCGTAGGCTTGACGATCTCAGCCAGCTTATCCTGCAGACCCTTGAGCTCTACTTCGAGCTTGTCGGTATTCTCTCCAGCGGTTTTCTTAGTGGCCATCTCAACCTCCTTGTCTCGGATCTTCTTCTCCGTCACCGTCTGTTCCTTCGTATACAGCTTCTTCGACGAGGCAGGGGCGAGCTCCCCACGGTCATACTCAAACTCTCCATCAGCATCGAGGTCAGCTTCGGCGATCTCGTCGAGGAAGAGCTCATTGAAATGCATCAGACACTTGTGGTTGTTGTAGTCGAGGTTGAAGATAAGGTCGAGGGAGATATAGTTACCCAGGCTATCACGGAAGTTAGGAAGGAGTGTACCGGAATAGTGACCGAGGAAGTTACTGGTGCTAACAGCCGCCATATCATCCAGGGCATCGGCTTTCTCGCCATAGGAATTGAGGTATCCGGGATTGACCTTTACCTGACCATCCTCTACCACACAGAACTTCTGCCAGGCGAGGATAGCTTCATGCTCGGAGGTGATCCACTGCTGACCATTAATACGAGGGAGCTGCTTCACATCGACCCCGGTGAAATCCTTCCACTTAGCTGCTTCTGCAGAGATGGTGATATTGAAACGCTTCTTCTCGTATCGGGGAGCGACCTCAGTCCATTCTTCTGTGCCGGCTTCGGAGACCTCACAGATGACAAATTCCTCAGGACGGCCACCCTGGTAGGTCTTGATAGACTTAAGAACGGGATACTGGTAGTACTTCTTACTCAGCTCTTCGATCTTCGCTGGGGTGGTGGCTGCGTTGATCTCCGCGGCCGTCGGCACGTCCCAGTAGATGAGATCCCCTTCGGAGTCCTTAGCATAGACAAACTGACAAGGAAGGCTGGAGCCGAGGGAACCGGTATATTCAAAGAGGGATTCCTTATTCAGGTTACCCTTGAACACATACACTTCACCGAAGTACTCATCGAGGTAACGATCCTTGATCGACTCGAGGTAGGTGGGGAGGTCTTCGCGGTTGTTGGAGAACCAGTCGGAGATCTTCACGGCATAGCCCGAAGGGACGGTGGGACGGAAGAAGACTGTTACGGAGTCGTCCTTGGTCGAAGTCTGAACGATACGGACATAGCCGTTCTTATCCCCCTTGGAGATGCGGATATCATGAAGACGGTTAGCATCCACGCTCCAGAAACGGTTTGTGTCGTAGATAGATACGACCCCGGTATCACGCTGACCCTTGGTGGTGGAGGCCACGACGCACTTACCCCCGCGGACCTTGGAGAGCCCGTCGAAGATATCTACCCCGGAGAAGGTATAGATGGACGATTCCTCGGGGGTTTCCCCGGCATTAAATGGCTTGATATTGAGTGCGAGGATAGGACCACGATCCAGGGCCTGGATAGCCAATCGGTGGAAGTATACCCCACGCTTCTCCATTCGGCGACTGATATTACCGAAAAGTTGGATGAACTCGGCGGCGTCCTTGATGTAGACAGGGGTGTTGAATGGTCCAAGCTCTGAATAGCCCACGACAAGACGGAGAGTGACCTCCGTCCCCGAGGGTATAACCGACTTGTCAAACACATACCTGTAAACGCCGGCAGATTTGATTCTGCTTAGGTAGTTTGGTAATGACATATATAAATAGCTATTTTCTATATTATAATAATGCCCTGTTGGGTAGGCTTATAATAATACGGGAAAATCCACTACGCGACTTCGCCCCTTTTGGACAAATTGGAACCTGTATTATGGGACAAATTGGAGAACTCTGGGGAACATTTTGGAGGTCAAAAAATGGCAATTAAAGAAATTTGTCCGGGGCACAAACTGGCCAATTAAAGAAATGACAACAGGGTTGTCATCGCTTAATTAAGGAAAATTTTCCGGAGTAGTTTGCATGATACATCTCCGCCACAGGCGGTAGTTTTATCCAATGAATATGGTGGTCATCCAATCAGCTTCGCTGCTGGCAGGCCCATTCCCTTTTATTATGCACTATCCAAACTCCCGGAGTTCCCATAGCATTTTGGGTCTCAAAATGGCCTGTTTTTGCTGTTTTTAAGCATTTTCTTGAAAGTTGGGAGGGTGGTAAGATCGTAAACATAGCTTATTTCGCACATAATCGCGCCCTGACGCGCGATCTCCCCTCGAGTAATATAAATGTATAGGTGACCTGATTTGAGCGCAGTAGGGCGCGATTATGAAGCTCAACACAGTTGCGCCGGGTTGGAAACCTGAGCTCAGAATAAAATCAGGTCGTCCCGTGGGGTAGTCTTGTACCTCAAAATGAGCCTTTTTATAGCATTTAATAGGGGATTTAGATGACGAGCTGTTTTAGAGTCAAAAATAGGCGTAAAAATCTGATATCAAAAAGTGCGTTTGCGCGCTGTTTGGATGGGTCGGAATTTGGGTCTCAAAATAGGGTCATTTTGGAGCTCTTTTTTGGACCCTCAAATTGCAGTGCTTTTTCGCCTCGAAAAAGGGCCTCAAAAAACGCCTTAATTTCTATATTTTTTTCTTATAAGGAAATTTCAGTTCCGAAAATTGCACTCAAACCATTAGTCCCAGTGCGTTTGTGCGCGGTTTTGGCCATTTTGCGCATTTTTGCGCATTTTTGGCCTCGATTTTTGCACTGATTTTCACCGCATTTTCAGGCCATTTTTAAGCGCATTTTTAGGCTCTTTTTCGACCCCCAAAATCAGCCATTTTTTGAGCTCACTTAGGAGTCCACCTTGCCCCCTAAAAAATGACCCTAAAAATAGCCTATTTTTGGCCCTGATGGAGATGACGACAAAGTGACCATTTTCATCCAAAAATAAGGGAGTGACTCATAATCAATTTCCGCCAATTAAAGAAAATTTGCTGGATACAAAATCAGCAATTAAAGAAATGACAACAGGGTACAAACCAGCTTATTAAAGAAATTTATCCGGAGTGAAATCGACCACAGGTGGCTCGCTGCCTCTGGTAGAAATCGACCATTTTGCTTAGAGATTTTAGGAACACAAATACGACAAATAGGAACATTTGGAATGGGAAATTCAGCTACACTGCTTCGCCCCTTTGGGGACAAATTGGAACATCCGACTGAGTCGTCTGTGCCCTTATGGAAACATCTGTCATATTACATTCATCCAATTTCCCAGGGTGAAGCCATTAATAATAGCACCAAAACCCTATGGCTCATTTTAACGCGATTTAACGGCCTCAAATGTGCTCACCTATATAAATGTATAGGTCACCCCGAGATCGCGCGTCCTGACGCGATTATGAAGCTTATAGGCTATGTCTATGATGGTAGCACCCATCCAGATTTTCAAAAATCACTATTTTCTCCAAAAAATCAGGGGCAACCTTTCGGTCACCCCTTAATTTTACCCCAACAAATAGGGGCTAATAGCTTTGGTCGTTCTCTGGTTACCCCAGTTGTAGGAGAGTTCGACCAGATACCTACCCTTTTTTAATGGGGAGGCTGAATTGTATCCGAGGACGAGACTCCTCATCCCGTGGAAATTATGCACCGTGAGGTCTTGGAGGGATTGTATCTTCCACCGACAGTCCGGCAAGGACCAGTGCAGACCCCCTTCGATCTTGGGCCGGAGGATGAGTACGTCCTCCTTATCCTTGGCTGGTCGGGTGTCGTAGAACCCGGGGAGGAACACCTCCCTCGTCCATATCTGGGTACTCGGACATTGGATAGGTCGGGGATCGGGTTTTTTAGCGACAAATTTCATCACTGCACCGGGATCCATCCACCAATCCGGGTTAAGTCTCTCCAATCGACTGGCATAGGCTTCCTGGTCCCGCTTATATTCTTCGAACTCGGTCTCCGGGAGCTGGTAGTAATGGACCTCGTCTAAGGGTAGGGAAGCATACATCTTGAACTTCTGCTTTTCCTCCAGTACCCTTTCAATGGATATGGAGTAGTCGGTTGGAACTAAAAAAGGATTGCGATCTTTCCTATCTATCCCTAAGAACTCAATACTCACATTAACCGTATCCACGACCTCTATCTTCACGACCCTGGTGTAGGTCTTACCCGACTCACCAGTAAACCGGAAAGTATGGTGGTACTCCCCCGGTCTCTCGTAGAGGAAGGTAAAGGTCAGCTCGTTGGAACTAAACTCTCGGATCTCCCCATCTCGTGAGCCCCTAATGACTTTCTCCGGGAACTTCATCGTACCCCGGATAGTCGCTCCGAGGGAATGGAAGAGGTTTGGCATTTCCTCCAAAGTCTCCGGCCACCTCATCTCCATAGTACCCCAGGGCCCGGTAACTCCATTCACCTCTCGGATGAGGATGGAAGGAGGGTTGTCGGGGTCGAGTATATCATTCCCTTTCCAATTGCTGTCATCAGTACCCCACTCCAAATTAAAATCCTCTTCACTCGAGAGTTCGGTGTAGGTACTATTGGAATGGTCGTAGAGGAGTTCGACTGTACCCTTGGCCTCGCTAATGACACCACTGTGGTGGACATCAAGGTGGATAGGTAGGAGGTCTTTCTCCAGGCTATTACCTATCTGCCACATCTTCAACCGGAGATCGTCGTGAACCCACGTTTGGTCGGAGTCAATCTCGGCTGCAATCAGGGTAGTCCTGGTCTTGTGTTGGAGGGGCGTATTAGAGTGTCTGATAGGCTGGCGGGAGTACCTATAACCATCCTCGGTCCAATGTCTCGTGAGCTCATACGTTTCCCCGGGGAACTCCAGCCAGTCGAAGATTCCGTTTAGGTGTCGGTAACTACCTTTTTGGGCATATAGGTCGATGGTCTCCAGGACCTCCCTTCGCTTCTCGTTGATGAGGGCCCAGTCCGGGTGTTCTTCTCGGGGATCGCCTCGCCAGGTGGAGAGGATAGTATCCAGGGAGTAGTTCACCCCGAGGTTCTCCATAGTTATCCCGAGGTTTTCTTTTTCCCCTTCTACCTCCACTCCGATTTTTAGTTCACTCTCCTCTCCGTCACTATAGACGTCTATGGTATAAATCCATTCCCCTTCGTGATCATTTCTGAGGAAGAAGGTCACCGTGTCATCGGAAACTGACACCCTGGTGTCCACGACAGTGGCCGTTCCGTCCAAGTTAAGGTTACCGGGAACTATTACGCCGTCCTTTATGCTCTCATAATCCCTGGGGTAAATGGTGTTCTCCGATCCATTGGGGGTGCTGACAAAGACCCCCTCGGGACAGGTGAAGGTGGCATAACCCTCCACATAGACGCTTAGGGAGGACCATACTCCGAGACCTACTTTTTTAGCCCAGTAGATGGGGTAGGTATGCCCCTCCTTGTAAATCTTTACTCCCATACGATATTAATTGGTTGAGTAGTAATTTCCTGACCGGATTTGTTCCTCCATCTCCACCCCCCCATCAGCACCGGGAAAGAGGTCGGGGAAGATAGGAAGATATTCCCATGCTCGTCCAGTCCTCGTAAGGGGTTCTCCCCGGCATAAACCTTGACCGTATGTCGGGCTACTCGGTAAGTACCAGTGCGTTCCTGCCAGAGGAGCTCCCGGTCTTCATATTCCCCATTACGGATAGCCTCCTCGTTCCTCTCACTGAGGAAATAGACCGATACCCCATCGACCTCGGGGCAAGCTTCCTGTATGGCCTTGGTGATATCCGACTTAGGGACGTACCGGTCATCGGTGATGTTGGAGAAAAAGTTCGCGAGAGTAACCCGGATCTTTTTATTTACCCCATCTCTATCGACCGAACCCTTGCCACGCAGGTAAATATAAGCACAGTACTTCCATATCTCCAGTTCTTCGATCTGGTAGGTAGCCCCGGCGAGGAGCTTTCCTCCGTTATAGATGAGTCCTTGGATAAGGTCTTTCTGAATATCCGTGAGGAGCAGGTCTTTCTCCGTGAGGTCAAAATAGGGTTTGCCTTTGAAGCTTCTCATAACCAGGGATCGGATGACGAGAGATCCGGGATCCGACCAGGTCCTGTTGTACCCCACAAAGGAGAACCGGGAGAGGAACAGGTCGAAATTCTCCGGACTCACCAATACTAACGATCGGGAGTTATATCCGATCATCTCCCTCACCTGCGATTCCAGTTCGGCATCCGTACCTCCGGTGACTGAGTTGCCAGAGGCCAACCTTAGTTCAAATAGGAGGTTACCATCGACCTCATCCCCATTGTCATCCATAAGGAGGTTACGAAAGAGGAACGTCTCCTGGGGGTCGGTTATATTCCCCGATTCCCCATCATGAAGGAGGTATTTCACCTCCACAGCCTGTCCCTCGTAAGGTATGGCTCCGTGGAAGCCATTACCAAAGACCACATCGACCCCGTCGGTGATACTCGTTCGTACGTAATAACCCTTCTCTCCCTGAGCCAGGTCGTAGAGAGAAGCGACTTTCTTCCACAACTCCCCACCAACCTTGACCTCTATGGTGTCCTGATCCAGAAAACCCAGATGACGGATATTGGTCGTGAAGAAAGACTGCCCCGTAGCGGCAAACCTCTGGGTCTCATACTTCCCTTGGATAAGGTGGAAGAGCTGGTCGGTGACCATATCCCCGGTGGAGATAGCCGTGGCCGTGGAGTCTAAGAGAAGGGTATACATTACCCCGGAGGAGCTCACCACAGCCGTGCCGTTAGATAGGTAGACGGACGTGGTGGTCTTGTTATGAGGTTTGTTATAGAGTCGGACCATACACCGCGCTGCTGTTCCGGTCGATGGCTGGTAACCGGTAAGACTAGCCAGTCCGTAAATGGATTTCCTTCGGGTCGCGGTGTGTTTGTTCTGTTCGGTGAGAGCATCTTCGACATAAGCGATGAGGTTATGTCCCACGGCCGACACGGCCTGGATAATCTGCCCCACGACACTCGAAGGGTTAGAGGCGGTGTTATCCCCGAACCTTCCCAACCAGTCCTGGATAGAACGGAGGATATGGTCGAACTGTATGTTTTTCTTGTTTATGAACATATTTAACTTATTTGGTAATTAACAGGACGGATGGAGTCATTTTTCCTCAGTTCTATCTGGACTAAGGCAATATCCCTCTCCGTTCCTTCGTGGAGGGACACTTTTACGGAGGGGTTCCACCCCCTCAGGTCGAGTTGGTTGAGGTCTTGGATGACCTCCGATTCTATCTGGGAGGCTCCCACCAGGGTATCAAAAAGTAACCTCTCGTATTCAGTTCCGTACTCGGGGTTAACTGTGTCTCCGGGGTGGGTGTCGAAGAGAATGTCAATCTGTTGGAGGACGTAGTCGAGGTCCTCGACGATAGGGGTGGGTCGGATGGAGAGATCTATCATAGGTTTAGATTATTTTAACTTCACCGGTCGTTACCAGGGTCATATTCTCATCTAAGATAAGGTATCTGGAGTAGTCTCCGGTAGCTTGGATATTAAATACCACTCCAGCATCGACCCTACCAGTCTCCTTGTATAGGTTATCTCCTATCTTCAGGTGGAAGGTCTTCACAGCACTCTTGTACCGGTCGAGGTTGATGGCTACGTTCTCCCTGACGCCACTATGGAGGGTGAGGGTAGAACCGGGGGACACCCGGAAGAAGACCGGTTGGATGATCCCTGCATGGGCATCGACCGGACTATCCAGTTTGATGATATTGACGGTCGTATTATTGACCATTCTCATTATTTTTTGCTCCATATTTTCATTTCTCTTATATAATTCCGGGGTGATACTCACCAGGGGTAGTACCTGAATGACCCATACCCCACCAACTTTGACCTGTCGGGTCGCGGTAATGGTGTACCCTGGGGCATACTCCGGTAGGACTGAGGTGAGGGGTAGGGGTTCTTCTATATCAAAATCCACTACCGTACCCCCTTGGTAGTCGAAATAGAGGTGGGTAGGCCCCTCGGGGTAAATAATCCCTTCCCTTATATCGAGGGGAGGAGTGACAAAAGTACCCGACCTGGCAGTCGTCACCGGAGGGTAATCAATACTCACCCCATTATTCCACACGGATACCTCATACACCCCAGTACTATCCGGTATCTCCCAGTAACTGCTATACCCTGGTAGGTCGGAGGGGAGGGCTTCCGTAGGATCTAAGACCTTACTGAACAGGACCTTGGGGTCGTGCAGGGTCGGGAGGAGAATCCTCAGCCGTAGGCTTATATTTACCCCATCAGGAAGGTAAAGTTTTCCCGGTTCAAGACCTAAGTGGATGGTGGTGAGACCTTTTATAATAATTTTCTGCATCAGTACACGACAATTTTGGTTACCGGGTCATAGGTAAACCTCTTGGAGTATTTACCTGGGGAGTTAGGTCTGGTCTTCCTCGCTCTCTGGGGCTTACGGTAGTCGAGGTTAGGGGAGTTGATGATGAACTTATCCAGGTCATCCGGGGACGGGATAATGATTATCATGCCCTCATTGAGCTCCAGGGGGTTAGAGATCCCGTTGAGCTTACAGAGGATATCCGCGTACAACTCATCCCCGTAGAGGTCATAGGAGAGGAGGTCAGGTCGGGCAATCTGGGAGGGTTCTACCTCGTACATAGCCCCACGGAACGTATCCGGGATACGAAAGGTAGGACTCCCCAAGTCCACCATATCCTCCAGTTGAATTTTTCTATCCAAAACAGCACTAAAAATCATGATTCTTTTTCTTATATATAGACATCTCAAAATACGTGTATATGGACATCCATTTAATTAAATTATATAACTTTAAGAGCTTCGAGGGATGGCACGAGCTCGAGTTCACCAACAAAGGGATCTTCAAGATCGAAGGCCCTGTGGGGGCTGGCAAGACGACTATCGGTGAAGCCCTGGTCTTTGCCCTGTACGGGAGCATCACCGGAAAGAATAACGGAGACCTCATCACCTGGGGGAAGAAACAGAGTTGGGTATACCTCAACCTCACCCATAACGGTCGGGATATCTACATCAAGAGGGAGATCAAGAGCTACGGTCAGAGTGAACTGATCGTGGAGGTAGACAATATCCCCCTCACCGCGAGTAACAAAAAGGGTATTCAAGCCCAACTCGAGGAGATGATCGGGGTTCCGAAGATTTTTGTCGAGCTCCTCTGTATTGTTTCCCTTGCCAATTTCCGTTCCCTGAGCTCTATGAGCAAGAGCGACCTGAGGGACTTCTCCAACAACATCCTCGGACTGGATATCATTGAGACCTACCTCGAGGTATGGAAAGGGGAGCTGACCAAACTCAACAAGGACATAGCCTATGAGGAAGGTCGTCAGAGTGTCATCCACGAGGGTCTCCAGCCGGTGGATAAGCCAGACCCGGAGCTGTATGAGAAGAAAGTCTCGGCCGTGGTTCGTATGGATCATGCCTCGAGACTATTTGACGATCGGGAGGCACACCTCCACGGTATCATCAAGGAGCTGGAGACGACTATCCACGAGCACCAGAAACATAATAAGCTTATCGCCCGGGGGATCTGCCCTACCTGTGGCGGAGAGGTCTGTGGGGAGAAGGTCGATACGAGCGTCTTAGAAAGACGACTGAGGAACTACCACCGGGCCCTGGAGCGCCTAAATAAGCACTTCCAGCAGGTCTTTGCCAATCACGACAAGGAGTACACTGAGATATGTAAGGAGATCGCTCATCAGGAGATTTCCTATAATAACTACCTCGATGCGAAGAAGAAACAGTCTAAGGACCTCAAGAAATCGAATAAGTGTTTGGAGGTGATGGTAGATAGGAGGAACAAACTTCAGGAACTGGTGGAGATCTTCCGTGGGGTAGTGACCGATAAGCTCATCGGGGAATTTGTTCCTTCTATTAACTCCAACATCCAGTATATCTCCTCCCTGATCCACTCTCAGTTCATCCCGGAGTTTGACAATAAGTTCCGTTGTACCCTCAACGGGGATGTGCCTATCTCGAGTCTCTCTACCGGACAAAGGAAAATGGTAGATATTGCCATTATCCTCGGGGTCCTGATGAGTCTCGTGGTGCGAGTGGATATGAATATCCTTTTCCTCGACGAGCTCTTCTCCAACCTCGACAAGGACAACAGGGATAGGTTTGTCAGGGTCCTCAAGGACATTATGTCTGACAAGACGGTGTTCATCGTCAGTCACCAGGACATCGACTGTGATGGTATCCTCCGGGTGACGAATAAGAATGGTAGTAGGATTGAGTATGTATAAAAAAAGGGGCGGAAGCCCCTTTTTTATTTTTGGATAGTCTGCGAAGCAGCCCAGCAAAAATCGCTACGATTTTTGATAGTCACGGAGGAAAACTGTTACCTCCCTCCTACCTATACCGGTATCAAGCATCTGCTGACCCATATACAGGGCGAGGATAGTAGGAGTGAGAAGGGCTTTTTCCGTCAGCTCCAGAGCCCCACGGACATTACCCACAAAGGCTTCGATCTCCGAGGCAAAAGCCACGATATTCTCCGTGGTATAGGGGTTGATCTTGTCTTCGATCTTGTTGATCTCAGAAAGGTCAAAAGAACCCTTTACCTTGGTGTTTACTACAGCCTCGGTAACATTCTCCAGGACTGACTGATCCCGCAGGAGACTCTTGAGGTCGTTGGAGGTGAAGTTATGAGCCCCGTCTAAGGCAGCAACAACGAACTTAGCCACCTCGACCGTGTTCATCTCCGTCGCATCTACATAAGCATCCCACACATAGGTGGAGGTAGAGGAGAGGAAAGCGTCGATGTTATTGGTGAGCACCACTGAGGTGATCTGGGAGTTCTTTCGCTGTGACCAGTTGATGAGACCCCCCTGACGGTGTTTGTTATACACGACGAAGGAGAAATTCTTGTCCCCAAAAGCATAGAGGATAGGCTGCTTACCAATACCCACACCACCCCTCTCGAGGATAGCTCCGAGGGCTGAGATAGCCTGCTCCATCTGACGGTTATTGATAGCTTCCGTGATCCCGAGGGATTCTTGGATAAATTCTGTTAATGATGGTGTCATATAATAAATGATGTTTTAATATCGTTTGTTGTATGCGAGGGGGTAGCGTGCTACCCCCTTTCATATCTTAAATAATTGCAACTTTTTCAATAGCTGGGGTGAGGATATGGTCCTCGTCGGCGTTGATGACATAACCCAGCTGGGCGATAGTCTTACGGTTCACGAGGAGGTTAGTCGATTTGTTGTCTCGGCTCTCCACGATCCCAATACGACAGTTCCTTACCTTTCTTTCCCCGATACGAAGGGAGGGTACTTCGATGACTGGTCGTTCATGCTTCTCGTCTCCGGTAAGACTGACTCCCGTGTCCACGACATCAAAGGTATAGTCTTTCCCGTCGATAGAGAAAGTGACCTTATCTCGCTTGACCTTATACTTACCCACTTCGAGAGAACAGAAGGTCGTGGCGTTACCCGTGTCGAGCTTGGCGAGATACTCCTTAGTATTCCCCCCGAAGTTGATGTGAGCGGTCTCCTTAGTACCGGCGATCTTCGACTGGATGGGAAAATCCTCTGGGGAGGTGAGGTTATTGAGGAGCACGTTGATGAAATTCTCTTGGATGACCTCCGAGATACCCTCCGTACCAGGGCTGGCGTTGATCTCCAGGACGACATTGTCCCCGAGCTCAGGATTAGAATTTTCTACCAGGGGCATAATGTCTACTGCGCACCAGGGAAGTTTGCTTACCTTGGCGGTCTCCAGGGCAATTTTCTCCTGTTCTTTCGTCAGTTTGACGGGCTCGGCTGTGGCCCCGAGGGACACATTACTACGGAAGTCCCCGGAGAGCTTGACCCTCTTCATCGCCGCGAGGATCTTCTGCTTACCACCACGGAGGGTAAGGACGTGCGCTCGGATATCTCCACCATCAGCCTCCTCTTTCTTCTGGATAATCAGACCCCTTTCCGAGTCCACGGCGAACACACACTGGAGGATAGCGTAGAGTTTTTTCACATCACAGGTAAAGACCCCCGTTCCTCCGTGGCCGTCTAAGATCTTCACGACCACCTCCAGCTCTTCCAAACTGTCTTTGTCTTCGAGCTTAGCCTTAGGGAAGAGTCGGTGGATAGCCTCGGCGTACAGCTCCTCGTCGTAGAGGGTGTGGTAGTCCATATAACAGAACCTTGGCTGGGGGATCTTAGCTGCTTCTAAGAGCTTGGCGGTCTCGTATTTGTTACAGGCGATACTGGAGTAGTACACGGGGTTGAGGACGAGGATACCACGGTCTTGCAGCACCTTAACTGCATGCTCCGCATCCAACTCCCCTTGAACTCCGAGACGGCTGATGACGAGGGTGTCGATATTGGAGGCCTCTTCGAGTACCAGTTCGTTATCCCCATCCCAGACGATGATTTTGTTCTCTTCGCGACGGGCATCGACCTCGTCTACGTTAAAGGCATGCACCTCCACATCAAAGTCCTTGGTAGCCTCGTTGATTAGTCTCAGGGACTTATTCTCTTTGGGGTTGGTGTTGTTGGTGAATACGATAATCCTTTCAAAGATGCAGGTATTGCCTTTGGGGGTGTTGTCTTTTTTCTCCACGACAGGTGCTTGGTACTCCTTTAGCACCTGCCCCAGGCTACGGTGAGCCTCAAGGAGTCGCTCGAGGGTACTTGCGTTTCTGTAATCAATAATTTCCATATAAGCTTATATAATAAATTATCGCAACATAGCACAGAGATCTACGAGCGAACTGAGGTCGTAGCCGTATTTCTCCGCATTATCCCTCATCGTCTTGAGGGTGTTGTTGTAAATCTGGGATACTCGGGCAATAGTGACCCCCTCGCTGGCGGAGATCTCCTTCGGGCTCATAGGCTGGGGGGTGGAGATGCCAAATTTCTTGTACATGATAGCTCGGTCTCTCTGGTCTACCCCTTCGAAGAGTCGGTTCATCACCAGCTGGAACTCTTTCTGGGCGTCGTCAACCTCCAGCTCGGTGGGGCTATCCTCTTCCAGTCCGAGGGTGTCCCCGAGAGTGAGGTGTTGGTCAGAATGTGCCGGTTCGTCAATATCAATGACAATCTCCTTCTTGTACGTGCCACCTTCGAGCTTATCCTTGTAGATCTCCGACTTGGGTTTCTTCACCACTCGGCTGTACTCGTCAATATCCCCGAGGATAGAGGCCTTGATCCACATCACTGCGATACTGGAGAACTTAGCGTTCTTGATATGCTGGTCAATCCAATCAAATACTACCTCTTTTTCATTGGAGTCGGTAAGGGTCTCGGAGAGTTGGTCGAGGATATCCCCGTACTTGAAGAGGTCAGAGATAGAATCGACGATAGCTTCCTTGGTCGCTGGCCACTGGATCGTCTCGAGTCGTTCCTTGAGGTTCTCTTTGAACTGGGCCCTGGCCGGGTCGAACTTATCCCAGGCTTGGATAAGCCCGAGGTTGCCCGCGGAGATAAGCTCCTGTATGGAGAGACCCAATCCCTGGTAGCGCTTGGCAATAGAGATGACCGACTTGAGGTTCATCTCGATGAGCTCTTCCCGCGTCTCCGCGGAATACTCAATATCAAAATGATCTTTGTTGCGTCGGTAGATACTCCCTACCTCGTCGAAATAGGTCTGAAGGGAGTTATACTCCGAGGTCTGTTTAGCAAGCTCTCCAGCAAGGAACCTCACTCCGGAGAGGAGGGGTACGTCATTGGTGACTGCATAGACAAGAGCTTGGTGGATGATATGTTTGAAGCTCGTGGTCTTGTAGGTCGTGTTGAGCTTGTGAATGAGGTCAATAACCTCGTACTTCCCTTCGGTAATACTATGACCCATACTCTCGTACTGGTCGATGAGCTCGGTATTAGAATCAATAAATTTGTTCCATCGGTTTTCTTGTCTCTTGGATGGGGATATGGGTTTTTTAGACACTTTCGTAATTTCTTATGTATTTATATATCACCGCGAAAGGAAAGAATGTTACTAAAACAAAAAAAGTACCCCACTTGGGGGTACTTTAGCTCATACTCTGGATAAAATCTTTCGTTCCTCGGTGGGTGTGGTCGTCGTTGTCCTCCTCAAACAGGTCCTGGGGAATAGCTTCCTGGGTCTTGTTACGGATGAGGTTGGAGAGGCTCTCCACGATCTCGTTGATTTTTCCCGTGATGGCCAATCCCGTCCTTTGCATGTCCGTGAGGGATTTATACAGACTACTCTGATCTGGCTTACGACTGATAGCCACTACCAGGGCGTCGTGAGCCGCCTCGTTGGTCCTTCTCATCTTCAACAGACCTCGGAGGGACTCCAGCTCCAGCTCAATACGAGAACGGAGGGTAGGGTTTTTCTGCAGCCACGCTTCATCGACCACAGCAACTGATACTTTCTCCACCATATCACTGGCGTCTTCCTTGGCGAGCTCGTTGATCTCATCGAGGTCGATGGTGAATACGGGTTCGAGGTCGAGGTCATCCACGCTTTTTAGTAGTTCTTCTGCTGACAGGTCCATTTTCTACTGGTTTAGGGAGGGGTTTGTCGTTGCCAAAAAGCTCCTTCCTCAGGTACTCCTTGACCATTGAAACTAACTCCTCGGGGTTAATTCTATTCACATAATACTCCACTATCGTCTCCATATCAATACCGAGGATATCCGTCAGGGTCTCGATCTGTTTGGCAGGCTTGTCCCACTTCAGGGTCTCAATAGTAGGTAGAGAGTGCTTTCGGAGAACGCGGGTGACCATCTCGAGGTCCATGGAACAAGGCCCTACCCCACGGTGGAGGTCCATATTCATGGGCTTATGGATGACCCCACCTTGAAGTAGTTCATTGGCCTCGGAGGAAAGGTCAGGGTCATCCAGACTCACTTCCCTGGAAAGTTCACCGAAAGGAGTTTCGTTCTCCTCCGTTGTAGGGATGTCCCCCACGATGACTGGTGGAGTAGATACCGGGGTACTGAGATTCCCCAGGGTAGATACCGGTTGACCACTCGCATCCTTACCGGTGTCCTGTACATAATCGGTGAACATACGCCCGCTGATATGCTGACCATCGGTAGAGATGATGAGGAGTTCACCATTTTCAAATACACAGTCCTTCACCGTGAACTTATGCCCCGTGGTGGGGTTCATCCACGTACCACTCACAAAAGCCGAGCTTTGGTCGATCATATGAGGGTTGCTGCTAAGATCTCTAATTGCCATATTACTTAAAATTCTTGGTGTATATATCTATTAAATCAGGATATTTCACCAAAGAGTAAATTACTGCCAAAATTCTTTTCTCCTCGTCATTGGAAAAGTACAGCCACTCATCCCCGGCCAGCTTCGTGATAAGCTTCTGGAGGTTGTTGACGTGGAACTTCTCCTTACTCTCCACCTCCTCGAAAGGGTAGGTACGTCTCTCGTTGACGAATCTCAGATACCTCGTGGGCTTGGGATCGTCGATCCAGATGAAACAGACGTCTCCCTTGAGTCGGGAAGCGTAGACATTATTGAGCATCTCCGGCGTCATCACAAAAACCTTCTTCGTATCGTATTCGGTCTTGGTAATCCCGCGGTAGAACTCATTGGAGGGGGTGACGATATTGCAAATAGTAATGTAGTCTTGATTCTTAAATAGCTCCTCGACCTCCAGTTGGGTGATCTGGTGGGCCTTGGGATCGAGGTCGAAAATCTTCGTGGGAGAGGTCGTGAACTCCCTCCCTACCTCCACCCCGAGCTCCTCCAGAGCGTCGAGTATCTTATGTTTGCCACTCGCGTGGTTTCCTATGATGATATAGCGCATGTACGTTTTATATAATAAAAATAATACCCTAACCCTGGAGAAACAGCTGACTTTCCTCTGCTCGCCTCCTAATCAGACCCGGATAACGAACCCCGAGCTTGTCGGAGTGGTGTCTCCAGAGATCCCCGACACCGGGACTCTTGGCCAGGATAGCCTGAGCTGTGGGGGACTTGAGGAAGCCAGGACCGCAGTTGAATACCGCACTGGTGAGGGCACCGAGCTGTCGTGGAGAGAGACTTATTCCCCCTCGCGAAGCCCAGGACTGGACCTGCGAGGCAAATTTATTCACATGTTCGATGAAGAGAGCTTCGAGCTCCGGTTGGGTCCAGGTTGATTTGACCATATCCATATAGGTATTCTTCGACGGATGGTAGAGGAGCCCGTAGCCGAAGGTCTTGTGGCCCTTGGCGTCTCCGAGGTTATATCCGTTGAGGTCCTTAGGACCCATAGTATATCCGAAAGACTTTCCAGTCTCGTGCTGGCTTATGAAGTTAATTATTTCTGTTGGTAACATAGACGATGAGGTATTAAAGGTGGAGCTACCACTCGTGGTGCTGCTTACCGAGGTGCTGGTATTGAATTTCTTGGCGTACATCGACCAGAGCCTCTTGAGACGGATATTCTCCGGGGCCTGTTGGGAGACCCGGCTCTGTTCTATCATCGCGGTCACGGAGAAATTGACCATTCCGGGGATAGCCATCCCGGCATAACGGAAGATGAAACAGGTTCCGTCACCAGAATAGACCCACATGCGATTGCCTTGGAAAAAGTCCGATACCCATTCCTTCCCATTCCACATGCAGATATGACCGTGGACACCGTGGTCCATTACGGCAATATCCCCGGGACGACCCTGGGTGGTTGACCACGCGGCCTGTTGAGGTCTGCCGAAGAGCGTGGCGATGCAGTTAAAACCTATGGTAGGGAGGTAAGACTTGTAATGACAAGCCGATCCAGGGCGTCCCGCGGTGGAGATTCCCCCGGCCTCGATAAATTGGCGTACCGCAGCTGCACAACGACCCTTCGACTTGGGTCCGACGGAGCCGATATAGGTCAGTCCCGGCTGATACATTCTATCTATGGCAGCTTGTATATTAAACATTCGGTGGCGCTCTGTATAAATCATAAGCACAAAAAAAAGGGGCATTGCTGCCCCTTTTAATTTTTTAGCGAATGTAGTCGATAAAGGAATCGTGGATGAGATTGATCATCTCGGCCTTCTCCCCGGTATCACTCCACAGGCTGTACAGGTCGATCCCCGTGAGGTCCTTCACCATCTCGGCGAAGTCTCGGTGCTCCACGTAGTCGATGACCATTTCCTTGGTCGGCAGTATCCCCGGTGTCCCTGCGACGATACGGTCGGTGATGGAATTGGTGAGTCGCGCGAAGTTAATCCCTGCGATTGTGTTTATGGGTGAACCAACGCTTACAGTGTTTGCTGTCATAATGTCAATTGTTTTGTTATTAGGCCCCCTTGGCCGTTGTATATACATAGGAATTTTCCCCGGAATTTTACAAAAATAAGGGGGGACATTCCCATGTCCCCCCAAACTTCGCTTTAATCACCCTCCCGGGCCGCTGGTACGGGGAATCCGTCTACGGCTGGCCATGCCCATTCTCCCCGAATTTCTGTTCTTATCCTTATGTCTTATAAGGCGAGGTGTGTTAGCACCTTTCCTTTATTACTTAATCACTGTGTTATATCGACCCGTGACCGAAGAGCTCACCTTAGAGATGCTCAGGGCATTGGCCATAGACTGGTTGTGCCAGGCGTTGACCGTAATCTCATAATAGGTGGGGTCGTGGTAAAGACTGGTGCGGAGCTCGAAGCCAATCGTATACTTAACGCTGTCCTTGCCGGCTTGGTCGGAGGTCTTGTACAAAATCATCGCCGGGATGGACACCGCTTCCCCAGGACGGAGGACCTTATTAGCATTCACCAGATTGCTCTCCAGGAGCACGTCACTTGGCTCGGAGAGGTACGGGGTGACGAACATATTATGGGTCTCCAGATTCCAGATCGACTCACTGGCCTTGATATCGTCGATGAGCTTGACTTTCTTCTGCCAATCGAGCATATCCAGAGGACGGAGGTCATAGGGGTTGGTCGAACGGAACATCATAAGCTGATTACACTTCTGCTTGTACGATTCCCCTTGCTTCACCTGTCCCACCGGAGTGTTATACGGATCCTTCCCTGGTTGTGGCTTGAACGGTCCGTAGGGGAGAGCATCGTAGTGCTGGTCTCGAGGACCGGGGAACATAGAGTAGAGAAACGCTACGTGACTCGAGGAGTTCTGGATGCGGATATTGGCTACCAACCTCGCTTCTCCGGTCTCCGTATATCGGTGGGTGGCTCCGCTGGCGACCTTACCTACCTGGACACTGGTATAGGGGATGAGATGGACCTCATTACTCGACAAGGGTTCGATGTCATAGACCATATTGTCCATCACAAGCGTCACCTTCAGACTATCAGCGAAAGTCCCTTGGATCATATCCCTCATCTCCTTGACCCCGGTATCCAGTTCCATAAGCTTGTCTCGCAGAGGGATAATCCTTCGCTCCTGGGTGTAGAAGCCACTGGCAATACTATCGGGTTTGTGGAAATAGGTGAGGTCCTGGTCCTGGATAGCATCCTCGACGTGCTTGGTATAACCACCCGAGTTGAGGAGGTTAGTAAAGCGATTGGTCTCGAGGTCTCTGGTGTTCTCCTTGACGATATCCAGGAGCTGGACATCCTTTACCAATTCATCAGGGAACTGGACCGTACGGATTTCACTCCACCCGCTGACCGACTTCACCCAGGGATAGCCAAAAGACCAAACGACCCTTACCCGGATATCGACCTGTTCCCCTTGGGTGATGGGTATGTCTATCTGGTTGAACTTGATGTCGTTATTTTCGATCACCTGATGGTCGGTCCAATCGTCCCAAAGGACCTCATTCTTACCCTTGGTATACTCCAGGGTAGCCGTCCTGGGAAGGAAGACCTGTCTATTCCATTCGGTGAAGAGGAATCCATCAATGACCTCGATATTGGCCTGTGGGGTATCGTAGTTCTTATATCGGTACTCGACCTCGATACCTCGCACGGACTTGTGATTCATACCCGTGTTCGTGAGGTAGTCCTCCAGAGGTACGTAACCCCTAACGGCGAACTTAGCCGCTTCAATAGGCACCAGGGCGTTATTAGCAGCCAGTGCGATACTCTCCATTACCTTGGCAATACTCGTGACTAAGGTATTCTGATGGCTCTTGAGGTCGGTGAGCTGCGCGGTATAGACCGATCGCTGACCGGACATATCATCAAAAGAGATGGAGGAGATATCCGCCTGGAGGATAGAGATCTTATTCAGGGTCTCCTGCAGGTCGATCTCATAGTGTTTCTTCTGGGCATAGAGAGAACGGATGGTCTTGGCCGTCTCGGAGTCGTCGAGGTGTTTGTTCACTCGGACTACCTTTACGGACTCCTGGGGAATTGCCGGAGCTTTTTGGAGGTCCTTACCGGCATGTTCGCTGAGGGTGCTACCATAGGCCGTGGTGAGCTCGTCGAAAATATCCCCGATATTCTTTACATTCTCCGTGTAGTAGTCTTGGAACTTCACCCCGTCGATAAGGAGTTTAGTAGTATCAATAATTTGTCCTTCCCCCCAACCAGTATGCATACGAGTGTCTTTGTTCACCGGGGAGATCCAAAGGATGACGTGGGGGTCCTCCTCCAGAGGTACGAGGATGGTTTTGTCTCGCTCTTCTTGGATACTTACCGGTTCGGAATGGAAGATCAGTCTTCCGTGGTCGAGGTCTCCGGGGACGAGATGGCAATAGGTTCCGTGGAGGACCTTGAGAACGAGCTGTTTGCGTGCCGTGGACACCTCCACCACCTCCAGCTTACAAGACCTATCCCAGGTAAGGAGGCGACAACCCTTGGTAAGATCATGCTGTTCCATACCGTCCTGGAGGTGGTAGGAGAGCTGGTCTACCTCGATGGTGAAGAGCTCGTCCAGGGAGTCATTGACGTGGTTGTCCAGGATCTTTTTAATCGTATACACGCCTTCCCCAACGGATTTCCTCAGGGGGAGGTCGTGGATCTTGTCGTACTCGGTATAGTCATCCTTGGTGTAGTCCCCAGCCTCGATAAGTCCTCTTACGACCCCGTAGCTGATGGTATGGTCTTTGGAGATGGTTTCAATTTTCCCGAGGAGTTCCGAGTTGTAAATAACCATTTTCTTCACGAGGACCTGGGTGATGTAGTCAGGGAGATCCCCGACGTGTGCCACCAGACTGGGCTGAGGGGAGAGGTAATCCTTGAAGAGCTCCTCTCGGGAGACCTTCAGCTCCTTGTCCCACGCAACAGTTAATGTTGCTGGAGAGTACTGATAACCACTGAGGAGGATTTTCTTCGTCTCCCCGGTATAGTTGATATTAGCCCCACCGGACCGGGTAGCATGGACGAGATTATCAAAGGCATCCTGCAGGTGGTTGACCTTGTTCTCCAGATGGAGGAACGAAGGGATGGTGAACTTCTTACCACGAATCTCCGTGGTGAGGTTCGACCTCTTGGTATAGAATGCATCATTAATAGCCTCGAGGATCTGTAGGTTGTCCCTGGTGAGCTCGGTAAGTTGTATAAGGGTGTCTGTTATGTTTGCCATATTTTACTCTGGGGTATTTTCTGGATCCCCGGCGAGGGTAAGTTCTTCCATCTCTTCTTTCTTGTACTTTTCGTTGAGGAGGATATCCTGAGGACTGAGTCGGAGGTACTTTTCCACGAGGAATTTGGAGGAGAAGTACTTGACCTCATTACCATCGGGGTCCATATCAATCATAGAATCCTTCATCTCCTGTATACCCTGGACTCGCTTCGACATAAGCTCCAACTCCATCATCTCCTCAAAAAGGTTATAGGATTTGAACTGGAGCTGGATAGCCTCGAGTATCTGACGGTTGTTCTGGAGCTCGGGGAACTCACAGGCCAGCTGCAGCTGCAGGGGCTTGATCATGATCTGGGCGAAGGTGTTACGGAGGCGCTGGACAAATCGACCGAAGTCAATCTCCGTGCGCAGGGCAGAGGAGGCATCCGTACCAAACCACGTGTCTCCGGACTCCCCATCAAAACGACTCAGGGGTATCTTGGAAATCTTGTACAGCTGGTTACGGAAGTACTTGAGTTGGTCGTTGTCCTGGAGCTCCGGTCCTTCCCCTCCGAGGGTCTCAATCTGTGGGGCTCCACTGTCCCCCTCGGGCATCCAATACTCCTTGTTGAAAGGCATCTGGGAGGTTCCATTGACCTTAATCTCCCCCGACTCAAGGTCGAATTTGATGTCCTCACGGTATCGGTTCATAGCCGTTTGGAGGGTCTGGGTTCCCAGGGCTCGGTTCATACCCTTTACCGGAATGGTAAACTTCATCTTATAGGAAGCGTTGGTAATGGTCCAGATGAGCTGGGCCTGCTCCACAATTCGGTAGATGTTGAATGGTCGTATGAGTCTCTCCAGATAGGATACTCGGCTGATGGCTTGGGTCTCCTGATAGGCAATATACACTACCTGGGAGTCCAGAAGTTTCCTTTCGCTACCCATAACATCCTTATACTGAATCCAATACCATTTGTTGTTCTCGAACTTACGGGTAAGGGTAGCGGCATCGATCGGAACCATACCGATGATTCGCTTAGGGTTTTCCAGGGAGTCCCAGACAATCTCCCAGGCGAGGTTACCCTCCATAAGATACCTCTTCATGTCATCCCAGGCCACATTCTTCCAATTGAGCATCTTGTAGATGGAACGGAAATGACGGGAAAGGCTATCGAGGATCTGTTCCCGTACCTTCTTCTTCAGGTCAGAGAGCTCCTGTGGTTCGATGAATGGCTCACAGAAATAGGTATAGTCGGAGTCATAGACGATACACTCATTGGTCATCGTGTCGAGGATATCCTCCAACTCTGGCTGTACCGCAAGTCGTCTAAGAGCTTCTCTCTTCTGGGCAAATGTAGAGTCGAAGAAGTTTTTATCCTTCTCTGACTTCTCCTTCCAGTTGCTCTGCGAGAGGAGGTGATCCCAACGGAGCTGGGTCTCCTTTGGTAGTAAGGATTTGTCCGCAGGAAGAGCCCTCATATTCTTCACCACATCATCCTCATACGACATACCCATACGGGACATGTCGGAGAAGAACTGGGCAATAGTTCTCTTCTTTTTCTTGGGTTCATTGGTGTACCTCTCGGGGTGAAAGTTGGTAGTCACACTCATCCCGGGAATACTCTGTTCATATATTTGGCTGCTTGGATCCATTAGGTAGTCCAAGCTATTTATTACTTCCTTGACCATATGTATATATAATATCACGATATAATAACAGAAGGTGAGGAGGTAGTAAACATTTTTTGATGGAGATGTGGGGGAATGGGGTTGATTTTGGGGTCAATTTTTAGGGGGCAAGGTGGGCGGTTTTTCATGTCATTTTTTAGGGGGCAAGGTGGACTGGTTGGAGGGTCGATTTTTGGGCTCAAAAATGCGCTTAAAACTGGCTGTTTTTGGAGCTCAAAAATGGTCTAAAAAATGCGCTTTTTTTGCCCTGGTGAGCAAAACCGCGCACAAACCATTAGTCCCAGTGCGTTTGGAGACTGTTTTGCTGAACGTGAATTTCCTTATAAGAAAAAAATATAGAAATTAAGGCGCTTTTTGGGGGCCAAAAAGTGACTGTTTTTGTGTGGTAGAAAACCCCATCGATTTTGGAGTACCCTAAACTGCGCACAAACGAACTTTTTGATGTCAGATTCCAACCGCACACAAACGCACTTTTTTGGGTCGGAAATTGACCTTAAAAAATTTTTTGAATCGATGTAATTTTTTGGGGTCTTTGGGTGCATGAAGGTGGATAGCGGTCATATTAATGATTTTTTGATCTCCGGGGGTAGGTAAGATCATTAACATAGCCTATAAGCTTCATAATCGCGTCCTACTGCGATCAAATATCTTTTCTGACCATTGGTATAGGTCACTCCGAGATCACGCGTCCTGGCGCGATTATGAAGGTTGAGATAAATTCGACTAAATATACCAGCTCATCCTGATAACTTCCATCTATCACCTATCAATACATTTTATCAATCACATGAACGGCAATTTTAGGATTCTACCATCCCTTGGTTTCGGAGCTCCAAAAAGTGCTTAATTTTCTATATATTTTTTCTTATAAGGCAAACACCGTTCAGAAAAATGGTCTCAAACCGTTAGTCCCAGTGGCTTTGGAGACAGTTTGGACTCAAAAAACGGTTTTAGTGCGTTTGCGCGCGGTCGGAAACCGCGATTTTTAAGCCATTTTTCGGCTTCAGATTGATAACTTTTATGAATCGCCTATAGATAGATTTTATCTATATCATTTTAAGGGTGGATGACCTTATGGCCGAGACGATGTACCATCGGCTTTCATCTTACTGCTATAGTGCATGATGATCCATTTTCCAACCTATCGGAGCTACCATCAAGCTCACTCATCGGATATTTTTATGCCCCGGGAGGTGAGTAGCAAACGAGAATAGGTCTATAAGCTTCATAATCGCGTCCTACTGAGCTCAAATATCTTTTCTGACCATTTGTATAGGTGACCTGATTTGAGCGCGTTAAAATGCGTTTATGTGAGTCATTCTCCGGGACACAATTTGGGTCCTTAAAATGGCGTATAAAAATACCCCTAAAAATGACCCATCAAAATGTTCGTTTGGAGCATGTTGACCTCGAAGACCAAAAAGTGCGTTTACGCGCTGTTTGGGTGGGTCGGAATTTAGGGGTCAAAATAGGTCGTTTTTTAGGGTCAAAAATTAGGGTCATTTTTAGGGTCAAAAAATCAGCTGTTTTTGGAACCCAAAAAACGCCTTAATTTCTATATTTTTTTCTTATAAGGAAATTTCAGTCTCGAAAAATGAGCTCAAACCGTTAGTCCCAGTGCGTTTGCGCGCGGTTTTGACCATTTTGCGCATTTTTGCGCATTTTTGGCCTCGATTTTTGCGCCAATTTTCACTGCATTTTGAGGCCATTTTTCAGGTCATTTTTCGGGTCGTTTTTGGAGCCGATTTTGAGGCCATTTTTGGCTGCTGTTAGGAGTCCGCCTTGCCCCCTAAAAAATGCGCTGCAAAACAGCTCAACTCAGGGTCTAAAAATGACCTCCCAAAACGACCTCATTTTAAGCCCTATTTTGTACCAAGAAAATAGCCTATTTTTGAGCTCCGGTAACATTTCCCCGAGTTATCTTGAATATATAATTAGGAGCGGTACAAACGACTCCTGTACCAATTCCCGGTAAGAATAAAAAATAAACAATTATGGTACTTAAAGCCCACCCCTCGGATCACCGATATATCTTTTTGGAAGGTGAGAAGGGGGAAATTAGTAAACTTCAAAAACATCTAAATAAGATCCCGACCTATCAGTTATTACCGAATTACCCCTACCCTCCCAGTCCGGAGGTGTTCTTAGACCAGCTTCCTGGTCGTCCCGTATACTACTGCGCCGCAGGCCTCTGGAAAGAAGTGGTAGATTTTTCCGGATGCAATCGACCCAGTAACGAACTCATTTACACTAACTTCTCCCTAACCAAGGAACAGTTCAAGGAAAAGATCCAGTCGTGGAATCTACAGATCCAACCCCGAGACTATCAGATCGACGCGGCCTGGCTCATACTCAAGTATCGATTAAGCCTCTCCGAGCTCGCCACCCGAGCTGGTAAGACCCTTATATTCTACTTAGTGGCTCGCGCTGCCAAGGAATGTCTGGGAGTGAAGAAGATCCTGATGATTGTCCCCTCTATCCAACTCGTCAAGCAGGGTGTGAAAGACCTCCAAGAGTATGGGGAATTCTTCCAGGGGGAGGAACTCTGGGGTGGCAGTAAGGATCAGGTATCCGTAGCCGATCTCACCATCGGTACTTTCCAGAGTATCGTTCTCCGTTGTGACCCCAAGAGTAAGAAGTACGACCCTGGTTTTTTCGAACATGATATGGTCGTGGTGGATGAGTGTCACAAGCTCCCTTGTAAGTCGATTAAGAATATCCTTAGTCGGTATACCCACCTAAAACTCAAGTTCGGGTTCACCGGGACTCTTCCTAAGGAAAATACCATCGAGTGGCTGGCTTGTCAAGCCTTGATGGGTCCTAAGATCCAGGAGATCCGTACGGAGGAGCTGGTAGATGAAGGCTTCCTCGCCAAGCCCTATATCACGCAGGTTAGGATTCCGGGGGAGCACCACTTCCGAGAATGTGCTACCTACCTACTATCTACCTACAAGGTGAGTGATGGAAAGAAGGTACTACGACCCGAGGAAGACCGTAAGATGACTATGATTCATGAGAAGGAACTGCCTTTGGGTCTTACCCAAACGACCCCGGAGACGACTCTCATCAGTATGCTCAAGGGAAAGATGCAACTTCTCCAGTGCGAGCAACTCCAGGCTATGCTCTCGCGCAAGAAAATGGAGTATCTCAAGGAACTGGTATCGGGGTTCGAAGGGAACACCATTGTCTTTGCCCATAATATCGAGTACATCAACTACCTCGCCGAGCAGCTTAATACCCCTTACAAGATCACCGGATCGACCAGTCTAAAGAAGAGACAGGCCATCATCTCCGAGATGACGAATAGGGAGGATATGGTGGTTGTGGCCGGCTACGGGGTCCTCTCCACCGGGGTCACCATCAAGAATGTGAAGCAAGCGGTCTTTGCCCAGTCTTTCAAGTCGGAGATAGTGAATATCCAGGCCATCGGTCGTGGTCTACTCAAGCAGGGGAAGGATGTTTTCAAGGTCTATGATATCATCGACGTGTACCCCACAGGGAAGATCTTATCCCAGGGAAAAGAGAAAGTGAAGACCTATAAAGAGCATAATTATGAGTACCAAGTCGTGAATCTTTAACCAAATGACTATACTTTATTAAAATAGTTTATAATGGCCATGAGATATAGGGCAAAGTATGTGCCCAAAAAGACGGAGGAGAGCTCTGGGGGTGGATTCAGCAGCGACCCGAACGACCGTGGTGGAGACCTGCCAGTCACTCCTCCACCCACTCCAAAGACCCTTTATAAGATCTACGGGGCGAGCAAAGAGAGTGAGACCCCACTTACCAAAGACGACGTACATTTTCTGGATGAGATGGCAGACCTCTCCCTCATCACTTTCGGAGAGGACAGGTTAGGGTCTTTTGGTTATTGGGCTGTGGCTGTGCCAACCTCCCTGTTCACCGGTAAGAAGGTCTATTTAGATAACCACGAGCTCGTGGGGGGATATAAGACAGAGAATATCACCTTAGACGGGTCTCCCTATACCCTTATCGCCGACCAGGACCGCGAGGAGTTGTCGGTCATTAATTTGTCAATACGATAACTATGAGCATAGCAGTAACAGATAGTTTTGAACGAACGAAAGAACGCCCGCTGGATTCCAGTCTCCTGGTGCAGACGGTATCCGATCTCAAGTCTGCCAAGAAACCCTATAACGGTCAGATAGCCTGGGTAGAGAGCACGAAGAGACACTATTTCTACCACTCCAGTCACCCTGCAAACCCTATCACCGGTCGGTGGAAGATCTTGATTGAAGATTCTTCTACCTCCCCAACGGAGATCACCGGCCCCGGGAGACCGGACCGTTCCGAGACGACCTCGGGGAAGATCGGGGGAAATGAGGCCAACGGGACGAGGTATGTCTCTACCGACGGAGCCGGGGTAGGTGCGTGGGTATGGCTGAAGACTGGTGGTAAATGGCGAGTCGTCACCGGAGACACTGGTTGGGTCACCGTCACGAGAGCCATCAACCTCCTCCCCGGATCGGTGATGAAGATGCGAAGACTCAACGACAATGTCCTCGTGTCTATTGGCAATCCCAGTAACTGGGGTCTCATGGGATACAAAGGGACGAAGACCTCCGGATTCCAATACCGTAAGACCAATACCGTAGACATCATCAAGCCCAATGGTATTCCCGATGGCTGGGTAGGTACTGGGGCTACTCTCCCCCTATATAACGACGATGGTTGGGAGGTGAATGCTATCTTCTACATCACCGGTCATAGCGATGCGAGGTACGCCGATATACGTATGATAGGTAAGACGACCAAAGTACCGGACAACGAGGTGAACAACCTTCGCTTCAGCCAGTTGAGTTATGTGGTCGATGACCGAGAGCCGTGGCCTTATGATCTTAGGCTATAAAATGGACCTTTTTCCGAACATCATTTATTAAAGAGTATATAATATGCCAATTAGATTTACCAACAACGTCCGATACCTCGGTAAGAAGGCGTTTGTAGAAAGAGAAGAGTATGCTACCCTCGCGGACATGAAATCGGCCAATGAAGCAGGTCTCAACGACGGTCTTATTGCCTATAACCACGAGACTAAGTTCCACTACGTCTACCGTGGAGAGCATACCGATGATGCCCTGACCGGTAAGTGGAAGAGACTCAGTGACGACCTCGGTGGTTCGGTTACCCTTACCAAGGCCACCAACCCCGGCAATTTCGCTGCTAAGTACGAGCTTACCTTCAAGGGAGAGGTAGTAGGTACTATCGACATTCCTAAGGATCAGTTCCTGTCTGCAGTCAACTACGACCACACCTCGAAGAAACTTACCCTCACGGTCCAGGACGGCTCCGAGGTAGAAGTGAGCCTCGCGGAGCTGGTCGATGTGTATACCGGTGGGGATGGTATCCAGATCAGTAGTGAAGGGGTAATCTCGATCACCTCTACCATAAAGGACCTCATCCACAACACCAAGACCGAGGTCGATGATCTTACCGGTAAGCATAATGCCCTGGAAGGTAACTTCAACGCGCTAAAAACCAATTTTGATAACCATAACGTCACCGTGGACCTCACCAAGGACGGTCACCTCTCCAAGGAGCAGTACCAGGGTCTTACGAGTGTCGTCGGTGGAGTCGAATCCGGTAAGGGTAGGGTCTTTGTTATGACTCAGGCCGACTACAACGCCAAGGATGGGTCTAACAGCCTCCCTGAGAATGCCATTATTTTCATAGAAGGCTAGTAAAACACTCCAAAAAATGTATGGGGAGGGGTAAAATTTACCTCTCCCTTTATTATTTATAAAAGTGATATAATAACACCTATGAGAATGAAAAGTAACCTTCAACTCGTCAAGGAATACAGCGACTACCGACATGCGTTCCTCGACAGTGTGGAGAAGTTAATTGAACAATATGATGTCACCGATACGGTAGTGATGTACCGTGGGGGGCTGGTCGAAGCCACCTCCGGTTATTTCCTCCCTATTATGGAGACGGATATCCTCAGTGACCTCGAACCGATGTACGGGGATGGCATTCGTATCCGCGGGGGGCAGTTTATCTTAGGAAAGGTCTGTGAGGAGATCTCCTCGATCTGTGAAGTGGATCATTACCTCGATCTGGAAACCTATACCGAGTACTAATATGCCCAAGACCCTGATTGTTGCCAAGAGCCAGCTCTCTCTCGACCTGAAGAAAGTCCTCCGGGAAGCTGCTTACGAGGCCCAGATTACCTGTAAGAGTGACGGAGCAGATAAGGAGATCCAGTCGGCCCTCCACCGAAGGATCGACGAGGCCGCGATGAAGTTTGCGGAGAAATTTGCTGATACCGCTCACAAGCCTATGGCTGAGGCTATCTACAATTTCGTCAAGGAGATAGGTATAGTAGTGACCCCGATGGGAACTCTTATCTCGGCTACCCCCGGCTCTCCAGTGACCGGTACAGTTCCAATGAATAACGTAAAAATTATCTAATATGGCAAAACGATTAGAAGACTATGATGTAGTGGTAGGCCCTTCCGGTAAGAAAATCGATATGGCTAAGCTCCTCGACGACCAACACCGAGCTATGGCCTCCCTTCGACATATCGCCCCACAGTTTGGTGGTCTCATCACCTCCCTTCAGTTTGTCTATACCTATAAGGTCGATACGCAGGCCACTGACGGTTTCCGTATCTTTGTTAACCCCGAGTTCACCGATTCCCTCGACCATACAGGGAAGGTCTTTGTTATGGCCCATGAGCTCATGCACTGTCTCCTCAACCACCTCCGACGAGGTAAGAAGATCGATGCACTGAACCAGAAAGGTAATATCGCCGCCGACTACGAGGTCAACCAAACGCTCGTAGACATGGGTCTGTTCAAGACCTCGACCATTGAGAAACTCCAGGGATATATTGATGCCAAGTGGAGTAGAGTGTCTTTTGAGACCATCTACAGCAAGATCCCTAATCCCCCTCAGCAGAAGGGTCAGGGTGGTGGTCAGGGTCAGAACCAAAATGGTCAGAACCAAAACGACCAAGGCAATGGTAACGGTGAGGGACAAAACCAACAAAACCAACAAAATCAGAACGGCCAAAGTGGCTCCCAGGGTAACCAGCAGAACCAACAAGGTGGAACCGGCCAAGGTTCGTCCAGTACCGAGGCCAACCTCCAGGGTACTATTGATACCGCAGGATCCATGTTAGATGCCAAGGAAGGTCAGAAGATAGCCAAGGAAGAAGGCTATGATGATGTTGGTGCTAACGAATCGGCTCTGGAGAAGGAATGGGAGAACAAAGCCCGAGAGGTAGCCAAGAAACTCAAGGGTACGGGTGCAGGTAATGACATCCTCGCAGACAAGCTCCTCGCGACCTCCATCAAGGGTACGAACGAATGGAAAAAGATCCTCAAGGATATCGTTGGTCGTTCGGTGAGCCCCGAAGATAAGAGAAGGGGTTATACCCATAACAATATCCTCGTCAGTCAGGACCGGGTCGCTCTTTCCGACAAGGAGAAGTACGACAATGTGGACTATATTATGGCCTGGGTAGATACTTCCGGGTCTATGAGCCAGGAAGACCTCAACAAAGCCCTGTCGATGATGCTGATGGTCGCCCAGGCCAAGAAACCCACCAAGCTCGTCGTCTGTCAGTTCGATACGAGGGTCGCAGATATCAAGGAATTTGATAAGGTAGACCGGATCGAGAAGGATATGAGGAAGATGAAGATCAAGGGTGGTGGAGGCACCGATGTCAAATGCTGCTTCGACCTCCTCGCGGACAAGAAGAGTAAGTACGCCCGACAAGTCCCTGAACTGGTCGTTATCTTTACCGATGGATACCTCGACCAGTACCGTCGAGACAAGAGAAGGATGCAGAATCTGGTGTGGGTCGTACAGGACCACCCCTCGTTTGAATTAGAGTACCCCGACAGCCATACTAAACTGATCCGTAAATAAGAGCGATTCTTATTAAAAGATCTTTTTTATGGCATTACCACATATTCAAAACTCCGTGGCGGGGAGGAATAAGTTCGACCCCGTCCACACCAGCCTCTTTGAGGTCATCTTCACGGTTCCTGAAGCCCTGAAGAAACATTTCGCTAAGGATGAGGTCCTACTCACCGAACACGTAACTAAGATCTCCGGTCTTGATGCCCTCGGTAAGGCTCCGGAGACGGGGGTGCAGAAGTTCATGGGTACGGATAGGTCTTATATCAAGCCCAATATCGACGGTACGCGTGCCGAGCTGTCTTGTGACTTCACCCTCAACCTCCGTAACGACACGGATAACTATATCTATAACCTCTTCCGTGCTTGGGCTGCCCTGGGACATGATATCACCACCGGCCGTCGAGCTCTTAAGAGGGACTACTGCGCCGAATGGCTCCGTATCCGTATTGCTAACCGCGTCGGCGATGTCTACCAAGATGTCATCTTCAAGGATGTGATGATGAACGGTCCTCTGGGAGGCCTCGGAGAATACAGCTACGACTCCGGGGATGCCGCCGAGCTCTCCGATGTGAAGTTCGTCTCTGACTGGTGGGAAGACCAGAGAGTCGGAGCCTGGTCGTGGGATAATAAGTAAATAAAAAAGGGAGGACTTTTCAGTCCCCCCTTTTTTTGTGAATTTACTTAGGCAGTAGCTAACCCTTACTCGTTGATGGTCTCCACCTCTTCTGGCTGAGGATTAAGAGCCTGCATCACGGCATTATGCTTACCTGCGAGGTACTGGATATAGATAGTATCTCGGAGATAGGCCTGTTCGGCTGAAGTAAGGAAATGGTTGATAATGAGGATATCTCGGAGTTCTGTTTCCCCCTTAAACCTCATCGAACCGAGGATACGGATGGTAGAGTCGTAGGTAGCATACGAGATGGTCTTACCAATGTTCTTCCACAGGGCAATAGCTTCATATACCCCGAGAGAGGTCTGCCAGTTACACTCGAGCTTGTTGAGGAAGTAGATGATTTTGGCTGCGAGATCCTTTCGGGAAGTTGTGTACCCGCGGTACTCCGAGGTATCGGGGAGCTCATACTCCGTCTCGCCAATGACGATATCAAAATCTTCCTGGATCTTAATTAGGTTCTCCTCCTCCTTCTCCAGATCCTTTTTCTTGAGCTTCTTTAGCTCTTCCCCATACTCATTGAGGTTTTCTTCCAGAGCACGTTGGAGTTCCTTAAACTCCATACCGGTGAGTTCTTCACGAGAATAGTTCTTTGTCTTCATAATTTATGCTAAAATTCTATATAATATTATATACAAGATTATCCCTTCGAATGTTACCTCGACGAGAAACTTTTTCATCAGGGAGGGGATGACGACCCACGTCACTGGTTCCAACATCACGAGGAAATTGTTACCCTTCAGGGTTTTTATCCGGTACGTCACCAGATCAAAGAGGTTGACTTCACGGATATAGTCTCTCAGGAGGTTGATCTGCCCCACGACGTACCTATCCACCCATTGGGTGAGGTTTCCCTCGGGGTCCTGGATACGACCGGGGCGGAACTCCCCGTTCTCCACCTCCGGGTTAATGACCCCGTAGATACGTCCTATCCAGTCCTGGTACATCTGGGTACAAAGGATCGTGGAGAGTCCGAGGATGAGATTCTCCTCCCGGATAGCGGCATTAAAGATTTTCCGTACCTTCCTGTGGTGGAAAAGGGCAATTATCAATTGGATTAGGAAATACATATTATTCAGATGCTTATATTTTATATATAAAGAGAAATCGATTTTTATTTAGCATATGCACAATTTTTCATCACTTATTTTCGAAGCCTCGGACAAATCCGCTACTGAGGTACTAAAGAAAGACATCACCAGCTATATCAACCGTGTGGGTAAGAAGCTCCCCCCTCTGGCGAAGCAAGCTATCGACCTCCTCGTGAAATACAATATCGACACCAAGGCCAAGGTGGAGATCATCAGGACGGCGGAAAAGGGCCAGCTGAAGCATGTGGCCTCGGTACTGGATATGGACATCAAGGACACGGTAACTCTCTGGAATGCCCTCACCAAACTGGGTAATAACGTCCGTCTCCTCCCCCACTATCAGACCAAGGACGAGCGCGAAGCGGTAGAGCTGGGTAATATCAGCGTCGATGACCTCACTATCGACCTCACGTCCAATAGGGGTAGGAATAACGTCGCTAAGCAGTACACCCCTATCGTCCTCTCTATGGCTAATAAGTACGCCGGGGTATCCAAACTCAATTACGACGACCTCATCTCTGCCGGGATGGAGGGGCTGGCCAAGGCTATTGATACCTTCAAGACGAAGAAACAGGTCGAACTCGAAGGACTGGACAAGAAGGTCGGTTCCTTCAGTACCTATGCCTATGGTATGATCCTCTATGCTATCAAGGACGAACTGGGTAAGAATGGTTTTGACCTCTCCGGTACTTACCTCCAGCTCGTGAAGAAACTCGACTCCAAGGACCTCAACGGTATCTCCATCGACTCTTTTGCCCGTGGCGATGACGACAAGGGTATGTACGACCGTATCCTCGCCCAGGTAGGCTCCGGTGGCCCCGGTCGTTCTGGTGAGGAGGGTCTCTGGAAGGAGGTATTCCTCGCCATCGACTCTAAGTTCTCCGAGAGAGATGCCAATATCTTCTACCGCAAGCTCGGGGTGAATGGTTTCGACAAGGAGAAAGCTTCCGATATCGCCAAGAGCTACGGGATCAGTAATGCTGCCGTCACGGTGATCGAAAGGAAAATCATTAAGTTCCTCTCCGAGAACCCCCGCCTCAAGGGTATCCTAAGGGAGATCCTTACTATGTACAACGAGAGTATGGCTCTGGAAGCCCTTAACAACGGCTCCGATAGGCGTACTATCCTGGAGAATCTGGTAAAGAGCAAGAGTGAGGACGAGACCTACCTCTACCTCGAGGAGCTCCTCCGTTGGGACGACCCGGTGAAATTCCGTAGTGCCTATGACTTCGCTATGGACCAGTTTGACGAGGACGGTCAGCTCCTCCTCCAGTCCCTTATCGTCGGTAGTTATGAGGACGTGGATGCCGAGTTGAAGAAACAGGGAGATATCATCCTCAATTTCCTCCGTCATATGTACCCCACGACCAATTTCGCTGAGATCTCCGATGTGGATACCCTGGAGCTGTTCCGTAGGGTCCAGGACGCGTGGAAGAGTCTCCCTCAAGAACTTCATGAATCTGAAGATAATGGTGAGAGCATCACTTCCGAGGAAGAGTTCCGAGAATACGCCAAGAAGAAATTCGAAGCAGTCTTCGGGGATGACCTCGACGAGAAGCGTATGAAGTTCACCATTGACGGTCTCCTTGATGATAACAAGGAGGATGTCGAAGCCGGCCGCTGGGGGGAACTGGTAGGTAAGTTAAACAAATCATTCGGTCATAACTAATGAGTATGACGTTTACCGACCTGATGAAGGATCGTCGTCTGTCCCCCCAGGCGACGGTTACTGTCCCGGAGACTCCGGCAGTGGATCCTATCATCCGGTTATACAATAACTACTGGGGGGCAGCCTCAGGTACCCGGATGACCAGGGTGGATGACCACTACATCATCTCCGGGAGCTGGTTACATGATAAGAAGAAGGCTTTTACCCTGTTCAATAAGGGGGAAGTGAGTGGGGTAAATGTCACGAGAAGTGGGTTCCCCAATGCCTACGCGATGTTTTATTTCTACCGAGTCGATTTCCGCGAGGAAAAGGTAAATGGGGAAGTATGTCTCGTTTCCTACCCGGTTACCGTAGATAAGGTCGAGACCGGCATCCTCCAGAGGTTCGTACCCGACCTACCCAGACCCGAGGAGGCCTATTTCGAAGTCTTTGGTACTATGGAAGAGGTAGCGAAGGAGCTGCAGGAGAAGCTGGGTGGTGTTTGGTCCTGTGGGGATATCATCCACGGTCAGGTAGGGGAGATTGTTTACAAATTCCTCCCTGGCAGAAAGACCGATATAGTCATCCCTTCGATGCCGGATATTACCATCTACGAGGTGAAGTTAACCTTCCACGAGAAGATTCTCAAGGCTACTTCGACCAACGCTATCATCAACACACGATTGCGAGACGTGGATTTAGGGCTGGATAATAACCTCGAAGAGGAGATCAAGCGATACATTTAATAAAAAAAAGGGGCGATGCGCCCCTTTTTTTGTGCTTAAAAGTGAGGATTTTGGGTAGTTTCCTAAAGTCTGATGGTATGCAATAACTATAACATAGTCTATTTGGCTCATAATCGCTCCCTATGCGCTTCAAATATCTTTTTAATGGGTTAGTATAGGTCGCGCTGAGATCGCGCGTCCTGGTGCGATTATGAGCTTCATAAAAATTTTAAGGAACTATGTGACCATCCCCGAAGGGTCGATGCACCCATCAAAGTCCCTCCAACTCGGACAAATCTACATTATTGCTCAGAGCCCAATAGAGGGTGGTATATGGCTTCTCCACATACTCGTGGAAAATGTCCCCACCCAAATCCAACTTACATTCGTTGAGCAGGCTCAAGGGAATTTTCTGGAAGATCCTGTGGAGCTCCGACTCGACCGTTTTGAACCCTACCTCAATATCCAGGGTATGGTCGGTTATCTTTGCTTCCACCCCGACATAAAAGCTGCTTACCTTGCCTTCCTCGTTTACGTAGAGCTCCGTGGTGGTCAGCTTCAGGGAATTAAGAGTGCCATCCGAAATAGAACCCTCCGATACTCGAGCCCGGAGGATAGCATCCGTATAGGTCTTGTTGAACTTCGGGGACTCTTCAAATTGGCGGTATAAAGTTTTTAGAGTAGCCATAATTTTTGGTATATGAATATGGGTATAGGTAGGAAATTTTGGGGTCATTTTTACGCCATTTTCACACCCCACAGTTGAGCTGTTTTTAGGGTCATTTTTTAGGGGGCAAGGTGGACTCCTCAACGGGCTCAAAAAGTGGCTGATTTTGGGGGTCGAAAAAGAGCCTAAAAACGCGCTCAAAAATGCGCTCAAAATGGAGTGAAAATCAGCGCAAAAAATGGGGTCAAAAATGCGCAAAAATGCGCAAAATGACC